CAAGCTTTTCTTAATGCAGTTGCTTTACCTTGTGTTTTTGCTAACCACAGCATAGATGACTCTTTATCAATACTTCCATCTCCTGAATTTCCATACCAATTCAGAACATTATCGCAAACGCAATCATAATTCCAATTACCACAATCCACCATGATATTTACTTTGACTTCATTATTGAAATCCTCTGCGTTGTAGTAAAAATATGTATTTTCTCTTACATACTCCCATATCTCATCAAAATTATCTGTAAAATATTCTTCCTCTTCATCTGTCAGTTCTTCACGAATATCCTTTTCAAGCTCATCTTCTCCGTACTCTATTGCATAATCCATAGCCCAATCAGCTAATTCATCATTAAATGCCTCCCTTGGATTATCATGCTTAAATATCTCTTTTAAGAAACTATCAGAAAGTTCTCTTTCTCTATAGTCAGTATAAATTTCGATGCCGCCATCTTCGATTACACCCAACATTTTCTTTAATATTTCATCTATTCTGGTTTTTAATATCTCCATTGTCATATCAATCAACCTCACTTTCTATTTAACTAAGTCGTAATCTCTCATTTCTTTTTCAGTAAGTTCCCTGTTGTAATACAACTCAGCCCACACCATTTTTCCGTCAACTTCCGTTCTGTCATCATAATTTATAAAATCCATAAATCCATCTTTAGGCTGCGTCCCCATACTTACAGGACGCAATGTGGAATAATATTTTTTCCACCCATATTTATCTGCACTATGTCTTACATATTCTGTATTACTCATTTGCAATCTCCTTTACATATTTGTTAAACATTTCTTCAAACTGCTTTCCCATTCGCTTGATAAATCCACTCATCAACTCATTGGATTCTTCAAGTTCTTTTGTTTGCATATCATAATTGCGCAATCTGTCATAAGTATCTCTGTCTATGATTCTTCTCATTTCGCTTTTAGTACAACAATGCGGTTCACAATATTCTTCATAAACCATTTCATTGTCTATAAAAATCTGTTCCCACATTTTAATATCAAAGCATTCATCGCTTACATACCAAACCATGTAATATTCTAATGCTTTTTCAAAGCTGTCAAAATCTCTATTTGTGTATAACTCCCAAGGTGCATCGCTATGTGAAACATTAAGACTTTCCGTTGCCTTTACAAATTTATCCCATGTTTTTGCATCATTGATAATTTCAATGTGATAGTTAATCCGTAAATTACTTTTATTCATTTCACATTCTCCTTTACATTCCTTTCACTTCACTGTTAGAATATTTATTCCATTTACCAGTCGCCACACCATTCATTCTTTCTTCAAAGGTTCTCTTTCTCATTCCATACATTTCTGTTGCAACTTTATACATGTCATAAACAAGATCCTTTTCCGTATCAATAATCATAAAATCTTTGGGATTTTTCACATTGTCCAATACATACTGCATGAAATCTCTGAATGTAATTAGTCTGTTTGTTGTACACCATACAAGAATTTTATTTTTGTCTTTGGTGTCTTTTGTTACAAATTTCATCAACTGCATTTCACATTCTCCTTCCAAATAAATAAGACAGACACATTTGTTTGCGTCTGCCTTATTATTCTCTGTATTAAACCTCAATTACTTCCCAAGTCCATTCATATTCTCCATCGTAAGATGAAAGATATGCTGTACCGTCATCACTTATAGTAAAGTCAATAGAATCTTTATCTTCTTCGCTTGCGTTGTTCATTTCTTCTTCATAAGTATTCTGTGCATCCTTTTCAAGAAATGCATAAGCACCATCCTCATTATCGAATGCATCATGGCTTGCAATTTCTTTTTCATGAACTGCATAACAAATTACTACATATTTTTTCATATAAATCACCTTCATCTTTCTAAAAATCCACTGTAAATTACAATTTACTTTGCTTTTTCGTTCTGAAATACAACGTCTGATATTTCTTTTATTAATCTTTCAGCATCATTAACTCGCCTTGCTAAAACATCATCTGTACAAAAATCCCATTGCTCATCTTCATTTACCTTTTTTATTATCTGTAATGACTGAGATAATAACGTGTTAATGCTTCCTAATGCTTTTAATGTATTATCTTTATCAATAATATGTTTTGCCATATAATCACGCTCCTTTACCACTCAGGCTCTTTATCGATCAAGCCCAAGTAAAATTCATGCTTTGCTCCATCATTAAAATGTTCTCGTAGATTAGCAAGTGTTTTCGTTCCATTTTTTAATGATTCATAATCAGCAAGTACCATATCATCTGTATATTTTGCATACTCGTTCCTACCAATGCTCAATCTAAAAGTTTCACCTGTTCTAACCCAACCCCATTTCCCTGTATTTTTTGCTTTCGGATAAGCACCTATCATATACCCATATAAGTCTGGATATTTTTCTGAATTTTCGCTATGCCAATCTTCAAGCTGTATTTTCGTTCCGTCTGATAAAACAGCTTTGTCAATTATTTTCTGCATAATTTTCAACCTCCCCACTTTCTAATCTCAATACCAAATCAAGTACTTTATCTCTGTACTTAATCATCTGTACTGCTTTTCTAAGAGTTTCCTTTTCACCAAATTCATCGGGAATAATATCAATTCCATACTCTATAAGCTGCTTTTCTGCCTCATACATCAAATCTTTTGCATTCGCTTCTGGAATATAATCTTTACCTCTTGAATCTGCAATTCCAGCTTTCACATATTCTGGATAACATAAATCAATGAATCGTGGCAACTCATTGTCTAAGTCCATCATATATGTTAAGTCAGGATCAAGGATACGTTTAGGCTTACCATCTCCACCCCGCTTTTCCATTCTTTTCGCAATATCTTCTGTTTCATAAAATTCATTCTCTGCAAGAACTTTTCTCTGAATTTCTTCTGCATTTGCCTTAATGGTTTCATATAATGCCTTTGCATTAAAGTAATTGCTTTTCATTTTACCAAGCAATACTTTATCATACTGAATCTGTGGTAACATATTTATCACACTCCTTCCATCAACAGCATTCTCTTATATTCTGGGTTCTTCTTATGATTAGCAAAAATTGGCTTATCATTATCAATAGTCACAGCTCCATATGGATCTGTTGCAAATGGATTTTTTCTCCAACCTTTAGGCATTTCAGATACAACCTCAAGACCTTTTTCTTTTGCAAATTCCATTACATGTTCAATTTTCTTTTCTGTTGCACTCTTGCCGGTAGCAGACTCAAATAGTTTGATACAAGCTTCAATGATTTTCTTTTGATTTTCCTCTGTATCTTCGAGTAACCAATCAAAGTTGATTACACTTCTCTTTCCGTCATCACTTAATTTTGTTGTTGGATTATAAATACCAAAACAAGCTCCTTCAGAATCATGTACATAAGTATGGCAACCAATATAGGTTTCCATTACTTTATCAGTCCAACCATTTTTATACCATGCATAAGGTAATGAATTTTTACCTCCTGGATTTTCACAATGTACAATCTCTATTGTCATTGTTTCCTGTTTTGCATTTTTACCTATTACTTTTATCCATGTACTTCCAAACCCATTTGGTTCTTTTATTTCGTACTGCATCATATTAATCAACCTGCCTTTCCATGTATAACAAACTTGTCATAATTCCCTTCAATGCATACCAACACTGTTCTGCGTTCATATATCCAATCAGTGAACCAGTATCTTTCTTTATGTGGAATTGATTGCCACCTTCAATACTGATTATTACAGATATTTCCGTTTTACTTACTGCATTGATAGCACTGATTTCTCTATCAATCTTTTCACACAGTTCTTTTTCGCTTTTGCTTAAATATCCTGTAACTCCGTTATCCCATTTGATATTTAACATTAGTATCATCTCCTTATCTCACATACGGAATATCTTTTCCATGCATATAATTTTCACCTCTAAAACAATCTCCACAATATTCCCAAATTCCATCATCTACCTTTTTGAATGTAGAATATGTTGTTCTGCCCTTTCCATTTTCATCAATTCTACTTGAACATGGTTCACCAATCTGTGAACAATCACTTCTCATACAAGCTGGTGGTAATAAATCCATAAAGGAATCAATCATATCCTCTGTGAAATACTCACCAACTTCATGTGCATCAAGTCCAAAGTAATGTTCTTTATCTACAATTTCTTTTCCCTTGTACATTTTCGGTTTGTTTAATGGAACACCATCATATTCAACTTCTTCAATCACTAAATCTTTATTGAACCATGCATATGCTTCATAATGCTTTTTATAAATTTCTGCTGCTTTGCGTGTTGGGAAGATTTGCGGATTACCTGCTGATAATCTATATTCTCCGTTGTAATACACAACTTCATATCCCTTAAGTCCTTTTGTCCATCCTGGAATATCAGTTTCGATCACATATCCTTTATCAACTGACCATTCAACTGCTTCATAATCATATTCGTCTACAGGTTTACCAACTGTTTTATGCTTGTAACTTGTACACTCTTCTTTGCCTTTTTCTGTAAGTACAAAATGTTTTCCCTTATCTGCTTTATACCAATTATTCCGTAATTCCATAATTCATTTCCTCTCTTTCTTGTAATAAAATAGGCAGCTAGTAGATTATTCTCCTAACTGCCTTTGCGTTTACTTGTTATTTACTTTCCATAATTTACACTCATTGGATGCCAACTCATATCCAATCCGAAATCATATTCCAGACATTCAATAATTTCATCCTCGTTGAATGCAAGAGCTTTCATTTCTCTTATAATTATCTCCTCGAAATCATCTTCGTCCTCAATTAACCCCATGAGATAATTGATAAGATATTTGAGCTTCTTACCATGCTTTCTGTAATCTGCTAACTGTTTCCGTGTATTTTCCGTTATCATTTTCCTCACTACTTTCCTAAGAAATCTTAGATTCATCAGTCATAATCATAGTCGTTATAGTCACAATCTACACAAAATGTACAACTGATGCCTGCTCCAAAATTTGTAACCAAAATACCACCACACTCAGGGCATTTTCCGTTGTTCGGATATACATCTTCTGTAAATTCCTCGTTTTTGCCTAACTTTATTTCATTTTTCTTTTTATGTTTCATAATTACTCCTTCCCCAAGTAAATGTGAATCTCATACACACCAATATTCTTCTCCATCCATTGCTCGCTTCACTTCATCAATGGATAAATCGTATAAGTCGGCAACAAAATCTATTGCGCTATCAATACATTGCAATGATGCGAACTTCCGTCTATCCCTTAGACAACTGATTGCCTGCTGTAGATTTCTTTCTTTATGCAATAATTCCTGCTGCTTGACCGCAGCATATTCTTCATAATTGCTTTTACTCATTTCTCTTACCTTTTCCATTCCCTAATAAATGCGAATTTCTTACTCTGCCTTATACGGTTCACAATTTTTCTTCCATGCTGTAATTTCCACATTGACTTCACAATCATCTAATGACCAATACCATTTTTCATCGTTTCTATAAGCAAATGCTTCGCAATGTGGTGCATGGTCGTTATATCCAATAAATGTCACTTGCACATCTTCCATATCGTCTGGGAAAATACCAGAACTAACAGGAATCCAATTATTATTTTCCATTTCTCTTACCTCCAATCCATAGGAAACACGTTTTCTACTTCTCCCTTGCTGCATTATTCATAACAATGTCATCAAACCATCTTGCACCAATATGGAATCGCGGCATAACTACAGCCATACTATTTTCCATATCTTCAAGCTTAATTGAAACAATCGTGCAATCATCTGGATATTTATTATTTCCAGTTAACATATATACATCATTCATTGTTTTTCCTTTGATAATATAAGCCGTTTCACTTTTCATTGGTGTATACTGTTTTATCCAATCAATAAATTCAGATATTGAATCTTCTGCAAGTCCCTCCATTGTAAGAGCTGAACCTAAACTTTCTAATTCTTCTAATGTTGTTAATGTTTTAATTTCCATATTCGCTACCTTTCCTTTCCTTATGAAATATCTGTTTACTCTGCTATTACATTCATCGAGATAATAAAATCCACATCTTCCTGCTCATTATCTTTTAGGAACAATTAAATTTCCTGTCAATGTAACTTCGATTCCATTTTCACACTTTCTAAGACTTCCTTTTTCAACCTCAAAATCATTATATTTAAGAGAAATACTATCTCTCCCATTATATTCAGCTACAATTTTTCCATCCAACCATACATAAACGTTTTCATTTTCGCTTATATATGATAATAAATCACTTAATCGCATGAACTATACCTCTTCGCATTCTTTTACCTTTTTAAACTTTCTTCATCTACAATGCAATAACAACCAATCGCATTTCCAACTCTGTCATTATCAATTCCAAGCGATGTAATAATTTCATTGAATGTGCCTTCGCTATAATCTTCTCTGTAGATTTCAAGGTATTTCTGACCTTTGGTTACATAGTTCTCTTCTGTTCTACTTCTAAAACAATCTAAAGCATTTTGCAAGCAATCAGCTTTTCGCTTTGCGTCATTCCAATAAGTAAAATATGTTCCACTTGACCACTGCTGATCTTCAGGCTGCGTTGGATCATAGCCACTTGCAACCGCATACTGTGTATCACTTTCGCTTTGCAGTAAAGCATAATTATCTTTCCGTAATAACTCTGTCCATTTCATGTTCTTACACCTCCTATTCAATCACTTCTACTTCTTCGCTTGATCCAATAAGCATTAAATCTTTCATTGGACAATTTTTATTCAAACAATCTGCTTCAAATATGAATCCATCGTTCGATGTACAGATCCATTCTTCTTTCATATGCTTGAATTTTGTTCCTACTTTAATTTCTCTTGTCTGCACAGTTTTATACCTCCTGTAACTTATTCTCTTTTATTAATCGTTCACGAACCATTCTGTTCAAGTCTTTATTGACTGCTATGATTTTATGAGAAGTTCGATTCATATAAATGAAATGACTTCCCTTGCACCGTGTAAATCTGTATCCATTCTGTAACAGAATCGGTTCAAATTCTCTTAGTTGTTTTGTCTTTCTATATGCCATAATTCATCTGTCCTTTCCTTATTATAATGTGTTTGCCCGTATAGCCTGATAGCACAGCTTCATTTCGCTTTTACCGATGTTTCATTTTCATCACTCGCTTTCTAATATATTATTCGCTTCTTAAAATAATTTTTTTCATTAAAATAGCGACCACAATTATTTTGCAGTCGCTTTAATTTCATTTGCCTTTATCATTGCATTGTTCATGTCAACGCAGATCCCATGACAAGTTCTACGTTCTCCGCATCTTTTACACAATGCATTGAATAATTCGCCTTTTATTTCTCTTTCCATTTAGACCTCTTCTCTTTCTAAAAGTGTTTCGTAATATTCGCTTTCGCTTTCAAAAAGCTGGTATTTTCCATTGATCCAACCCATATAACCATCCGGTACTTCATATCCTTTCATCTATTCTTTCGCCTCTCTTTCTGTTCTCCTTGCTAAATTATTTTCGCTATCTGGGCAAATTCCCATAGCTAATAATGCGTCTTTCGCTGTGCATCCTGTAATGATTGCATAAAACAATGCGTCCCATGATGCCTGATTATCCCGTAATGTTCTTGCCATGATTTTCACTCTCCATTCTATAATAATCCACATGCAGCTAATAATTTCTTTGCAAATGGATGCTTATTTGCTTCGAGTTTGCGTTTTAAGTCTCTGTTGTAACGCTCCTCAAAGTAATCACGCTCTGACTGTGCAATTTCTGCTTCTGGACGATTATCAATAACATCATAACCATCCTTAATGATAATTATCATTTGGTTTTCATCCTCCTTCTGTACTAAAAAAGCGATGCTAACGTCTGTGCTAACATCGCTCTACTCATGTTGTGGGTTTTGATTCCGTGTGGTTTCCGTGTTTCTGTTCGGACTGAATAGATCCGTGATGGTTTGCTTGCCTTTGCTACTTCATAATTACAATAGGTTGCATGAATTTGTTTTGCTTTCTCTGACATTGTTTTTACTTCCTTTCTTATTATTTACCACTCTGCACCGCTGTATCTGACCTGTAAAATAATATCATCAGTTACCTTTTCTGTTCCGTTACTATCTATGAGCATAGATACTACGTCTCCATTTTCATAGTCTTCACAGCCACGAAATTTCCATTTGTTTCCGCTATAATCCTGTACAGTGACAACGTTTTTCTTTTTGTTTACCTTTGTTACTTTCGCTGTCAAAGGATATGTTTTGTTTTCATCTAAATCTTTAAGATGCGGAAGTTTCTCACAGATTTTTGAATATGAATATCCATCTGCCTTATTGAACTGCTTTGTTGTATCGCCAAGCTCAAAGCAGAGATATCCATATTTGTCATAGAAATAACCAGCAATGTCACAGATTGGAATTGCATTTGTGACACTGATCTGCTTTGGAGTTGAGGCATTGACTGTTTGCGTTGGTTGTATTGTGCCTACTGTGTAGGATGTAAGGATTGTTGCTGTTGTAAAAATGAATGACAATAATTTCTTTTTCATATTTATTCTCCTTTTCTGATTACTTTTGGGTATAAAAATAGCACCCGAAAATTGGGTGCTTTGTTTGGTGCTGTGTTTTGCAAATTATTCTTCATCAAAATTATAATTTGAATCTATCAACTCAAATTCATGATCGTAATATTTACGAACCTCTGCACAGCGGAGTTCATAGTTACTTCCGTTTGCTGGATAACCTTCAGCTTCACACTGTTCAGCTATCTCTTTGCATTCCTCTCTGTACTGCTTTTCGAGTTCGCAGATTTTATCTATATCTGCCTTGGTGTAAATTCCTGCATTGAGCATATAACTACGCATTTCTTCTATTGTTGGCATAGTTGTTTCCTCCTTTACATTGTTTTTAGCTTCGCTTGAAGTTCAGCTATTTCTTATTCGCTTTTACTTCCGCTAATTGCTTTTGTAGAGCATCAATTTTCGCTTGGATTTCTCTTTCCTTTTGATCTGATTCATTTACCCATTCCATTATATCCCCGGGTTGAACCTTTAGAAATGCACAAACTTTATCTATCATTTCCGTATTCATAGTTTTATTTTGCGAAAATTTTGTTGGTGTGTTTACAGAAATACCTGCTTTGCATAAGTCTTTCCATTGCATATTACGTTCTTTTAAAATATTCGCTAATTTATAATAAACTATCAATTTATTTCACCTCCATTTTTATACACCTCCATTCTATCACAAAATCTTGTGATTAGCAATAAACTCTTCTAAAATCATGTAATGGATTTTTTGTACACTCATAATCCGTTATTTGACCACAGAATTTTCCTAAACGCACTCCACCAGATCCGCATTTCCGTTTACGATCATGTGACATCATTTGTTTATAATTCAAGCGTTTTGAATCATCTTTGAATTGCTGCGTATAGTCATACATCGCCTTTGTATATTCATTACGCATTTCAGTTTTGAGAAATTTCTTTCTACCTGGAATATGAATAAGCACAGTAATTTTGCCTTTTCTCATTCTAAAATCAGAGCAGAAAATCTCTACTCCGTTTTCGCTACGCAAAACGATTGTATTGATCGGAAATTGTTTTCCATGGTAAAGTTCATTTCCAAGTGTTCGTCTAATTTGCATTTTCATTTGCGTTCACTCTCCTTTTATTAAAATGCACACTATTAAAAGGCAGAACCGAAATTCTGCCTTTCGTACTATACATTTTACGTTGCTTTTATGCGAAGTAATGCTTAATTACAATATTGCTGATAGTGCTTGCAAGTCCTGAATAGTCATAAGTCACTTCACCTGTCTTGCGATTCTTTTTCGCTTTGACAAGTGTGTTAATCTGACGCTTTTTGAATGAGACAGTTCCTTTCTCATCGTCTACATCAAACTTGTTGCTGAAGCCCTTGATATAGCAATCGTTCAAAAGCTTCTTGTCCTCTGCGGTGAGTTTAACCCTTGTTTTGCTTGTGTACGGAGTTTCAAAAGGCAGAGAAAAAGTTTTCTTGATGATTGTTTCGAGTTCTGCGCTTGCCTTTTTATAGGCTTCTTTTACCTCTTTAGACATTACAAGGTTTCCGTCATCACCTGCTTTGGAGTTAATATGAATTGTCTGTAAAGCTTCATAAAGTTCAGGTGATTCAAAAGCAGGAATAATTGCATACTTTACAAGCTTAGAGTTATCCCATGAGCCAAGTACACGAAGTACAGTTCTTACAACATCAGCAGAGTTGCCAAAGTGATCAGCATTTTTCTGTGACATAGCAGAAATAACTTTATTGTATACTTCTAATGTGTCCGTCTGTGTCTCTACAAACTTAGCCCGTGATTCATTTGCAGAGTCTAATTGTACCTGGAAAGCTTGTACTTCTTCGGGTGAATAATTGCCGTTCTCGTTAGCAATCTTCTTCTCAAGTTTAGCGATGGAATCATCAAGCAACTGAATATTCATGTTACAAGACTCGTGCTGTACTGCTGTCATAAGTTCAGACTTAGACTCTTCTGTGATGTTCTTTGCATAGAAATTGATCTGTAAGTTTTTCATAGTATCTCCTATTCTCCTATTTAACGCATAGGTGCTATATGATTTTATTGTATTTATTGTCATAGTGTTATGCACACTATAAAAGAGCAGACTGGTAGTGCTGATCTGCTCCTCTAACTATGTATAACTCTGATATACAGAACACAGAGGTACAACGGTCATGTGGATTGGAATTACCCAACACCAAGAATAGCAGGTGTTACCCTGCTACCTGCCACTTTATACTTGTGTCTGTCTCTTATGTATTTATTGACTTAGTAAGTATGATTATGAACCTAAGTCAATCACGCTTTTTGTTGTAGCGCGGTTTTTTAAGTTCGTGCCGTTTCTAATCAGCTTTAACGTCACTCCTAGAAAATAACTAGGCTTTTTGACCGTATACACTTGTGAGTGTTCTCTCACGTATTTATAGCTAAAAATAAATGCTATAATTTGTTGTCCAAGGTAATAAACCGGGACAGCTACACTATTTTTTCGAGACTTTGTGTCTATTGTCTGCTATATGTTCCTGCTTTTGGCAGTGCTTTGTATAGAGGAAACATTGGATATTAAAACCTCTAGCAACCCTACACACTTTTAGTCTTTTGCTTGTCACTCTAGGAATGGCAAACAGTACCTATACATGAATAGAACTGTTTATATTTTTGTTGTGGAATTAAAGCGGATATGCTAGAATTGTTTTGGGAACTTTCCTAGCTTGCAACCTGCTAGTTAGAATTGCCGTTCTGCTAGTGGGTGCTTGCTTTAATTCATGTTGATTAAATATGTATCAGTTTATCAACCTTCTTTCTTATTTGTGCTTGAATTGTATCACATGTTTATGTGATTGTCAACAAAAACTTTTGATTGCAACTATGTGAGTTTGCAGAGCCTTAGCACTTTGTTGTTTTCTTTGTTTTGTTGAGATTATCTTATCACAAGAACTTGTGATTGTCAAGAACTTTTTCTAATTTGTTGTTTTTTGTGGTTCGTTCTTGACTTGTCTATACTTTATCATATGTTTGTATGATTGTCAACATGTTTTTATGATTTTATTAGGAATTGTTTTGTATAAATAAAAGCTATGTTAAACGATATGTCATAGTTTTAAACTATACAAAATAATAATATCAATACTATCTCATATAGTTTTAAAAACTACATCAAACTTGATCAAAGGATCAGAAAAAGAATGGTCAATATATATCTATTAACCATTGTTATAGACTAACTGGGGGTAGTTAAAACTAACTAATAGGACTGCAAATGCAGCAAACCCTATAGCTGATTCATCCACACACCAACTTAAAAATCCATCCTTTTCCAATCCATTAAATTCCAACAAAATCAAGCAAAATCCCAATTTTACTATCTCAAACCACTTATCGTACCCCATATCGTTAAAACCCACTAAAATCAAGCATTTCAGCCACTTCCAAACCAAAAAATCAAACTTCTATCTTACCAAAAATCACACCCACAATCCTATTTTCTTCCTTATATATAAGCGTTTTCACCGATAACAATTTTTCCATCAAAAGTCACACTCAAGAATCTCAACATATGGGGGAGGTATATTGAAACCTTCGCACAAATCACCTTTTAAATAGAGATATCCATATATAAAACAGCAATAAAAAAGGACTATAGCCAAAGCCATAGTCCAATAGACAAATATTCAACAATATACAACTAATATAAATAAATCTCAATTCTCTGGATATCATATTTTTCTTTCATATCCAATAAATAACGATCAGATATTTTTATTTTTTCACCTACAGGTATTTTATTTGTTTTTATACTATAAGAAGTGTTTATGCAAATTGGTTTATTATCACTATTGTAATACAATATAGAGCATGATGCTAATTGATTACGATTTGAATTATTATTAAATATAATATCTCTATATTCAAAGTTTTCATTAGTATATGGATTAGATATGCTATATTCTATATCTATAGGATCGGCTCTATAAACATTGCTTAAGTTTATTTTTGTATATTCATCATATGATATTGGAATAATAATATACCTGTTAGAATTTACAACACCTCTAATTTCACCATTTCCAATATAAAATCCGTCTTTATCGTAACGTTTACATTTAATTCCAGCTTCAACAGCAATATCATTGTTGTTTATTATCTTAATAGCATTGGTATTATTTCTATTAAAATCTTTGTTTTCAGGAATATCAATCAACTCATAACTTACATGATCTTTTAAAGCATCCTTGACAGTAACCTTACAAACATAATTTTTATTATTATATTTGGCGATTATTTTAACAGAACCATGTTTTAATGCTTCTATATGTCCATAATTAGTAACTTTCACAACATTTTTATTAGAAGAAGACCATCTAGCAGAATATATTTCCGTTTTTCCTTCATGTATTTTCAAATTCTTTACTTCGCCAACATACAAAGTAAGCTTTGTATAGTTCAATTTAACCTTATTGGCAGCATAAATATTTTGTGGTACTAATTGAATAACGGTAATAACCATTACAATGCATAACACAAAATTAAATATCCTCTTTAATATCTTCAATTTCTTCATATACAATTCCTCCTTTAAAATTAGATATATTCATTTTACTACCAAAAGAACAATAGTGCAATAATTACATTTTCATAAAGAGAGAATAATACATCAAAGGAGGAATTAAATATGATACAAGAAAACGAAATACCAAAATATCTCAAATCAACAGAGAGCAATATCTCAAAGAGTAACCGCAAATCAAAGTACAAACATCATTATGAAGAATGTTTAATCCAATATAAATGGAATTTTAAAAGTAACGCATTTACTCAAGAAGAAAAAGAACGTATTCATACATCATTATGCAGTTACTGTACTATCTGTGGAAAAATTGGAGGAATAATTAAAAATAGTAAATATCAGGAAGAGATCGAAACATTGCAGAAACAAAAACAAATAGGTAGTAATTTTTGGATAAGTATATCAGGTGAAGAAATTTATAAAATGTATCATGATAAGCTACCAGTATTTTTTGTAGATAATATCTTCACAGAGAAGTACGTCAATTTGAAACAGAATTATAATTCAGATGGAGAATAAAACTATAGGTACATCATATATGTACCCAAATGAAAGTATAAATCCAAAACACCATATACCTAAATCAATCAATAATAATCAACCAAAAAATTATGGAGTTTGTATGTAGCGTTAGCGAAATACAAACGGAATAGTCTGTCTTATTAATAATGTTATATATCTTCTTTCAGTTCGGCAAAGTAGGTTTCATCCCCTACCAATTTCAAAAATAAAACAAACAGGTGGGGGTTCAGACCTACTTTACTGAACGCTCGCAAATTTCTCTTCCACTTAATTTCAAATGGAGAATAAATATCACATATAAAGGAGGAATTGTTATTGCAACAGAAAACAGAATACTTTACTCGTTTTCCAAATAACTATATTCAGGGAAACATTAAAACTAAATATGGAGTTAGTCGTAAATTCTATATTACCTATATCCTTATTGATAAATATAGGTCTTACGAAGACTATAGTTGGATTACTCTTAGAAAAGTTTTAAATTTCTACGGATACAAGACACACAAACGCAGACCGAAAGCTGTTCAAGAAATTCTTGATGTACTGGAATATATGATTAACAACAAAATGATTGAAGTTCAACAGGATCTTGACACCCTTGGATATGATACTGGCATTGAAATTAAGATCATTCCTGAAAATTTTGATGCTGTTGACAAGTTCTCAAAAATCACATCTTCTCAGCTTGATTTTATTATGATGAACGAATCTAGTATTAATAAAGAGAATATATTAATGGCTTTTCTTTATATTAATTCGTATATTTTCATTCGTCCCAAAAATAAAGATAACGAAGAAACTATGTATAACCCTGAAACTAAACCAGAAGCTTTTTGGCGAAGTATAGAATCTATGTCAAAAGAACTCTCTATGTCAAAAGATACCATTAATCAATGTATTCAATATCTCACATCTTCTATTGGCGACAAAGAACCACTTCTAATCAAAAAAGAAGTTGGTAGCGTTCAACCTAATCCAAAGAAACCACCACAAAATGTACCAAATATATATGTACTTAATAAAGAAGGATATGAACAAGAAATTGAATGGGCTATTGCTAAGATGTTGGAAATCTATAATGTAGACTCATTTGGAGAAATCAAAAACGGCAATAAGTCGTAAATAAAACAGAGAATAAACATATGTAACAAATTAACGCAGCACTCAAAGGAGTTGATTGCAATGAATAAATTTTTAAACAGTAAAGGAGAACTAATTAATGAACAGAACCGTAACAATTACATCAAAGAACCATAAATACCAGAATACATATGGAGGCAATATTTATATGTCAGATTTTTGCACCGATTATGAAGGCAGTCGTAATATTGCTGATAGAATCATTTCGGATTGGAAAGACGATCTTTCACGTCATAAACAAATGGAAAACAATATCAGAAGTTATAGAGAAAGGAAGATGAATAATGGCAGATAAAAATATGACAGTTTCAATTGAAGAATAGGAAATTTGTATCAATGCAATGCGTGACGAGAAATTCGCAACAATTTATGCTTCAGATTCTACATATATTACGAAATTAGACAAGCTTTGCAAAGAAAGTCCTGGCATGTACTCTCTCATTCAAGATACTGGTAGAGGCAAGAAATATTTATTAAAGGATAAATCATTAATCAGCTTTAGAGCAAAGAAACGTGAACTTACAGATGAACAGAAGAAACAAGTTGCTGAACGTATGAGAAAATATCAAGCTAGTAAATCTAACTGAGATGTCATTTCTAGCCAGAATTTCTAATGTACACCATTGTACAGAAAATTCTACGCCATTCGGTGAACAAATACCCATCTAAAAATTGTAACTTGAAAATTTAAGCAACTGTATTAAAGGAGAATTAAATAACTATATGTGTAGTATATGTGGAAGATATGACGGTATGCATGATTATCGTTGTCCTTATTACTCTCCGCTTCGCCCGAAATATTTATGCTGCTATTGCGGAGAAGGGATTTATCAAGGTGAACGCTATCTTGATAATGAAAACGGAGAATATATGCATGAGGACTGTATTGGATGTATTGGCACAGACAAAGTAATTAATTGGCTTGGATTTAAATACAAAGAAATGGAGGACTATGATGAATAAAATTGTAAATAAACTAAAAGATAAATTACCTCAGTTTTGCAACACACAAGATTTCTGGTATGTGAAATTTAAGGATAAACAGCATTATATTGATAAAAAGAGATTTCATAAAAAGTTAATATATGAATTCCTAACATTTATATCAATTGCTTTCATTTTTATTTTCGCAATCATGGTTGACAATTTATGTATTAGAACAATAGGATTGATAATTTCTGTTGATATGTTTGGAATTGTAGCTTTCAACGAAGGAAAATCTGAAAGTGAGTAAATAGAAATTTCATTTGGAGAATATATAAGTGAAACAAAAATAAAGGAGCGTGATTGATATATTAGATACACAGATTAATATGTATTCTGTAGATACAGGTCATTTTTATAGTAATCATGAAAAATACTTACATGAAATGAACTGTAAATATAGACGTGAAAGAAATTATGTAAATAATATGCTTCCAAAATTAGAAGAAGAACTCGTGTTGCAAGGTTATAATAACGATGATTTTTCTGATTGGAAACGTTGTACTATTGAAGATTACTATGAACAAGAAGATGATTCCATAAAAGAATATATGAAGTGGTATTTGATTATAAAACACAAACGAGAGAAAGCAAACTTATCAAAAGAAAAACTTCTAAGTCTTTTATCTAATAAAACAACTCAAAAAGAGAATCTGTCAAATAAAATCGAATATTGCAAATCGCACAACATTCCATATGATAAAAAAATCGAATTAAGAGAGTTAAGAAAAGATGAGCTAAATGACAATAATATCATTTCAGTATTTGAGTCTTCTCTTACACGTATTATCGGTATCAAAAAAGATGCATTAACAGATGCTCTTATTGTAGTTCAAGTTTACTATTTTGACGTATTTAAAGATTTGTCTTTCTATGGATTCATGTATAATTGTGAAAAATACAGATACTTCACATCTTCTGCTGGTCAAATTCGTAAGAAAAAAGCTGTTTTTATTAAAGAATCAGTATGGAATGAAGTTGAAAAGACAGTCATGTGTGGTCTTACTATTAATAAAATAAATTCAAAAGGTGGAAATAATGTCAATAAACATCTTGCATATATGGCATTGGCAAATTCAGCTACTGATCAGTGGAATGATTTTGATATAGACAGATGTATTGTTATAGATGATTTTGAGACAAATGTACCAGGAGAATTTGATTTTATTGATGAAACTGATTATTCGATTGAGAGAAAAACTGGTACTGTTCCAATTACTCATACAGATGGAGCTGGTATGATGTTGCCAAGTGTAATGACAAAAAATACAATGTTTCGTGCTCCATGGGTAAAGGGTTTATTGGGGGTGTTTGATTTTAAAAAGTTTATTGAAGTGAATAACTGCTCTCCTATTATCACAGATATTTATGGACAAGACCATAATGTAATTGCTGAAGATATTAGAATAATTTTCACAAAAAGTCAATTTAAGATGTATAAGTTTTACGATTCATGGGATGAGTATAAAACATATTTTAAGCAATATCATTGTCAAGCTGGCAGATGTAACACTGAGGAAGATAGAATTAAAAATGCAAAAATCAATTATCAGATGTTACAAACTCTCACAAATGTAACAGACGAAGAGATTGATTTGCTTACAAAGAAGTCTGTAGAACGAATTACAAATATTTGTAACTCTATTGATACCATGAAAGATATTCTTGGAATTACACCTTATAATACAAACATGACAGCTTTTCAAAAAGCGGTAAAGATTTATCCAGCTCTACTCAATGATACATATGCAAAAGATGTGATCCGTGAAGTAAAGAATAGCCTTTTAAAAAAATATAGAAGCGGAAAACTTGAAGTAAATGGAAAATATACTTTCTTACTTCCAGATTATTATGCAGCTTGTGAGTATTGGTTTGGGCATATTGATACACCTAAAGGATTGTTGGCAGACAAAGAGGTATTTTGTTGGTTATTTAAACAATATGATAAACTTGACTGCCTAAGAAGTCCTCACCTTTACAAAGAACATGCTGTTCGTTTCAATGTGGCGAATAAAGTATATGAGGAACGAGTTGATAAAATCAGAGAATGGTTTACAACAAATGCGGTATATACGAGCACATATGACCTGATTAGTAAAATTCTTCAGTTTGATGTTGATGGAGATAAATCATTGGTAGTTGCTGATCCTGATTTTGTAAGAATCGCAGAACGTAATATGAATGGTGTTGTACCACTCTATTATAATATGCGTAAAGCTGAACCAAGAATTTTGAATAATCAAAGTATTTACGAAGGATTAAATGCGGCATTTACAGGTGGAAACATCGGCATTTATAGCAACAATATTTCAAAAATCTGGAATAATGACGTATTTATCAATGGAACAGACGAGGAAAAAGAACATGCAACTAATTGTGTTAAGCGTTTATGCTGTCAGAATAATTTTGTGATTGATTACGCTAAGACATTATATAAACCTGAATTTCCAGAAACAATTGGCGAAGAAATTAAAGAGTTTACCAATCAGAAACTTCCTGCATTTTTTGAATACGCCAAAGATAAGGAAAAATCACAAGTCGATGATAGAAATGATAGTTTTGTAAATAAACTCTACTCTCGTATTCCTAATAAATCAATTAATACAAGAGGTATGAAACTTGGAGAATTAAAATATAAGGATATGATGAAAAATCCTGATATTGTATGTTCTAAAGAAGTATCTGATTTGTATGACGAGTTAAATAAAAAGTATCGGTATATGGTAAATATGAAGGATGAATACATTGATAATCTTCATTATGTAGCTTGCTCTATTAGAAATCAATTTGCTGAACTTGGATATTCGGAAGAAATGATTGCTGATATGCTTGTACAGTATTTGTATAAGAATAAAAAACGTGCAAAACAATTATTTTGGTTCTGTTATGGAGAATATGCGGTAGAGAATTTGAAGAATAATATTAAATATAAAGAACCAAAAGTCATTCAATGTATTGATTGCGGTGAGTGGTTTGAAGTTGATTCAAAAGATAATTCTACCAATAGATGTCATAAATGTTACTCTATATATCGAAAAAAATACAAAGCTGAAAAAGAAAAAAATAGACGAAAGAAAATATCCGTGGACAGTACAAAATAATCCATATTATATGGTCGTTTATTTTTTAGAAAAATTATAATAACCCATAATATGTGGGTTATTATTTTTCAACATTTGTGTCTATATGGAGAACAACATATCATATAGGCATAAGTCTAATTTACAAAGTAAGATATGATTCTATAAACGAATTCGTGCAGTTGGGAGGAATGATTATTTTTGACAATTACACAGGAAAAGATTATTAAAGAAATCGCAGAGAAGGAAGATATAAATGTAGCGACAGTCCGTAAAGTATTCAAAAGGGCAGAGAAATGTATATTCGCCTACCTATCTTCTACTACTCCCACTGATAATACAGTGGTAAAAATTTTAGATGGATTAAGTTTGGAATGTAAATATATTCCAGAAAAAGAAATCCATACATATGATAATATCCAATGTGATGCAAAAATTTGGACGAAACCAAAAATAACTCGTTATTACAATAGAAAGTTAAATGGATATTTTGATTAAAAAAACAATGAAATCAGCTTTTCTTGGCTGATAAAACAGAGAATATATAATTGTCGAGAGACATTATAACAATGTCCTATACGGACATAATATAACACAAATTAAATTCAGAACAGTGATTTAGATCTCGTATCATACTGAGGCAATAAAGTCCATAGAGACAATGTATGTGGTGCAAGCAGCCATAAATGCTAACTTTAATGTTAAGTTGGTAAACTTACGGATAATCAGCTTATTTGGTGAACTGATAAAATCTAAGAGATTCCATCGCTACTAATTCATTGGCGGTTCTGAACAATTCTAAAGTTCATTTCTAAGATTGGTACATATTCATATTGTACTCCTCTTCTTATAGATCGGTGGCTGTGCTACAGTTTCTGTGGTATGGTCACTGACAATTCTTAATCTCTTATAGCTCAGCTGGGAGAGCATCGCACTGTTAATGCGAAAGTCGTAAGTTCGAGTCTTACTGGGAGAGCTTTTCTACTTTTGTAGGACTGGTTGGTTTCGGATCAGGAGATGTTAAATCTCAAAATAAGCATGGCGACATGTATAAAGTGGTTCTTATCGTATTATAAGGCTGCGACTGTGAAATACAGTTTAACGGAAAACACATAAAATCTACGCCCAACCTTCTATTCAAGGACAACTGTTGGCGAATATGGTTGATTGGTGGGTGTCTTGAAATAGGCACTGTAGTAACACAGAAATGTGGGTATGATTTGTGTACTATTGGTGGGAATACCGCAAGTATAACCGCTGGTAGGATTTTGGTAATATCTCTTAAGTTGAAAAACAGGGATGGAATCAAAAAGTAAGGAGATCGCAATCCGAGCAGGATGGTGATGATTGGGCTGTACTCAAAAGGTACGGATGATCAAATGTACACCTCATCGTCCATAATAAGTACATACTTTTGAAAGAAATCAAATTATTTTAGGTAAATAATATTTAAAAGAAAATTACAAAACAGCAAAAGTGTGTGCGACCGCAAAGAGAAAAACAACTTATTCACCTGTAATATGGTGACATATAGCACTCGCAAGGTGTTATATGAGAAAGTACAAGTACGTGCAACTCTAATAGGCTGCAACCTATGAATCTCGCAAGGAAGAATGTGCAGAAAGAAAATCTATAATACTTTGTGGTAAGAGTTTGCCGATTATGTCAAAATCGGTGTTGTTGCTAACTACAAGCTAATCGCTTGTGTGATAAACTGTGTCCAACCACAGTAAGTGTTAGTGTATTGAGTCAAATATCTCAGCTCATATTAAGTAAGGATCTCATACTTCGGTATGGGATTTTTTATTTTGGGAATTAGTTCAGTTTGGTTAGAACGCCTGATTTGGGTTCAGGAGGTCGTGGGTTCAAATCCTACATTTCCAACTACTATCCTACTTTGTAGGAAATAAATCAAGAAAGAAGTGAAAATTATTAAGTACATTTCAAAAAATGAAATTGAAAAATTATTATCTGAAGGTGTAATTAGAAACACAAGACGAGGGTATGTAGATCGCAGAGGTGAACATATTGGATATTACAAGACTTGTGGTGGAAAGCGTTACATCGAAAATAAGTATGTTAAGTAGGTTCTGCCTATGAAAAATAGAATTGAGTATAAAGATTTTTATATAGACAAGACCGAAAATGGCTTTCGTATCTGTAGAAAAGAAGATACAGAAAAGCATACCCATCTCTCGAATCTTAATCCATCGTATAGACTCATAGACAATGTATTATCAAATAAAATTCCAACTCGTTGTGGATGTTATTATTTGGAGTCACATATTCGTTTGAGTTATGATGAAAATTATATTAGGAAGATTCGTGAGTATATCAAAGTAAAACAGAATAAAACGAAACAAATGTATTTTAATCCTGGCAGAAAGCGTTCTGGTGGGAATTTTTAATTTTATGGAGGAAAAGGAAAATGGCAGCTAGTAAATTAAAGTTCACAAGAACAACTACAGATAAGTTAACAGTAAAGGCAGGTACACTCTCAGAGGATTGTACTACCATTACATATACAGATGAGAATGATGTGGAGCAGGAAGTAAAGGTAACTGATCTGCTTACTTCATTTAAGAATCAGGTAATTGATTTTACTGTTGCATTAAAGACAGATGAGGAGCTGGATGTTCCGTCTGATAAAGAGTAAGGGGTTGGTGACTGATTGTTTAATGTTGAAAAATTCAAAGAAGAACTTTCAAAATATGGACTAACTCTTGAAACATATGACAAGATTATCACAGATATTGATTCAAAAATTGATGGTGAAAATGACTATGATTGGTCAGAAATCAAGGATAAATATGGAATTAACTGCAATTCAGATACCATTCGTAAGTCCTCTTCTACTCCTTTTGGTGGCAAGATGAGAAGTGAATATGAAAAGTATAAAATTGGGTTAAATAAAACAGAGAATATTTCTGATAGTGAATTAGATGTGAAGATTCAGGAACTTCGTAAGGAACGTATCAAGTTACAGACAAGCAATGTTGAAAGATCGAGAATTGACAGAGCTGAAGCACGTCAGGAAATGTATTATGAATATGTTGGTAATGTAGTTCAATCACTCACACCGCCAGAATTTCATCCAATCGAGGACAATATTCATCACGAAATTAATTATCTAGTAGGGTTGGCGGATGTCCATTATGGGGCGGCTTATTGCAGTGTCAATAACGAATATTCACCAGAGGAAGCAAAAAGACGATTTGAATATTTAACTTACAGATTGATCCATTTTGTACAAGATAAGCATATTACAACATTGACAATTGTTTCGTTAGGAGATTTAATCCAAGGCGTTTTGAGACTTAGTGACTTGAAAATTAATGACAGTTCAATTGTAAAGGCTACAGTGGAAATCTGTCGATTGATTGCGAGTATGCTTAATAAATTGTCTACATATACAAAAATTGCATATTATCATACTCCATCTGCTAATCATACTCAACTTAGAGTATTGAATGCCAAAGCATCAGAACTTGCAGATGAAGACTTAGAATATCTTATGGGTAATTATATAAAAGACTTATGTGTAAATAATGAAAGAGTTACTGTTCATTTAGCAAAGGAAGGAAATGATTTTATAGAAGTCTATATTCCTGGTAACGAAATTATTGCTATGCATGGTCATCAGTTAAAAAATATTGAAAATGCTATTAAAGACATAAGTATTTTACATAAAAAGTTCTATGATACGGTGCTTTTAGGACATTATCATTCTGGTAAAGAAATTCCATCTCATGAAGGAATTTTAGGCGATGCAGAGGTTCTTATTAGTCCATCTTTTGTTGGTTCTGATCCATATAGTGATAAGCTATGCAAAGGAAGTAAGGCTTGTGTTAAGGTATATGGTTTTGACAAATTATTTGGACATACTGAGACATATAAAATAATTTTGAATTAAGTAATCTGAAAGAGAAATCAATCAGATAGAGGCTACAGGTTCATAGCCAGTCAACTATCTTTGATACTTGACGAACAATTATATATTGATGAATTACTAATTTCAAGACAAAGTAGACCAAGTACGAGTGACTTGGTTTTATATTATGCATAAGTAACTATGAAAATTGGGCTAATTTTCTACTTTTAATTAGTCCGATTGTATAGAAATTGTGATGTTGCTGTCACAATTGTATGTATCGGAGGGAGTGTACTCAAATGAGACACTACCCTCTTTTGTATTAAAAAAATAAATAATTGAGAAAAAAGGAGAAAATTAAAATGACAAAGAACGAGGTATTAAAGGCAGTAGCAAATAAAGTTGAGGGAGCTTCACAGAAGGATATCGCAGTTATTCTTGATGCTTTTGCTGATGTAATCACAGAGACATTAACAGCAAACCACGCAGAATCAGTTCCTGTTGGAAAGCTTGGAAAGTTTAAGGTTAAGACAGTTCCAGAGCGTAGAGGAAAAATTATGATGGGTGATCGCAAAGGTGAGGAGTATGTAACTCCACAGCATGATGAGATTTGCTTTAAGATGTCAAAGTCTGCAAAACAACTCTAATTCTAAGGTGGTGAAAATATATTGAAAACATTTGGTTTTACAGATACAAATGATTTTGCTGAATTTTTAGCAGATACTTTTGACAAGTTGGATGTTTGTACAAGAGATTATGATGATGATTGTTCAGAAATTGTAGTTGTGGCTAAGTATGATGTGATGAAAGATGTTCTTAATTCTGTTATTAAGAATACGAATTTTAAACTTGCTTCTTGTAACGATTTGAATGATCCTTATTTGGATGGTTATGATGATGCATTTATTCTTAGTATTGATTCTGAAATGAATGTATGTGTTCGGGCTGCCAAGTATGAGGGAAGTGATACTTATATCAATATGGATGAGACAGACATTGTATTTATTCATGGAGATGTGAGTTCAGCTTTTGTTAAGGATAATAAAGATTCTGGATGCATTATTCATGAATTCAACATTGGTGAGGACGCTGAAGATGTAGACGATGATTGTGATGGTAATTGTAAGAATTGCAGTTGCAGTGACGTAAGTGATGATTCTCATAAAAATATTACATTTGATAAAGATGAAAACGGAAATATTCACGGATTTACTTCTGTTAAAAGTGATGTTAATGGATATGAAAAGCGTGAATTTTATTCTAGTAAGCCGATTGATTTAAGTGATTTTGACGAATATAATTCGGTTGGAAGATTATTTGATTTGCTTGATTTTATTTTTTAAATATTTAGAGTGTGTGGTGTATGCTACACACTCTTTTTGTATCCTCTCATAGACCACTAAAGATGTGGGGCAGACTGTAAATCTGTCGTCTTCGGATCGGCTTGGAGCATTACCAAGTGGGAGGACTTTTCAATGTTTTTATATACGGATTGGGAGATGTTAAATCGGCAACGAACTTTATATGGAAACAGAGAATAAATATATGTGCTCATTATTGGTGTCATAGCTGATTGTGGGATTTATGGAATGGGACTGTCAGAAGTCATGAGCTGACAGAGTAGAGTCACCTACCTCTCTCCCATTCTATTTTTATGTATTAGAGTAGGTGAGAAAGTAGGAAAAATTATGGGAACAAAAAATGTAAACAAACAATTGGAAGCTATAAGAAATAGTTTTCCAGTAAAATTTTCGGAAGATGTTGTGTACAATTTATTGAATGAGAGTATTGAAGTTGTATACAATGAAAAATTAAAATCGAGAAAATATTACTTAGATATTATTGACAATTATGGATATAAACACAGAACAGAGTACCATCAAATAAAGAATGGCAAGGGAAGATATACATGTTTAAACAGATTCTTTTTAGGTAATCCATATACATATGATAATATAAATTTATATTGTAAATTAAATAATATAGATTTGCATATTGATGGAACTAATCTTCCTGTTAATGGTGCATCACGAGAAAAGATGGATTACATTGATTCAAAAGGAAATATACATAATATAACATGGAATCAAGTACAGCATTACACTTTTCAATACCAAGAGGGATATGAAGAGATTAAAGCTAAAAGAAAGTCTGAAAGAGAACTTTCAAAACAAGATGTAATAAATATTGTAATGAAAATGCAAGAACGCAAATGTTCACCATTGGATGTATATGATTTTTATCCAAAACAAAAAGATGGTGTTGGTATTAGAACTGTACGAAAATTTTGGGGCGAATTATGGCTAATGCAAAAAGAACTTGGAATGAAAATAACTGGCAAACATGGAAGTATTTTATCAGATGAAGATACTATCAAAGAAATTAATGATGTGTGTAATCTGATAAAAACTCAAGAAAATAGAAGTGTTATTACATATAATGACTTTAGAAAATATGGTACTTATGCAGACAATCGTAAATATGCAGAAGTTTGTAAGAAATTAAAGAATTGTTCTTTCCGAGAATATATAAATTCATTAGGATATGAATTACAAAAAGCAGGAAATGGAATGAATTATAAATTCGATGATGGAGAAGTTACGACATCTTTATATGAATATGAATTTAGCAGATTTTTGAGAAGTAATAATATTTTATTTAATGAAAGTTATTTCAGAAATATTCCATACAAATCTATAGATAATTCTTATAATGGCAATATGAATTGCGATTATCTTATTATTTTCAATAATAAAAAAGTCTATATAGAACTTGCTGGCATACTTGGGAACAAAGGTCATCAAGAAGCTTATCGAAATAATACTCCAATAAAATCAAAGTCAAAAGAATTGTATCGACAGAAATTATACCAAAAACGTGATATTTTTGAACGCAATGGACTTGATTATTATATTTTATTACCAGATGAAATGAATGAAGAAACATATAGAAATATATTGAATAAATATTTGAAAGAAGTGGCTTAGTATTTACTACTATCTCACTTCTTTTTTATTTGGAAGGAAGTGAGATTTAATGGGTAGAAAAATACAACACAATAATATTGTTACTGATGAGTTATTGACTCAGTGTAATAAAGAGAATATAAAATTAGGAAATGACTTTTTGGATTATCTTCGTTCAGTTGATAGATCCCCAAATACAATCAATGCATATAGACGTGACCTTTTTATTTTTTGGGTTTATCTACTTCAGCATTGCGACAACAAATTCTTTATTGATTTATCTAAGAGGGATATTGCTCGTTATCAGAGTTTTTGTCTTACTGAATATAAATGGTCGCCAGCTAGAATGCGTAGAGTAAAATCTACTCTCTCTTCTCTTTCAAATTATGTCGAAGCTATATTAGATGATGAGTATGAGGACTTTAAACCGATTATACGTAAGATTGAAAATCCTGCAAATGAGAAAGTATTTACTAAAACTGTATTATCCGATGAACAAGTACAGGGTATGCTTGATTATTGGGTTGAAAAAGGTAAATATGACAAGGCTTGTATTTTAGCATTAGCTGCATTTAGTGGCAGACGTAAGAGTGAGTTACTACGATTTAAAGTATCTTATTTCGATGATGAAAATATCATATACGGTTCTTTATATAAAACACATGAAAAGATCCAAACAAAAGGAAGAGGATCTCGCGGAAAAATGTTAGTGGTATATACACTTGCAAAACCGTTTAAGCCATATTTTGATTTGTGGATGAATTATAGAAAAGAACACGGAATTGAATCAGAATGGTTATTTCCAAAGAAAGTAAATGGAGAATATATAGATGAACCTATGGATTCAAGCACTCTTGATAGCTGGGCTGATACATTCAGTAAGCATTTAGGAGAAGACTTTTATTTTCACAGTCTTCGTCACTTCTTTACAACTTCTTGTTCTCGAAGCGGTCTTCCTGATGATGTAATTCAAATGCTAGTCGGATGGAGTTCGCTAGATATGGTATCAGTGTACAAGGATATTGATGCAGATGAGCAATTTGCAAAATATTTTGCTGATGGAGAAATAAAACAAGTAGAACAAAAATCACTTTCTGATTTGTAGGCAATCCCGATGAAACTTTCGTCTAACACCAACAATTTAATTTAAACAAGAAAGCATAGTAACGTGATATTTGAGCCGAGAGGTGACGACAATGTAGAGAATAAATAGATATAATACAAGCTGCTCACATCCAAAAGAAGTGAGGGCGGTCTGTCAATCCGTTGATAGATTTTTACAAGTGAGCTGTCACTGACCGATATGTGACATAAATATAAAGGTCGGTTTGCGAAATTATTGACCTTTGGAATGGTCTAAAACTTCCCACTGCTTACTGCTCATTGGCGGTGTTATGGAGAGGTCTTGCTTAGTAGACGATTAACATATCTTGGCATTTGCTATTCATGTAGTATTGTAAGACCTATATCTCTCCTACCAACATCTCGGATCATCGGTTTCTCTCAGCCTTCAGAAATGAGAAAATGTTCGTGCTTCTCTGCGTTAATGAGAACCTTAATTAACTGGTAAGAGATATGAAACCTTATCAATTGGTCTTTACTCCGAAGACTGAAAATATATGGAGAATATATAAGTAACATATCAGAGAATTTTCAATGTTCTCTTTGTCGGTTGACTGGTAATCAATCGGCAGTAGATCTTACCAATCTACATATAATATGGAGAGGTCGCTCCTCTCCTATTATCATAGCGGAATGACGAGTAATGGAAGCTCACTTGGCTCATAACCAAGAATATGCAGGTTCGAGTCCTGTTTCCGCAACTAAACGATTAAAAGGAAAACGAAAAATAAAAGAAAGGAGTATGTATATGGCAAATAGACTTGTAATTGAACAAACCCCGTTAAAGGTCGGACAAGTACGAAAAGTTACTTCTAGTAATGGTGAGAAAATAGATTCAATTACATTACAGTTAAATAACAATGTAGAAATTTTATTTGTACCTAGGGATAATGGAACATTAGATTTTACAGTATATAATCCAAAATTTGAAACATCAAATCTTGATTGTTCGATTGATAAAGATGTATTACGAGATTTCTTTATTTCAATTAAAGATGCTTACAGACAAGTTATTTACAACGAAAGTGAGGGCACAAATTCATGAAATTAAATATTAGCAAAACTATTGATGAAAATATTATTGGTGTAGATATTTCTGTCGCAGAATTAGGTACATCGGATACTGATGCTGCCACTGAAAAAGACATGCTACATAATTTTGTCAGAACAATCGAATATTCTAAAATATCCTTTAAATCTAATATGAAAGCCGACTCTAATGGAGATCCAGTTACAACTGATAGTGAAGCTGATGATTCAACTATTATCTCTGTTGAATTAAAAGATATTATCAACCAGTCATTTGTTGTAGATGAAAACCTTCACATTACATTCTCTGTAGATGTTACAAAGATTCCAGAATCAGAAGTCAAAGCACCTTTTGATAGTGTTGAGAAACTTGGCAAGGCAAAAGTTGAACTTTTCGCTACTAAGATTCAGGAAGAAATCGGTAAGAAGCTTGCTGAGATTCGTGCTTTAAATACTAAGTTTGAAGGTAAAACAGAAGTTATTCTGTAAAAAATAATGGGTGGCACTCTTCCACCCTAAATATGGCTCTGTGGTCTATAAAGGTAAGGATACCACCCTTTCAAGGTGGTAATGCTGTGTTCAAGTCACGCCAGAGTCATTATGATTTCGTAGCCAAGTTGGTCAAGGCATCGGACTGCAACTCCGAGGGCGTGAGTTCGACTCTCACCGAAATCTTTTCGTGCGGTAAACCTGATGTGAAAGCTTATCTTTTGGATGCATACGAAATTTAGTGTGTAAGTTCAACACTTACTACCGCCCTATGCCCTTTGCGGTCTTCGGACTGGTACTGTTGTAACAATAGGATACGTCCTATGCAGTTTAAATGAAAGCTCGCCATTCGAGGATGGAATGAGAAAGGCAATATCATTTTGGAATTTTATCAAATATCAATTTTCTTAACTTGAGTTGATATTTATCATAATGAGATTCCCAATCAAATTCTTTTGTATTATCTAAGATATCTTGTTTGAGATTTTCGAGTTGCTGTTTATCTGTTTTATGCTTCATGATAATCGGTAATTCGTTAATCTCGTTCTCATAAAATAAAATGGTTGCAATAATACAATTCTTATTGGCAAACAACGCAACTAATTCTTGTTTTGTACCCAATACAATTTCAGCAATACCTACTACTCTATTCGTAGTCATAGCTTTACGAAGAAGTTCATATTCGATTTCTGACTCCATTTCAGGAATTAAATAATATGATTTATCTATGAGTAGGTCTGATATTTCCTTTGATTTACAGAAATATTTTATTGAAAGTGTTCTATCTTTGTTTGATGTAATTGATTCTATATCATATTGTTCCAAAATAACATACTTATCTTCTGCATATTTATATCCTTTTACAATATCTTCATTGTGGATTTCTTTATTACAAGATGGACAAAATTTGATATAACGCACTCTTTCTTTGGAGTCTTTGCAGAGTTGATTAAGTTCTATAGAACTATTGTGTGATGTTTTTAACATTTTTACGGGAATATATAAATCTTTGAATTGAATTGCAGTTTTATATGAAGCGTTCATGATAATCTCCTTGGATGTTTTAGTATTAGTATGTGGAGAAAATTGAAAATTATGTATTTGAAAGAGTCATTTCATATGAGATGGCTCTTTTGTTATATACGTCTTTAGTTTAATTGGTTAGAATATCAGACTCCAAATCTGAGAGATGTGGGTTCGACTCCTACAGGGTGTGTTAGCACTATGACAATAGTGCTCTTGAATATGTGGTTCAAATCCACACACCTTATATTTGAAAGAAATGAATGCGCAGATTTTTAGTAGTTTATGAGGTAAGGCGTTGGAATAAGCGAGGTTCGATTCCTCTATTCAAGTTTGTGTGTAAATTGCACTTTCATTGGAAATTTAATATTGGAAATTATGAGAAGTCATTTCGTATGAAGTGGCTTCTTTTTATATTGGAATAAAAGGAGGTGGTCGTTAGTTTGGCTACGACAAAAGAGACACAGCCTACAAAATTAACGGCTGCACAATTAAAGAAAAAAGTTGAAACACAGGAAGAAAAAATTAAGTCTCTCAAAGAGGGAGCTTGGTGCTATATGTGTGATACACATAAGGCAAGAGATAAATTCTATGTAAGCACAGATCCTATGAATAAAAGTGGACTTACTCCAATTTGCAAAGATTGTGCGAGAAAGATAGCCCTTAAAATTGGGAAGGATAAGGTTGAACATGAGCCTGACAAAAGTTCTGTAATTGAAACAATGAGATATCTTAACAAACCATTTTTATCAAAATTATGGGATGCTAGTATTCAAGAATCAGAAAATTTAGTATCAGGTAAAGTCCGTTCCAATGGTTATTATTCATATATAAAGAATGTTGCTATGGGACAATATAACACTCTAACATTTAAAGATTCAGATGTTTTTGATAATAATACAGTCGAGGAGGAAACCTCAAAAGAACAAACAACCGAGGAAGAACTTATTGAATCACATGCAGGGTTGGATACATATGATAGTTTTTTAAAAAACAAAAATGATGTAATTCGATTACTAAGTTATGATCCTTTTGAAAAAGAAGATATAGCCGACCAACCATTCTTATATTCACAGCTATTAGGATTGTTAGATTCTAGTGAAGACGCTAATGAAGATATGATGCGTACTTCTTCTGCTATTTCTATTGTTCGTGGATTTTTACAGCAGTCTAAAATTGATGACACTATATCAAAGTTGATGTGTGACATTTCTAATATTGAACGAAATTCTGCAACAATTAAATCTTTGCAAGAAAGTAAAGGTAAGATTACTTCTGTTATTACAAGTCTTGCACAAGATAGTTGTATTTCATTAAAACATAATAAAAATGCTAAAAAAGGTGAAAATACATGGACTGGAAAAATCAAGAAAATTAAGAGTCTTAATCTGCGAAGTGGTGAGGTCAATGGTTTTGATATTGATACATGTAGAGGTATGCAACAGGTTCAGGAAATCAGTGATGCTTCCATTATGAAACAATTGGCACTTGATGAATCTGAGTGGTCAGATATGGTTTCTGAAATGCGTGTCGTTAACACTGGTCTTAGAAAAGAAAAAGATGCTTACCAAGAAATTAACAGAATACTATTAAGAGAAAATCTTGATTTAAGAGATACATTAAAAGAAAACAATCTATTAAATGAAGAACAGTTAAAAGATTTAAAAGATGTATATTCTGTATTTGCAGAGTTTGATGAAGTTGAAGAGTCTCCTGACGATGAAACAAAGGAGGTTACTGAAAATGAATCAGAATAAACAAATGATTATGAATTACTATCAGAATGAAATCCTTGATTATGATAAGGATTTTTATAATCAATACGGAATATATGTAAAACCACATGGTTACTCTATTTCTTCTCGTAAAATTGAATCTTATATTCAAATCGCTGAAATCCAAAAATATCTGCAATGCAACCCAGTAAAAGCTATAGATCTCTTTTTCAATATAGAGCTTTTAGATGGGCAAGCACTTCTTGTACAAAGAAGTTGGGTTTGCCCAAATGTACTTGCAGTATGTACTCGTGGATATGGTAAAAGTACAGTTATTGACCTTGAGATTATGTCTAAAGATATGTGTTTTTGTAATGTATGGACATATATTGCAAGCGGTACAGGTGGTCAGGCTGAACAAACTTTCACTACTTTGGAACGACTCGCTAATGATAATATTGATACATTTTATGGTTCAACTGGTTCTTTATTCAAGAATGAGATAGAAATCAAAAATGCAGCAGGTGACGGATTTTCACACTCGTCCAATGGGTTTTCCTATTCATGTTATAACGGATCTATGACTAGGACGTTGAACGGAAATATAGATGCCAAAAGAGGTATGCGAGGAACCGTAATTTTTGATGAAAGTGGTTTTTTGTCTGATGAAATGATGAATGTATATGGTGCATTCGCTGTTGTAAATAAAAGTTTAAAAACAGGAAAAGATGTAGATGGTAATTCGATAGATCCAATTCGTCAAAGATGTTTGCCACGAGATTTATCATATCAAAAATATTACATCAGTTCAGCATCTTCAACTGATACTCAGTTTTGGAGATTATATCGTGACTTCTCTAAGCAACAAATCATGGGAAATCCAGATTATTGTGTTTTACATATAGATTGTGAACAAGCGTTTAAACCAACTCTTAGAGGTGAATTAGTTACTCCTCTTCTATCTCGAAATACTGTTGAATCTGAAATGAGAACAAATCCCGAAAAAGCAAGGCGTGAATATTATTGTATTTTTACTACTGATGCTGGTACGGATGCAATTATTCGTAGAGGTGTTATCACACGAAATGAAGAAACAAGGAAACCGCTTTTATACAATGATACAGGTGATAAAAAGTTCGTCATTACATATGATCCAGCCAGAAGTCGTGATAATTCAGTAATTCTTGTTGGAGAAATTTATGAATATGAACAAGTTGATGGAAGCATTGATACAAGAATGAGATTGGTAAATTGTATTAATCTTGTTGATGTTGGTAAAAAAATAAAATCTCCTATGCAGACACCAGATCAGATTGAATATTTAAAAAAAGTAATTCTTGATTACAATGGTGGAGCTGACGCATATGGGAACATTGTTGGTATATACATTGATGCAGGTAGCGGCGGATCAGGGGTTAATATAGCAGATTATTTGATGCCAGATTGGACGGATTCTGCTGGTATTGTTCACAGAGGATTAATTGATAAGGAATACTCTGCTGATTATGTTAAGAAATTTCCTAATGCAGTAGACAAAGTGCATCTTATGTCTCCTGCTGGTTATAAATCTGAAATGTATGAAGCAATGATTGAATTAATGAATCAAGATAAAATCAGCTTTACCGCACAATATGATCACAAAGGCTATCTCACTGTTTTCGATGTTGATGAAAAGAAGCTGGCTAAAGAGAAAGAAAGAATTTCTACCGAACTCAGGAAGCAAAAAGTTAATGAGAAAGAATTTGAAACTAAGCTTAATGAAGAATTAGAGAAAATTGAATCAGTTAATACAAAGACTATAAAGCTTGATTGGCAAGATGAAATTGCACTTGCTAACATTGATGCTTTAAAAGAAGAACTTGTAAATATGGTTCGTAAGAAAAGAGACTCTGGAAAAGATTCATTTGAACTTACGCCTGAGAAAGCTAATAAGCTCCACGATGATCGTGCGTATACGGCGTGTATGGCTTCTTACGCTCTCATGTGTGAACGTAGGAAAGCTATTACAAATAAAAAACGTCCAATAGAGGATGCAACAAGTTTTATAAACAAGCTTACAATCCGTAAAGCAAAATACAATTAAGGAGGTGCATTATCAAATATGCCTAGACCTAAGAAAGTAGATGCAAATTCTAATGCACCTGCTAAAGTAAATAATTCACAGAAGAAAACTACTTCTTCTACTACAAAACAGCCAACTGCAAATGAAATGCGTGAATGGTATGAGAAAAATAAAAGTAGGCTTGAACGTTATGAAGACGCAACAAGTGCAATTACAAGTCTTCGAGACATTCAGAAATCCAAGACATATACTACAATTAGTAATTATTCTAAAGAAGATGTAAAAGATTATATTAAAAATATTTCTTCTAGTGAAGCAAGTCTTAGAAGTTTATCTCGTTATCTTTATTATCGTTCAGAAATCTACTATCGTCTTTGCAAATATTATGCAAATCAAATTGATTTATCTATTCGTAACATAGTTCCCCCATTTATAATTTCAGATAATAATGACATAAAATCCACATTGCAAAAGTATCAAGAAACAGTTGATGTTGTAGATACTCTTGGATTGAATTATGAGTTTCGTAAAGCTGCATCTATAACACTTCGAGAAGATGCATTTTATGGATGTGCTTATTACACAGAGGGACAGGGAATGTTTATTCTTCCACTTGATCCATCGTATATGAGAATTGCAGGTGTATTTCCTGATGGCTCATTCGCATGTGCAATGGATATGAGTTACTTTAAGCGAAATTCAGAGTTATTAGAATATTGGGGAGAACCATTCAATACTATGTGGAACACATATCAGAGTACAAACGAAAAATATCAGCTAATTCCAGAAGAATATAATGTCTGTATTAAATTCAGGTCAGAGGATTGGGAAACAATTGTTCCTGTGCTCACTCCTATATTCTTGTCACTAATTGACCTTATGGATGCTTCTGATTATCAGGCAGTTCAACAGGCAGCTAATATTTATAAATTAGTATGGCTTGAAATGAAAACTATGGGAAATGATGTAGATGATTGGGCAGTTAATCCAGATATAATGATCCAGTATTTCAATCGTATGCTTGAAGAGGCATTGCCTCCGTATATCTCTGCTGCTATCGTTCCTGGTGAATTACATGAGATAAGCTTTCCAGATGATGCAACTGGCGATGTAACAAAAGTCGAAAAAGCCACAAAGGAAATTCTTAATACTGCTGGTGGTGCTCAGATATTAAATTTAAATTCTGCATCAAACTCTACTGCTTTTAAATATGGTGTACTTGCAGATTCTACATTTTCTATTTCAACTCTTATTCCACAGATTCAAGCTATTGTAAACAGACTTTTATCTAGTTGGATATCTGAACCTTGTAAGGTCAAATTCTTTGATGTTTCAATTTATCAGAAAGATGATTTTAAGAAATCTATTTTGGAATCGTGTCAAAACGGATTACCAAATAAGATTCTTTATAACACATTAAATGGTGTATCTGAGAAAGATACTCTTGCTATGAACTTCTTGGAGGAAGATTGTTTAAATCTTGGCGAGAAATTAAAACCATTTAGCACCTCATATACGCAATCTGGTACTAACCAAGGTGGCGGTCAAGAAAAAGACCAGTCAGATTTAAGTGATGAAGGACTAAAGACAAAAGATCAGGACAAAAACGATATGTAAGGAGTAGATAGATTATGAAACAAAAATTTATAACAACCCAAGATACCCATACTGCTACTCTCTTATTTCAGCAAGGATATCAACGGGTACAAAACTCTAATGGTATTTATGTATTTTTGAATACTGACAAGTTTCAGTTTTCAAATGATATAGATATAACAAAAATTCAGTATAGCAATATGCTTACATTCTAACCACTCTCCTGCTTTGAGTGGTATATCAACAAAGAAAGGAGGAATAGGTTAAATAATGCCCAAAAAGAAGAAAAGACGAATTATGTCTATTGATGAGCTGTATGAGTTCTGTTTAAAGAATAATTTTGCTCATTTTGATAGTAATGAATTCGGTAAAGAACTTATGGTTCGTATGAATGGTAATTTTGAAAAAACTTCCAAAGATGAAGATAAACATAAAGAATCTCTTACTCCATTCGTTAGTCGTGCATTTCACGATCATGTCAATCTCAATAAATCGGAAATCTCCGAAGAAATTTTTAATGAAAATGTCCCATCAGCAAACTTTCGTCCAATCTTAGCACATATCACTACCAATTCAGATAATGAATTAGATTTCGGTAGCCATGATTATTATATGACTACTGACAAAGATGGTAACGACAAAGTTGTATACGAAGAACAGCCTATCGGCGTTATTGATGGCACAAAGACTACTATTGAATATGATGAAGACGCTGGCGTAAATCGTGCAGTTTTGCATGGTTATTTATACGATGAGTATTGTCAGGACGCTATTGAGATTCTTAATAGACGTGGAACTGTAGATTGTTCGGTGGAATTATGCATTAGGGAGTTATCATTTAATACTGCTAATAAAACATTGCAGTTAGATGATTTTTATGTATCAGGTCTTACTCTTCTGTCAAAGGATGTATCCCCTGGTATGGCAGGAAGTAATTTTAAAATTGAAGATTTCGCTGTAAATGCGGAAACAGTAACATTTAACACAGACAACAAATTGGTTGAAACTTTAGAGAAATTAACTAATATTCTTGAGAGTTTTGATATAAATCAAAAATCAAAGGAAGGAGGAACAAATAACAAAATGACAAAATTTGAAGAGTTACTTGCCAAATATGGTAAGACTGCTGAAGATGTAACATTTGACTATACAGAAATGTCAGATGAGGAACTTGAAGCAAAATTCGCTGAGATGTTCGATGATGACAATTCAGAAGGAGACAACTCAGGTAGCGGAGAATCTGGTGAGCCTTCCAATGATGGAGAAGGTGATGGCGAAGGAGCTTCTGATCCAGATGGTAATGAAGGAGAAAGTCAGACTTTTGAAAAGATTGTTCGTACATATGAAATCAGTCATGAAGATACAAGATATGCACTTTACCAGCTTTTATCTGAATATGAAGATGCTGATAATGAGTGGTACTTTATCAACGCTGTTTACGATGATCATTTTACATATGAGAACTGGAATGGTGATAAAATCTTCGGTCAGAACTATACAAAAGACGGTGATAATGTAGCTTTTGATGGAGAAAGATACAATTTACATCGTGAACTTTTAACAGATAGTGAATTTGCAGAGTTACAGTCTATGCGTTCAAACTACGCTACACTCAAAGAGTTTAAGGAGACAGCAGAAAAGAATGAACTTCATGCAAAACGTGAGGAAATTCTTGCAAATGAAAACTTTGCTTCTATTTCTGAAAAAGATGAAGAAGGAAATTTCATTAATAAGGATTTTGAGAAACTGTATACAAATATGGATAACTACTCTCTCGAAGATTTAGAGAAGGAAGCAAAACTTATCTATGCGGATTCTAATATGAAAACTTTTGCAGCTACCACTGATAAAACTCAGAAAAAGTCAACCGTAAAAGTATTTGCTAATGTAAACAAGTCTAAGAAGGATAACCGTTACGGAAATCTTTTTAGCAAATAAAACAAGAAATATAAATCAATGTAATGACACTCAAATTGAGTGTCTTTTTTAATGCAAAAATTTAAGGAGGAAAAATAAATGATTCAGATGACTATTGCAAAACATGCAGTGGCTTTCCCTTCTAAAGTTCTCGCAAGAGATGGTGGAAAGCATATTTATAACATTCAGTTAGCAGAAGCAGCAAGTGCTTATGTAGACAACGGATGGTTCGTTGGTAAGGGTGAATTCGTAGAGTTAGATCTTTATAAAGCAGCAGCACCTACTTCATTTGAAGGAAAGGTCGTTGGTAAGGCAAATAATGGGAATTTCTATGTAGAAGTAGTAACTCCTGGAGATGCCCTGTTTGTATACCAAGTGGCAATGATTGAGGAGACATATAGCAACACATTTAAGAAAGAAAGCAACTATACAAATGCTCCTACTCAGGTAGTTAGAGCTTATGAACTCGCAGTTGGTGATGTAGTTGAAATTTCAGCAGATGGATTTTCTGGTGAAATCGCTGTTAAAGACGGTGTTGAACTCAAAGCCATTTCTGGTGTAACTGCCGCTATGCAGCTTACAAAGAAAGCCTAATTTTTGAGAAAGGAGAAATAAATAAATGTTAGATACAAGTGTAAAAAATCTTATGTTTGACCTCGGTGCAGGTCGTGAAATTTATGATGCCGATTCTAATCGTGTAATTTCTAAGGCAGAAGCTAGTGACACAATTAGAAAGGCTTGTTTTGAATACCTTGGACTTACCAAGGATTCTTCTAATAAGCAGATTAAGAGAGCGTTAAATTCTGAGAGAGGAACACAGTTCTTCGAGGTAATTGAGGAAATTATTGATACTCAGATTGCTCACGGTCTTTCTGAGAATGAGTTTTTCAATAATTATGTTGAGTCAAAGAATATGAAGGATGGAGACGTAAATGAATTCTGGGCTGATGATGAAGTATTACTTACTGTAAGTAAGGTTTCAGGTGATTCACATGACTTTGATAGTAGAGTCCGTGTAGCGTAAGTTGCATGAAAAAATATGTATTTAACTGCTGGAAACCCCTAAAGTTAATCACACTACAACGTAGACATGAAATATAGTCAAGCGTGAAAGTTACGAAAGTAGAAAAAAGTGATTAAATGGCACATGGTTAAATCCTAAATGTCAATTATTCTTTTAAACAGAGAATAATGAAATGGGCAATCAGCAACGAAGTCTCGAATAGAGAAACGCTCAACGACTATCCCATTGGTTATAGAAGTATAACAACAGGAGTACGGCTCAAGTGAGTGGGTGAAAATCCCTTAAATGGAAATGGTACACATCCAAAATTGGATGAAGATATAGTCTGTTCTCATATGAAAGTATGAGGAGTTATTAACTCAACTGGGGGTAATGTCCCAATAAAATATTATTTTCCAAAACATAAAAATAGAAATGAGATGATGCAATTGAGAAGTAAAGAAAATACTATTTGTGGAATTTATTGCATCGAGAATTTAATAAATAAGAAAAAATATGTAGGTCAATCAGTCAATATATATAATAGATGGTTTTCTCATAAAGGTGAATTAAATAGAAATTGTCATTGTAATGGACATTTACAAAATTCATGGAATAAATATGGAGAAGAAAATTTTAAGTTTTATATATTAGAAAAATGTTCAAAAGATAATTTGGATGAAAAAGAAATATATTACATAGATACATTTAAAACATTAGATGAAAACTATGGATACAACGATAAAGATGGTGGACAAGACGGATCAGTTTCTAAGGAAGCTAATGAAAGAAAAAGCCAATCATTAAAAAAATATTACGAAGAAAATCCAAATAAAAAAGATGAACTTTCAAAAAGAGCCTTTAAGCAATGGAGTAATCCAAAAATAAAAGCAAAAATTCTTGGTGAAAATAATGGAATGTATGGTAAAACTCATACAAAAGAAGCAAGGCAGAAAATATCAGAAGCACAAAAAGGACATATTTCAAAATATAGAAATTTAACACCTGTATTGTGTATTGAAACAAATAAAATATATGAATGTTCTGCTGAAGCACAGAAACAATTAAAAATTACAACTTCTATATTGGAAGTGTGTAAAGGAAATAGAAAAACGGCTGGTGGTTATCACTGGCAATTTGTGGAAAATAATATATAAGTTAAACATAAAGATCTATCCAGCGTTTAGGTTCTGGTCAGTCTTATCATGTTGATACAGCAGTATATGGTATCAAGGTTGGTGGAGATATTCGTCTCTTCTTAACAGGTCGTAAGGATTGGGGTGCTTTCGTAGATGCGGTTGTTAAGGCTTATATTCAGAAGGTTCAGACACTCATTTCTTCTCAGTTTGCAAATGGTGTAAACCTTATTCCTGTTCCTGCTACTCTCAAGGGTACTGGTGCTTTAGCTGCCTCTACAAAGGCTCAGTTTGATGCAATTATCGAAAAGGTTGGTGCTGCTAACGAAAGCGGTGTTGTAATCATGGGTACTAAGACAGCGTTAAAGTCTCTTAATGCTCTTACAAAGGTTGATTGGGCTGATCCTGCTAATTCAATCAAGGAGTCTGTAGCAAACACAGGTATTATCGGTGGCTACGAAGGAACACCTCTTATGGAGATTCCACAGAAGTTTACTGATAAATCTCTTGCTACTCCTATCGTTGATAACAAGAAGCTCTATATCATGCCAGCAGTTGATGATAGATTTATCAAGTTTGTTGACTATGGAGAGACTGAACTTGAAGTAAACGAAAAGGGTGCTACTAAGGATGATATGCAGTCTTATGAGGTACAGAGACGTATGGGCGTTGCAACTCTTATGACTCGTTATCATGGTGAGTGGGATCTGTAAGATTTACTTATAGATTAATTATATGGAGAGTGGTAATCCACTCTCCTATTTTTGAAAGGAATTGAAAGGAAATGGCATATACAAAGAAAACTACTGCTACTACTGGTAGTACAGAAAAGGTAACAAAAACTACAGAAGTTAAAGAAGGTGTAAAAACATTTTCACCTGAAGATACTGTTCCATGTCGCTCATTAGTAAGTGGTGGACTTTATATTGAGGGAGCACGTTCACATATCCTTTATAGCTGGGCTGATTGTGGAGATGTAGTTGATGTTGAATATAGAGATTTAATTTATCTCGTTAGAACTCGTGAAGATGTAAACATTTATTCACCAAGAATTATTATTGAGGATGAAGATTTTGTTGAACAGAATAAGTCTGTAAAAGACTTATATGAGTCCATGTATGAAACAAGTGACTTAAATGAGATTTTAAATCTTCCTGTTCCGCAGATGTCAGAAACAATTAAAAAGCTTCCAAAAGGTGCGAGGGAAGCCCTTAAAGGTATTGCTTCTACAATGATTGAATCTCATGCACTTGATTCAGTCCACAGAATTAAGGCTCTTGATGAAATTTTTGGTACAAAAATGTTACTTACATTAGTTCAGGAATAGTAAAGGAGGCTCACAATGACGCTTCCATACGAAATAATTTTTTCACGAACAAGAGGACGAATTTCAGATATGAAAGAACTTTCTCTTGACGAAAATGATCTTAATGAAACATGGACTGAACGCTTACGCATGGTTGCAGGTGATGAACGAGTTATTAGAAAATTCGCTTCATTTAATATGGATGACGAAATCCAACAGATTGAATTTGAGATGCAATATCCTGTTAGCGATTTTGCAGATAAAGAATATGTTATAGGATTGTTTACTCTTGGAATGACAATTGAATGGTTAAAACCGCAGGTTGACTCTGCAAAATTTACTGCTAGAGCTTTAGGAACAAAAGAAGAAAAAAACATACAGAATCCATATAAAGATATGCAAAGTAGATTGGATACATTACAGCATGAATTTAGTAGAAAACTTGCAAGTCATGGATATATTAATAATTCATATGTGCGAGGTGAATAACTATGGAATATATATATGGTTCGTTCACTAAAAGACAAATTAAAGAAGCTGCACATGCAATGCATAACGATGTCCATAAGTTATTACTTTATAAGGATAATCGAATAGAAGAAAAAATATTTGAGAATGATGAAGCTTTTCTTATATTTTTTCAGAATGTCATGTTTAAATTTAGTGGAACAAAAACTCTATTTAATAATAATGGAATTATGGTCACACTAATGGCTACTTTGCAAGCCGCTTATGACGAAGTTACATCCGATGAGTTTGATTACATGACATTCCGTAGGGCTATTTTAGATAGTCACAATTACATTAAGCAGATGTTTGAAGGAGGTGTTGGTGATGCCAAGCTTACAGACAGCACGGCGAATCGCTAACGCCAAAACAAATAATGCGAAAACTTTAGGTCAAATTTATAAAGAAGAATCTGACTTTTTGATGGAAGAAACTTGGGATAACAGTATTGCTTCCAAGACTTGTTACATTTATGACTACTTTCATGATGACTTCTTCACAGATGAACATGGAATTACACGTTCACTTGCTGAAGGGATGACTTATGAAAATACTAATAAGACAAAGATAGATGCAAAGTTTATTATCAAATCTTATCAGTCAATGGACAAAGATCAAGTGGAATACTATCTTATGTTTCGTCCAAGTCAGCCTGTAAGATTCAATGAAGATGATGACCTTTATTATTATGAGACTGATTTTAGGAAACGCTATGGGGCAACATTTCCGATAGGACTTTTCGTGGACGTTCCAGATGATAGAGGAATTTATCATAAGTGGATTGTCTGTCGTGATGAACCTGCAAATCAGTTTCCAAAGTATCTGATTTTACCAGTAAATTACGAACTTACATGGATTGAAAAATCTAATGATAAGCGCATCAAGAGACGTATGTGGTGTTGTTTAAGACAGCAAAGCTCTTACACGATTGGAACTTACACAGACCGATATTTTACGCACACAGATAATCAGGATAAGATCTGGTTGCCAATGAACTCTATTACAGAGAAGTTTTGGTACACTTCTGAAGATTCTAAAAATATGCGAGTTGTAGTAAGTGCTTTAACAGAACATCCTACCGTATGGACAGTGACCAAGGTTGAAAATTCAATGCCGTTTGGTATTCAAAAACTTACTATATATACGGCATTTTGGAACGAGCATACTGATTATGTCAATCTTGAAACAGGTGAAATGTATGCGAACTATTTTGATTCCGAAATCGCCCCAACAGATCCATCTACTCCAACCACTCCCCCATCTTCCATTACAGCAAGAATTTCAGCATCCACTTCAACAATTAAAGTTGGTGGCTCTTATAAAAATCTTACAGTAAATCTATTCAGCGATTCCAATGAAGATATTACAACTGAATATTCTGATGCAACCTTTATATGGACTTGCTCAATTGACGATAAAGATTGGACTGATAAAGTTACATGGCGAACTGGTACAGAGTACAACCAAAAGAAAGTAAAGTTTCCTAACGACAGTTCCGTTATCGGCAAAATATTGTCTGTTAAGTGCAAGATTGTTAAGGATGACTTGTCGATTGAATCTGAAATTTTGCCGTTGGAATTAACTGAATAGGAGGTGTTTTTATTTGGCAGAAAAATTAGTTACAAAGAATGACTTGTTGAATAAGCTTCGTGCATATAAAGAATCTCCTGATGATGATGTAATTCTATACAAGCAAAAAATCAAGAATGCTTTGTTATCAAATCCATGTTTGTTATACTCTCTCAATGATAAAAAGTTAGAGTCTGAATTGTTCGACAAAAATGGAAATATCAATTGGGAGTGGAATGAAGATACAAAGCAATACGAACCTCTTGGTGAATGGGATAGATATTTCGGAAGCGATTCTCTTATTCGTCCATTTTTATTTATTCCAGATACACAGACAACGGTTAAATGTTATTTGTGTTATCAAGTAGGATTTAGAGACACAGCTAGACATAATTCAGGATTAAAAGATACGTTAATTGATTTTGCAATTTTTGTTCATGGTGATGATCGTATAGATAAACTTACTGGTATTCCAAGACACGATCTCATTGGTTCTATTATTAGAGAACGGTTTGCATGGTCTAATATTTTTGGTATGCAAGCTCATCTTGCACAAGATTATGAACAAACAGTTGATAATAATTACGTAGCTCGTTATCTCACATTCCAACTCACAGATTTAAACAGTAAGATTCAAACACCCTATGGTGGAAAATCACAAATGATGAATTACGGTATAAGGCGGTGATTGTTTGGATGTATTAGAAACATTGGATAGTCTTCAATCTGCTGCTGAAGAAGATATAAAAAAGAAACAAGAAAAAAGTCATAATCCAGAATACCATTTTGACAAACTTAAAATGTATTTTGGTGAAGATTATACAATAAATGGTATAACTATTTCAATTCCAACCATAGGAGATATTTTAAATATTGGCGAACCAAAATTTTACCAAGCAATCTCTCCCTTTCTGAGTAATTCTACTTCTATTCGAGTTCTTCTTTATGATGTATTTAAAAAAGACTGGAATAAAACAAAAGATATTGAAGTGTTTTATATCTTATATCAATTGCTCGAAGATAAAGAGCCGTTAAAGCTACTATTCAAAGATTTTAGTTTTGATGGATTTGAACTAATTCAAGCAAGAAAAAATGTTGACGATCCAGAATACAATCATCTTGCGCTTTTAAATCAAGATAAAAATATGATTATTTATGATGATGAATATATGGAAATTGCTGAATTTATTCGAGCGATGATGAATGTTCATCCAAAGGTTGAAAAGGCAAAAGGTAGAACAACAAAACAATGGATTTTACAAGAAGATAGAATGAAAGCAGAACAGGATGATAAAAAGAAAGGCATATCGACTCTTTTACCACTTGTTTCGAGTTGTATAAATCATCCTGGGTTTAAATATAAGTTGGAAGAATTAAAACAAGTGAATATATGTCAGTTTATGGATTCTGTAAACAGAATTCAAAAATACGAACAGGGAACGGCTGCATTACATGGGATCTATGGCGGTATGGTGTCAGCCAAAGATATTCCCGAAGACTTAATCAATTTTATGGGCGAATTATAATCGCTCATTTTTTATTGCATAAAAATAACAATTTTAAAGGAGGAAAATAATTATGGCATTTAAATTAGGTGACGTAATCGTAGATAGACTTCAGTTTGGTTACGGTGCAAAGTCTAATGGTACACCTCTGTATGCTTTAACACAGCTTACACAGGCAAATATTGATATTACTGCTGACTCAACAGATATCAATGATAAGGATGGAAACCTTGTATATCGTAAGTATACAGGTAAGAAAGGTGAGGTTACTGCAACTAACGCATTCCTTAATCTTGCTGTTGTAGAGACTATTTCTGCTACTGATGCCGAGATTGCAACCGCAGATAATGGTATTGTTATGCCGATGATTCAGATCGTAAAAGCTGGCGAGACATTGGATATTACGGGATTTGTTGAAGGTTCTATTCATGTAAATGCTCTTTCTACAAAAGGTTCTATGGGTAAGGACGAATTTAAGAAAGGATCTGCTGCTTCTGCTACTGAATATGCAATTAAGCATACTGATGAGGTAAAAGATCCAGGAGATCAGCATGTAACAACTCCTGCGAGTGATGTATTAACACCGCCTATTGCAGATGGTGAAACTCAGTATATTATAAAGTATAAGAAGACAATTAAGAGTGGAGCAAAGATTACTAATTCTGGTAAAAAGTTCCCTAAGTCTCATGAGTTGTTCTTCAAGGCACTTGTAGTAGATAAGTGTGAAACTGATGTATTAAAAGCAGCTATCATTCATATCCCTTCATTTATGCCAAGTCCTGAATTCTCACTTGCATTACAGGGTGGTGATTCTCAGACGATGGATTATAAGGGTTCTATGATGTTAAATGCTTGCTCTACAGACGGAGAACTTTTCTCTATTTATTATATTGATGAGGAAGAGGACGACATCGAATTATAAGGACACGTAGGGCAGTTAAATTACTGCCCTATTCTTACAAGGAGGAATAATGTCAAAGAAAGAATTGAGAACTTGTGTGCTTTGCGGTAAAACTTATTCGTTTTGTCCAGTTTGTAATCCAGAAGACCGTTTGAAGCCAACATGGTATTTTTGTTGGTGTTCAGATAATTGTCATGAAATTGACGAAGTGACTTCTGCTTTTGAAGATGGACGCATGACAGATATCGAAGCAAAAGCAAAATTAGAAAAATTAGATTTAAGCAGAAAAGAATACTTTGGCGAAAGTTATAAGAATTCTATCGTTTCTATTATGAAGGCAAAAGCACAAGTTATTAAGAAAGAAAATAAAAAGACAGAGGCTAAATCTGTCAAGGATGTTGTTACAAAAGTCGAAAAAGAGGCTGAACGTAATGTTGAATAGTGATTTTTAAATAAGGGATTATGACATACCACTATTCAATGTTGTAATCCCTATTTTTTACGTTATTCAATTGAGGGATAAAAAGGAATGATAATTGAAAGTAATTTAAAACCAAGAAATTACACCGAAAAAGAAGTTGTTCGTATATATAATCGAGATCAACAAACTTTTTACATCGACTCTAATGTTTATCCAGTGGATGTATATACAAGTTATAGCCCCAAATGTGAAAAGAAAATTATAATAATGACTTTTATTAGAAACGACACAAAAGAAGTTTATAAGAAATGGTGTAATCATGAATTAACATAGGAAGGAGGAAACTATTATGGCAGTAACTGAAAAAGATATTACATTGTGTGGTCATGGATCAGGAACACCGTCTACTAAAAATATGTATACATATCTTGAAAGCAGATACAAAAGCATTGCTCCAAACGGAAAACATAAGGGAGTTATTGCAGTAAGACGATTAAAAAAAATTACTGATTCTGGACGAAAAAAGTTTCATGACACATATAAAACTATTCTAGGTCGGAACTCATATAATCAGTCGTTACGATCATATGTATACACTCCATATAAGGGAAAGTATTATTCAGACTGCTCTTCTAGTGGATGTGCTACGTTTAAGAAAATTGGATATAGCGTACCGTTGCTAAATACGGCAGGAATTTATACAAGTTCATTGTTTGAAACTGTTCCAGTAAAGATTAAAAATGGTCATATTACAAATCCTGAAATTTTAAAGGTCGGAGATGCAATATTGTTTGTTGGAACTGATCCGTCTCGTCCAAAGCAGATAGGACATGTTGAGTTTATTTATACAATCACTTCTACAGCTAAGAAGCCTACATCAAATAAAGAAAATTCAAGTTATTATCCTAAGTGCGCAAGCATGTGTACTACTATCTCGTCTGCATTAGATAGTATCAAAGTAGATTCATCAAAAGCACATCGTACTAAAATTGCAAAAGCCAATGGAATTGTTGGGTATGTAGGAAGTTCATATCAAAACACACGACTTCTTTCATTATTAAAAGCAGGAAAACTCAAAAGAGTATAAATTATAGGAGGAAAAGTCATGAATAAAATTAACTGGAAAGTCCGTTTTAATAAAGAAAATATTTTATTTATTTCGCAAGTTATAATTTCTGTTGTAATTCCGATTCTTACGTACTTTGGTTTGCAAGCTTCAGATTTAACAACTTGGTCAAAAGTATGGGAAACATTTGTACAGGCAATTAGTAATCCATATGTAGTAGTAATGGTATTAGTTTCATTATTTAATGCAATTACAGATCCAACAACAAAGGGAATTGGAGATTCTTCTATTGCCCTAACTTACAACAAACCTAAAAATTAAGGCGGTGTGTTATGGATGAAATAAAAGCATTATTTAATCTTCCATATCCAACTATCATAATGGGTGTGTTTATTTTTATTCTTGGTGTTGATAAAATAGTGTATTTATTTTTAAAAATCAAAAAGACTCTTAGGATAAAATTCGGATTTGAAGAAGATAAGGAGACAACCGAAGATCGAATTACTGTTCTTGAAAAACATGATAATTGGCAGTACCGAGAGATAACAAAAATGTCCAAAGGTATAGAAAATATTGAAACTGAACTATTAGATAATAACTTAGAGAGAAAACGCAAGTATATTTTAGACTTCTGTTCATCTCTTTCTAATGGTCAGAAGCAAAATCGAGAAGCCTTTAACAATGTATTTAAAACATATAAAAATTATGAAGAATTATTAAGTGCTCATAATATGGAAAACGGTCAAGCCGAAGAAAGTATGAAATTTATTTCTGAAAAATATCAAGAATTCTTAAGAAATGGAGAATTTTAGCACTTCTATTATATCATAAATTTTCCTAAGTTAACTTGTAATTTTCTTATATATTATATGTATAAGTAAAATAATTTCATACATACTACATTATATGAAGAATAAAGTTGGAGAATACAGATGCAAATATAATATGTCTATATCAGAATTGTCGAAACGCAGTGGGATGTCTTCTACTGCCATATCTAATCTTGAAAATGAACACACTTCTGATATTCTTTTATCTCATGCAATTACTTTATCTCATATACTACAAGTAGATCTGTATGAACTATTCTGTATTAAACGATAGGAGGAATTGTATAATGGGAATGTATTTTAATTTGATTTGTGAAGAAATGGAAATTACTGGTGGAAAGGTTATTCATATTGATAAGAACATAGGGAATATGGATGAAGTACACAAAGTTGTATGTGAGAATATTGAAGAATATCCCAATGCCAAATGGGAACTTTATCCAATGATTATTAACAAATGACAAAATACATATAACAATTAAATATAAGAACTATGAAAGAGCGACTTCTTCGGAAGCTGCTCTTTTGTTATGTAAAGGAGTGAAAGGAAATAGCACAGAATCCAGGAAAGGTTTTTGAACAGTCGATTAAAGATTCTGTCCCAAATACATGTTGGATTTATCGCTTCAGGGATAATGCAGCATCGTTTGGGAATGGAAATAATACTAGATTTGCTAGTAGTAATATTTGTGATTATCTTCTATTTGATGATGATTCAAGGACATTGTATTTGCTCGAATTAAAATCAACTCAATCAACAAGTCTTCCATTATCAATGATTAGAGATAATCAAATTAAATCTCTGCAAGAAGCAAGTGAACATAATCTTGTCGCAGGATTTATTTGTAATTTTAGGAATGAAAACAACGACACATTCTTTATAGAAATCTGCGATTTCGTAAAGATGATGGAGAATATAAATAAGAAGTCGTTCAATATTAACGACTTGAAAAATAATAATGCTGTTCAAATAAATAGCAGAAAGAAACGAACTAGATATACATATGACATTCAGAAGTTTGTCAACGAGTCACATTTGTAAAGGAGAAAAAGGAATATGAAACTTTTAGAGTTTGTAGAAAAGTATAACAACATGGCAAATAACACATTAAAGGAACAGTTATTAAGTAAAATCAAAATTACACCATATGTGTCAATCATCAAGAAAGATGCTTACGCACAGTTGATTGTAGATAAGACAACATTTGAGCAAGAATCTTATGATGATAACGGAGTAACAAAATATCGTAAAACAGATAAGATTAGAGTAAATTCTGTTGCTCAGTATGTACAGTTTTGTCGTGCTGTTATTAAATTATATACCGACCTTGAGATTGACGAGGATGATAAAGGATTCATCAAGGGATATGATGCACTTAAATCATCTGGCTTACTTGATGTTTTAATGGTTGGTTCTGATAAAGCTGATCCACTTATTCCTATGAGTGAATTGAGTGAATTTAAAACCATTTTAACAATGAAGCAGTCAGATACTCAGTTTAATGAGACAACTACTCAGGCGTTTATTAGCAAACAGATTGGAAGGATTTCTGATTTGGCAAATGCTACTCTAACACAACTTGTTGATGTTGTAAGTAAAAAACTCGATGAGATTCCAAAAGAAGATTTGGAAGGAAAAATTCTTGAATTTGTTAAGAAAGGTAATTTCAAAGAAGTCTAAGTAAATTCAAATTTCTTGTAAAATAAACAGGCTCTATGCGTGTCACAGCGTATAGAGCTTTTCTTGTGGAGAGTGGTGATACTGCTCTCCTATTTTAGTGAATAAATAGTGAAATTATAGTGAAAATTTGGAGGTGATGATACATGGCTAAAGGTGATTTAGCATCAATGGTTTTAAAAGATATAAAACATGCAGAGAAACAATTGGCAAAAGAAGTTGCGCCTGAAATCAATAAATTATTCAAAGAATCTGTATACGATTCTCTAATAGATTGGTATAACGATTATTCACCAATGGAATATGTAAGAACTCAAAATTTTATGAATGTATATAATTCCGCTTATACATCAGCAAATGGCAATATTTTAACATTACAGGTTGATTCTTCGAGAATGAATGATTATCCAGGTTTTAGTAGACCACCATATCCAACGTATGAAAAACAACCATTACAAGCAAATACGGCATTCGATTATATGTTTATGAATGGTGAACATGGTCATGGTCGTTGGATGATGCATCAAAGTATACCTCCGTTTGATAGAGTCGATAGAGACTTTCGAAGTGGATTTGGAGGTCGTGTACAAAAAATTATAGATAATAAAGCAAAGAAAATATTATTTGGATAGGAGGTAATTTATGTCAGGAATAGCAAATTGGCAAGCTCAAATTCGTATTGACATTGAAGATTTAAAAAAACGAATTAAGGTTGCCGAAGGAGAAATTAATAATTTCACCAATGAAGATCGAAAAGTAAAATTAGATATAGACACAAAGACATTAGAAAGTGCTATTCAAAAACTTGATAAAATGCTTGACTCTCTTGGTAAAGGAACGGGTGATTTTAAACAGTTTGAGAATTTATCAAAAGAGTTATCAAGTATTGTATTAGAAGTACAAAGCTTAAGTAAAGCTTTTGGTAAAGTAGATGATTCTGGTGCGAAGACACTACTCTCTTCTATCCAAAATATTGATAAATCACTTTCTGAACTGAGTCAGAATATTCTCAATGTTAATAAAAACATTAGCAATATGGGCGGCAATACGAGTGGTGCTGTCAAACAAGTAGAGAATATTAGTAATGCATATCAAGATGCTGCCAAAGAAGCTGAGAAGTTGGCTGATGTACAGAGTAAGATTGGAAAGAAAACGAATATTTCATATACTTCTACAGAATCTGCTACTAATTCCATAAAAGAAGAGAATAGTGTATTAGAGCAGAATACTCAGAAAATTAAGGAAAATACACAGGCAAAAGAACAGAATGCAAATGTAAATCTTAATAAGTATGATAAACGGTTAGATTCTTATAATGGTAAGATTGATAAATACAAGACAACTATTGATAGATTTAATGATGGTGGTTGGTCAAGTGATACATATTTAAAAAATGTACAAGCTGTCAAGAATGCCGTTAATGAGTATGAAACTCTGCTTAATGAATTAAAGGGCAAAGATGCTAGTTTGGTGACAAGTGATGATATTTCCAAATTGGACGAGTATGAAAAGAAAATCAAAGATACTATCGCTACTGTCACTAATATGTCAGCTTCTGAAAAGGGATATAACTTTGTTTCTGGTCAGAAAGAATTAGACAAGATTCACAAACTTCTCAATGAAAATAGTAAGATGTCTTCTGAGGCAAAAGCTAAAATCAAAGCTTACTATGCAGAAATTGAAAGCGGTAATCCTAGTATGAGTCTTGACAAGATTCATGGTGAAATCTTAAAGATTTATAATGCTGAAGTTGAAGCTGGTCGTGCTGGCAGAACATTATGGGACACCTTAAAGAATAGCGGATTCCATCAGATTGCTGCGCAGATGGCAGGAATGGTTGGCGTGTATGATGTTATTAATCTTGGTAAAGAAGGTTTAAGTGTCGTAAGAGAACTTAATACCGCTCTCACAGAAATGCGAAAAGTATCTGATGAATCTTTGCAAAGTTTAAAAAATTATCAGAATACAACATTTGATACGGCAGATGCGGTTGGTACAACTGCAAAACAGATACAGACAAGCACTGCCGACTATATGCGATTGGGTGAGTCGCTTGATGAAGCTTCCGAAAGTGCGAAAACAGCAAATGTACTCCTGAATGTATCTGAATTTAATAATATTGAAGATGCAACTAAGTCACTTGTTGCTATGGGACAAGCGTATAAAGACTTAGATAAAATGACCATTGTTGATAAGCTTAATGAAGTAGGTAATAATTATGCAATATCAACAGATGAATTAGCCACTGCCCTTCAAAAATCATCAGCTACTCTCTCACTCATGGGAAATACGATTGATGAGGCTGCAAGTTTAGTCACTACAGCGAATGCAACGATTCAGGACGCAGATAGTGTTTCAGCAGGTTTACGCACGATTTCTCTTAGATTGGTTGGTACAGAAGAAGCCGAAGAAGAGCTTTCTGCAATGGATGAGGAAGTAGATGCTTTCGTAAAAGCAACAAATTCAAAAAAACAACAGATAATCAAAGATTATACTGCCGTAGCTTCTAACAATTATCAAGGTTTTGATATTCTTGATAGTAATGGAAATTATAAAAATACATATCAAATCCTCCTCGGTATAGCCAAAGTCTATAAAGAGATTCAGGAACAAGATAAAAAATTGGGAACAAATCATGCCACAGCTTTAATTGAAGAATTAGCGGGCAAAAACCGTTCGAATATTGCTTCAGCGATACTGCAAGATCCGACACAGCTTGAAGCTGTTAAGAAATCTTCAGAAGAAGCATTGGGATCAGCAAAAAACGAATTAAACTCTTATCTTGATAGTATTGATGGTAAAATGGCACAGTTGGAGAATCGTGCGCAGGAGTTCTGGTTTAAGGTGATAGACTCCGAAACTATTAAGAATGGTATTGATTTATTATCCACTCTGATTAAAGGTACTACTGATTTTGTAGATACAGTTGGATTGTTACCAACTATTCTTACAGGAATTGGAGCAGCATTATCTTTTAAAAATGTCGGCATTGATACGTTAGTGGCGTATTAATCAAATCATTGTTATTGTTTTGAACGTACCGACATCATAGGGTTTCTAACGGATACGTTAGTTTGGACTATGATAAGTATGCTATACATACGATAAACGAAGACGCAATATGCGAGGAAGGCTGTAAAACTCATGGTACTACTCTATTATAAGGAAACTAAATAGACATAGTAAAAATTCATGAATTCAGTTGGTTCGCAGGGATAGACCTTTAAAATGGTAAGCCCTCAGAGAGTGACAACCGTTGGTGGTAGTTATATGAAACGATGCTACTATAATATGCATTCCGTACTCATGACACGACATGTTAAATGATGTGAACTTATCTCATATCTCGTGTAAATCAGTTTGACCTCTCAGTTCCTAGAGGTAGATAAGATGGAACAAAACCAAGAAATCTTGATTTCAATCGAGTAAAATAGAGAATAATAAAATAGCACCACAAGTTGCTGTTCTTGTAGTGCTAATGTCTTTGAGATTATCGAAAATCAAAGACTCCCTATATTGTAACATTGGGGGTAGTACATAAAATTGGTCGTATGTACAAATTTATTGTATCAAATTACCACAATTTTACAATCCAGAACGTAAGTTTGTCGAATAATGCAGAAAGAAAAATATTCAAATTTTGAATAATTCTATTTACAAAATTTTACAATTATGCTATTGTGAAAATATAAAAATTTTTGTATTTTTTGAAGGAGGCAAACTGGATGGAAGATATTAAAACAAGTCCGAAAAGTTTAAGATCGTTGGTTGGTGAAATCAATAAGGGAAAATATAATTTTGACTTACCAATTCAACGTAGAGCTGGTATTTGGAAACCAAAAGAGAAGTCATTGTTTATTGATACTTTGTTAAGAAACTACCCTATCTACCCTGCACTTGTGAATAAACACAGTGACACAAAAGAGATTGATGTAGTTGATTTTAAGCAACGTTTTACTACAATCGCAGCCTTTGCTAATGACGAATTTAAATTGTCAAAGAATTTAAAACCATTAACAATTGATGGGACTGAATACGAAATCGCAGGAAAGAAATTTTCTAAGCTTGACGAAGCTGTTCAGTCAAGATTTAATGACAGAGATATTTCTATTATAACAATGACAGATGCAACCGAAGAAGAAATTGTTGATATTTTTGAAAGAATAAATATGGGACACCAACTTTCAAACGGACAGAAAAGAAGCACTATTGAAAGCAATGAAGTCAGAGAAATTATTTACTCTATTGCTGATCATCCATTCTTTGAAAAAGTTTTATCTCCTGCTCAGTTTAAAAAGAACCTTGACAGAGATATTGTTATTCAATGTTTAATGCTTACAGAAAAGACAGATAAAAACAATTTTACTTCATTTAGAGATGTAGATATGAATAAATTTATTATGTATTATAATGATAAGATTGCAGATCCAAATGAAAAACAATTTGCAGAAAAGAAAATTGAAAATCTGCGCAAAGCATTAGATAAGTTGAATGAAGAACTTCCAGAAGATGTAAAAATAAAAGCAAGTACAATTCCAATGTGTATTTATGGAATGTACCGTATGGTTAGAGATTCTAAATCTACTTCTAAATATATGGAATGGTTAAATGAATTCTTAGCATCATATGACACAAATTTGGATTACCTGCAATACTGTTCTAACGGTACATCAAATTCAGATATGGTAAATGGACGATTGCAGTTCTTTAAAGATGCTATAAAGGAAATTGGATAAAAGATAAAGAGTAGTCGATTGGCTACTCTTCTTTTATATTTATAAACATACGTTCTGATAGTATTCTGTCGATTATTGGTATATAATGGTAATTATAATACTTATGATTGGTGGACACTATTATGGATGTTGAAAAAGAACTTGAGTTAATAAATAAAAAGATTTTATCTATTAAGAATTTTGATATTATTAGTTTTGTATACAACTATAAAAGAATGGTTAATTCAATTTATCACTTTAATAACACAATAGGTAAGAATGCTAAAAATAATACTGAATTATCAAAGATAAAATATAATTTAAAGGGAATGGAACGTCCGTCAGAGGGAGATGTCTGTTACTTTTATATAGAAAATTCATACCCAAAAGAAATATACAATAGTCATTGGTGTTTAATATTAAAAGATTTTGGAAACACTATGTTAATAGTTCCGCTTGTATCTATTAAAAAAGAATCTGCTCCTGTTGATAAAACATGTGAAATGATAATAAGAGTTAAGAATTTTGAAGAAGAAGGATGTAGTAAATTAAAGGTGCATCAAATGTTTTGTGCCGATATTATGAGAATAAATCCTAATAAAAAAGTTTATAAAATACAAACACCATATGATTATGTAAAAAACAAAATAAAAGAATTAACAAATTTATCTTGACAACATATAATACATAATATATAATATGAATTGTAAATCAAGTTGCACAGAAATGTGTATACGAACTGCATATAAGTTTTTAGTAACTAATAAGAGACTAGAGCAATCTAGTCTCTTTCGCATTGTAAACATATATCATAAAAGACCTGCCATCTGACAAGTCTTCTACTCTCTTAATTCGAGGTGATAAATACGAATATTGATTTAACAAAACTTATTCCTCAACCTGACCTACGAAACCTATCTGACGTTTCGGAACTTCTGGAGCAGGTTTTTGGACAACCATTAAAAGAAAATTTAACTGTTGTACATGCTGTATCAGTTCCAACGGTTTGCCAGATGTGTCCTCTCCGTGGAAACAAACCAAATTGTAGCCAATGCAACCGATTTCTTTAACAAAAATGGTAATTGACTGATTAAATTGAACAATAGACATTGCTACATCTTCTGTATCAGGAAGTTTGTTTTGATAATCTCTGATTTCTTCATACAGATAATAAGCAACTTGTTCTGCGCTACTATCAAGCTGCATCTTGGAAGCATTTATTTCTATCTGACGATTAGCTTGGTTTTGCTGCATCTGTCTTTTAACTTCTGGTGATATAAAATCCATACGCATCAACCTTCTTTCGTAATATATTTGATAACCAAATTTTACCATTTTAAACAAAGAATTGATAGTCGGAACATACGTTTACCATTTTGCTCCACAATTTTTACAGTGCATTGTGTTTCTTACATCTGAACTGAACAATCCAAATATTACACCGCCAAATATTTTCTTACTAGTTGAAATCTTTTCTACATTAAGTGAGCCACAGGTAGGGCATTTTGGCATGTTCTTACCACTATTGCGAAAAGCTGTTTTAACATCCGCACCTTGACGTATTGCATCACCGATAGCCATATCTCGTTCATATTCGGCAGATTTTTGTGCTTTGATTCTATCTCTATTGTTAAATAGATATTCGTCAAATTCTGGTGAAGATTTTATACATTCTTCTATGAATTGGTCTTTTTTGCTTTCATTCAAATTATTTTTATAAATTTTTCCATTATATAGTAATAGATATTCTTCAGGAACTTCATATGTTATAGAGTTACAAATGTCACATTTTTTTGAATCTATAATTGTTCTTCCACATTTTTTACAATACATTAACATGATGACACACCTCCAATTTATGAAAATTGTATCACATATAATAAAATTCAACAAGTCCTCAAACAACTTGTAATAAAATAGTATGATATTCAAAACATTTGACAGTGATAAAGATACATTTTCATCGAAATTTGGAATATTGGGGAAATCATTTGAAGATATTGGAAATAGATTTAAAAAAGTTTCTGATGAATTAATTGTAACAAATGATTATACAATATCTAATATTGCAAATGCGTGGAAAAATTCTTCCGTTAAGAAAGACTTAAGTGATAAATTTATTATTACTAAATCTGATATACAAGATAAATTAAAAGATCTTTCTGTTTATGAAAAAAATCCGCAAGGTATTTTAGATAATCTATTGGAACAAAAAGAATTAGTTGATTCTAATCAGTCTAGTTGGCAAAAATACTTTGAAGGATTATCAGAAGGTGAAAAATGGCAAGTAAAATTTGTTCAAGAAAATGACTTAACTAAAGTATCTCTTGATGATGTAAAAAATGCTCAGAATGCAGCAAGGCAGTCTGCTATTGCTTACAATAATGGATTAGAGCAAATGACCATTGGTGCTAAAGCAGCTAATATTGCCTTAGAAGGATTAAAGATGGCGGCAAATATGATTGCTGGTATGCTTATCGCAGAAGGCATTCAATTAGCTGTTACAGCTATTGATAATTATATCCATCGTGTAGAAAAAGCCAATGAAGCAATGAATGAAGCTGTAAGTGAGTATGATTCTGCTAAAACAGCATTAAAAGACACAACTTCTCAATTAGAAGAACAAAATAAAAGTATTGATGAACTTAATAAAAAAGATAAACTCACATACGTTGAACAGGAAGAACTAGATAAATTAAAAGAAGCTACTCGACAGTTAGAACTTCAAAAAAATATTGAAGAAAAAGAGAAGGCTAATTCTGCGCGAGAGGCGGCAGATAAAACAGTAACTGCATTTAATAAACAATATGGGAAAGGTGATATTGATAAAAATGCGGTTGATACTCAACTTGCTCAGTCAAAAGCAACTGGCGTATTTCAGGAAGCTCGAAACAGCGATGATATTGTTGGCAATTTAGCATCTTTTGAATATTATACGGAGCAGATGGAAAAGACACAAAAGAGATATAACAAAGCTTTGAAATCTGGTTCTAAGGATGATATTAAGTATTATGAAGAGAATTTACAAGATTGTATTGATACTGTAGATGAATATACAACATCATTAAATAACAATATCGAAGATCTCACAAAGAAGAAGAACAATCTTCAAGATGCCTATGATAATGCTGTCAAAAAGAAGTCTAATGGAGAATCTTTGTCCTCCGATGAAAAAAATACAATTTCAAAATATCAAGAAATTGCAGACATAATTAAGTTAATCTACTCTTATACTGACAAAGCAGGATGGAATAATTCTCAGATTTCAGAAATTTTCAATACAAACGGAATTGAGAAATCAAAAGAAGATCTTAAACAATTGGCACAAGAAGGTAAGCTTACAGAGGAAGAATTACAAAAATATCCTAACCTTATGAATGCGATTAATAACGCAGAGTTTTTAGGGGAAAAAGATTCTAATCTTAAAGTTTTCTGTGATGATTTGAATGCTGGTGTGGATGCTATTGAAGATACGGGTAATGCTGCTGATTCTGCTGCCCCATCTATCGCTTCTTTTGACGAAGCATGGCTCAATCTCAAAAACACAGACGATTCCGATTTAAAAGGTGCGGCAGATGACCTTCTTGACCTTGCAAATGCAGGACAATTAACAGGAAACGCACTTGAAGGTTTGGCTGGTGGTCAGCAGTTGATGAATGAAACAGGTTTATCAGCAGAGGCACTTGCACAGAAAATAAATGGTCTTGTAAACGCTTCTACGCAGCTCTCTTCTATGTCTACACAGATTTCTAAGATATCTGATATGCTTGCTGACAAGAAAAATGGTACAGTTGCATCCGCTTCTGATTTAGCAGGATTTGATGTTTCAGTCCGTGGTCTTGAATCATGGGATGAGTTTGAAGAGGTAATGGGTAGTTCTGAATCTAGCATGGATCAGTGCCAGAAAGCGGCTAATGCTCTTGCTACTGAATGGGTAAATGATGGCAATTTTCTCGCTAATCTTACCGATGAAAACAAACAGTATTATATCACTCAGCTTGAAGATATGGGCGTTAAAAATGCCGAGCAAATTGTAACAGAGGCTTTGGCAAAAAAGGAAGAAGAACTTAGATTTGAAAAACTTCTTTCTGCCGATGCATCCACAGATTTGCAAAATGCCACAGTTGCTGATATTCTTAAACTTCAAAATCTTGGTGATATTACAGAACAGGAAAAGGCAAAACTTGCAGCTTTCACATTGGAAAAACAGTATTGTAACAAAAACACTATTGTAACTGATGCAGATTGTCAAAATATTTACACTCTTGCTAAAATGGCTGGTGCAGGTACAGAAGCTTTAAATAAACTTGCGGCATTAAAACAAAGATTATCAGACAATCCAATTATGTCTAATGAAATGCGCAATAATATTAACAATGCAATTCAAGACATTGTAAATGGTGTAACAACTTCTGCTGGTGCAAAATTAGATATACCACAAGTAAAAGTAAATTCTTCTGGTTCATCAAGTTATAAATCTCCGTCATCAAAAAAATCAAAATCCAAATCCAAAACAAAATCCGATGCAGCCGAAGTATTTGACTTTATTGAGATCAAACTTAATAATCTCACGGACAAGGCATCTAAGGCTAAAGACAAGATTGACGATCTTCTTACATTTGGTCAAAAGAAAAATCAGACTAAGAAAGCTATCGAAGCTACAACTAAAGCTATTACTGCACAGGAAAAGGCATATAAGAAATACATGGCATATGCCAATAAAGCCGCAAAAACACAGAATAGCAAAAAGACAACTTCATCATCTTCTTCTACAGGTGGAAATGCTGTATATGATACTGCTACAGATTATCTTGGACTGAAATATGTTTGGGGTGGTGCAAGTCTTACAAAAGGTGCGGATTGTTCTGGATTTACACAGCAGATTTACAAGAAGTTTGGTGTAAGTTTACCACATCATGCGGCTGACCAGGCTAAGATGGGGACAAAAATCACATCGAAGAAAAATTTGCAAGCTGGTGACTTAGTATTCTTTGGAAGCAAAAACAACATCACACATGTAGGTATTTATGGTGGAGACGGTAAGTTTATTGAATCCCCTCATACTGGCGCATCTGTAAGAGTTTCCAAGCTTTCATCTCGTAAGGATTTTGTATCTGGTTCACGTTTTAGCAAAATCAACAATGCAACATCTACATCTTCTAGCAGCGGAAAGAATGTAAAAAAGGTCAAAAAAGGTGTATCATCCAAGACACTGGAACATTACAAGAAACTTATCCGTAATGGTACATTGGACGCTGATGGAATCCAGACTATCAAAAATGAAAACCTGAAAAATGCCATGAAAGATTATCAGACTTGGTATGAAAAGGCAAAATCTTGCAAGGAACAGGTTACCAGTCTTACGGATCAGTTAAAGGATTTATATGAGACTTTAGCGAACAACCCGATTGACAGTGCTTCTGATAAGATTGAAAAACTTGGAACAAAGATGGATATTCTGAATGCCAAGGTAGGTAATCTTACATTTAATCCAACAAAGAAAATCGGTACGTCTGATATTGACAATCTGTATAAACAGATTATTAAAAACTACAATAGCCAGTTATCAGCTTCAAAAACTGCTTATACTGGTGCAACAAAGAGTTATAAATCCAATAAGAGTTCTCTTACAAAGTCTCTTAAAAAAACAAAAGCTAAAAACATTGGTCTTACTCAAAATGAATTTAATTCTATTAAGAGTAATTTAAAATCCAATAAGTCAATTTCGTATAATCTTATTAACAAGATTGAAAATGACACTCTTAGGAAAAAGTGCATAGCACATAATGAATATCTTCTTGCAAAGAATACCGCAACTGATAATTATAATCAGGCTAAAGAGGATCATACCTCTAATGTGCGTCAGACTAGGAAAGATCACTTTGATGAGGTACAGGCAAGATATGACAATAAAGCCGGGCTGATTGAGCAGAGAAAGAACGCTGTTTCCAATTCTCTTAGTATAGCTGAAGCAAAAGGTCTGTTAATAGGTGAAGCTTATTATACACGTCAAGCAGATGCCGTTAAGTCTGATATGCAGCTTAAACAGGAAGAAGCTGAAGAACTTGCAAAGAAATTATCTACGATTAAGTTTGGTAGCGATGAATGGTATGAAGCACAAGAAGCATTAAATGGTGTCTATGAATCTATTCAACAGGATGAGCAAGAACTTGCGGAGTTTCAAAAGTCTATCAATGAGTTGAAGTTTGATCGTTTTGACGAGTTACTTGATAAGCTTGGAGACATCACGGACGAGACAGATTTCTTAATTGACATGCTTGATTCTGACAATCTGTTTGACAGTGATACGGGAATGATTACGCAGGATGGTATTACTGCTATGGGATTGACCGCTCAGAATTATGATACATATCTTGCTGAGGCTCAGAAGTACAAAGATGCTATTGCTGATTTGAATGAGATGTATAATGAGGGCAAAATTGGTCTTAACGATTACAACTCTAAGTTGAGGACTTATCAGCAAGGTCAGCGTGATTCTATCAAGTCTGCTAATGAAGCGAAGAAGTCGTTAGCTGCTTATGTAAAGCAAGGATTAGATGCGCAGAATAATGCTTTGGAAGAAGCAATTTCGAAGAAAAAGGAATTGTTAGAAACAGACAAGTCCTTAAAAGAGTGGAATGATAAGTTAGCTGATTCTAATAAAAATATCGCTAAGTTAGAAAAGCAGATTGCGGCTTTGGAAGGCGACGATTCTGAAGAAAATCGGAAGAAATTACAACAACTTAAATCCGATCTTCAAGACGCACAGAAAGATAGATCGGACATGTTGTACGATCATTCTGTTTCCGATCAGGAAGATGCTCTCGATAAGATGCTTGAAAATAGCAAAAAACAAGCTGAAGACTACCTGAAAGATACAGATAAAGTTTTCTCTGATGCTCTCACATATGTAAATGCTAACTCTTCACAGGTTGCATCTAATATTGAGAAAATCGCAAAGGATACTGGTTACGATGTATCTACGTACATTGTGAATGCTTGGAAGGACGGTGGATCTGCTGTAGGCGATTATACAAGTACATTATCATCTAATGTGCCAAACATTACCGCACAGCTTAGTTTGATTGCGTCTTCATGGCAATCTATTTGTGATGCTGCCGATAGAGCTGCTGAAGCAAGTGCCAAGTATGCAGAGACAAATGTTACGGGAACACAAAGCGTTGGATCATCAAATGGTTCAGGAACTTCAAGCGGAAACGGTTCTGGTTCTTCCGAAAGTAACAATACCGATAAACAACAAGAGTTGAATAAACTCAGAAAGAAAGCAAGTGATATTACAGAATGGATATCTAAGCATTCAGTATCGGCAACGCACAAGAAATCGTATTACGGTGCTCTTAATCAGTATCTTTATGATAAACAGCATAAACAAGTTCTGAGTATAGCTAATGAAGTTGCCCTTGCGAAGAAACTTGGTGTATCTGTAAAAAGTGATTTGTCTGGTAAAAACGATAGAGAGAAAATTGCTTCAGCTCTCAAGAAACTTATAAAAGACGCTTCGTTTTCAACTGGCGGTGTGATTAAGGATCTTGTTAAACTTTCTGGTGAAGATGGTATTAGTTTCTTACAACGTGGCGAAGCTGTACTTTCTAAGGAACAGACGCAAGCGTTATTGAATTTTAAGCCTGTTATTCCACAGATTGATTCTATTATTAGCAATCTGAAGAACATTCCTATTGAGAAAGTTTCATCACAATCTCCTACTTATCAAATCGACAACAGAACGATTGTTGAAGGTGTCGCTACAGACCAGATTGTTAAGCAGATGGAAGGTGTCGCTCAAAAACAGGCTGAAAATGTAGTAAGAAAGATTAACCAAGCTACCTATACTAAAGGTGTAAGAAGATAGTTTATGGAGAGGATGTAATAGTCCTCTCCTATTTTAATGGAGGAAAACATATGTCAGAAGTGACTAATGAAAGAAAAGTAAGTATTCTCGAAAAACTGCTTCTTGAACGTGATGAACAGATTCGGAAGTTACAGGAAGAGAACACTGAATTAGAGAAAGAAATTGAAAGTTTTGGAAGTGATATCCAGGAATTGCAGGATATTATTTCTGAGACACAAAAGTTAAATAGAGAATTTTCTGGCACAAACAGAGAAATGAAAAAACTCAAAAAGAAATATGAAAAAGAAATGAAGAAAATGATGTAAAAAGAAAGGAGGTTACCATGACAATTCAAACTCGTGGTTTTACTTTTGATAGCATAACCTCCGATGAGCTTGGACTTATGGTGTGTGAATTCAATGGGAATACCTCATCTGAAACATCTGGTGGAAATATTGAATTTACCTTGACATCTGCTCCTATCAGAAATAGATGGTACAAAAGTGGAAATGCAAACTATTCAGAAGCGATTAAGTTTGAATTTCAAGTTATGAAACAGAATTTTGAGCCAATTGATTCATATGAATATTCTACTTATGCTAGATTATTACAACGAAAAGATGATTACAAAGAATTTACAATCACAAAGTCTGATTATGATACAGTACATTTTTATGTGCAATTAAATATTTCACCGATTCAAGTCGGTGGCGATATTATGGGGCTTAATATTACAGGCACTACAGATTCTCCGTATGCTTATGGACAAATGATTACAAAGAAAATTTCTACTAAAAATGGTATTGGTATGTTAAAGTTTGTAGATATGAGTGATGAAATTGGTTATATTTATCCCGATATAGAAATTGATATTTCCAGTGCTTGTAACCTCAAAATTACCAATGAAACATCGGGTGAAATTTTCAAGCTGAATAATTGCATCAATAATGAAGTTATAAAAATTGATGGAACAATCCTAGAAATCACTTCTACAGCCATATCCCATAAAATCTATAATGATACCAATTACAAATTTCCACGTATTGTAAACGACTTAAATAAAAGAACAAATGTATTCAAAATTGAAGGCAATTGCACTCTCACGATGAAATATAGACCAATAAGAAAGGTGGTGATCTAATGGCAGTTCAATCATTTAATTTGCCAGTTGATTTTTTGAATAATCTTGAAAAACCAATTATTTACATTGCAAAAAAGGATAAAACCTTTCTTGGTGCAGTAAGTATTTATGATGATTTATCTCTCACTTTTAATCTTAATGCATATCAGACTGCTTCTTTTAAAATCTATAGAGACATCAATGGTAATAAGTATGAACATTATGACGATTTTCAAGAAGACCGTCTAATTATGATTCAAGGCATTAGTTGGTATAAAATTCATGTGGAGACTAATATTGAGAATACAGGGATCTCAAAAAGTATTACAGCAAACTCATTGGAATGTACTTTGTGCAATAAGCGACTCATTGATTTTGAATGTAATACAGGCGAGATTTTGTATGACGATTATGTAAAGACCATCTTCTACGATCCTACAAACCCTAAAGGAAGTTTATTGCATCGAGTATTAAATGTTGCTCCGAGTTGGTCGGTTGGTCATGTAGATGCTACTCTTGCTAACAAACAGAGAAGTTTTGACGAGGACGATATAGATATATATTCATTTTTGACTGGTGATGTATCAGAAGCATTTAATTGTTTGTTTGTTTTCGATACATTCAATATGACTATAAATGCTTATGATTTAGACAATTATGGGGAAGATACAAATATCTATGTCTCAATGGATAATCTTGCGCAGTCTATGACAGAAAGCATTGATGAAAATAGCATTATTACATGCTATCGTGTCAATGGTGGTGACGGAATTTATATCAATGAAGTTAATCCTAATAGTACAAATAAAATTTACAATTTTGAGTATTACCTACCAGAAATGGAAGAATCTATTCAGAATAAGGTGAAAGCATATAATGAGAAATATCAGTCTTTAAAACCACAGTATGAAGAAATCATGAAACGTCTTGGCGATCAGATTGGTGTTATTCAGGAACTTGAAACGAGATTACCTGATAGTTTGGATTCTAAAGATTGGACGAAATATGGATTGGATTTTCTGGATTCAAAGGTTAAATCGTTCAAGAACATAGATGAAGTTTATTGTGCCCAAGGTATGAATAAGCCAAATTCTTTTAACTATAATCTGTATCAGCAAAATCTTGAGGATTTGAACAATGTTACTGCCGAATACAATAAAAGAAAGTCTGAGGTTGATTCTGCTACAGATGTATATAATTCTATTATCGCAGAAAGAAATGCTGTTCAATCTCAGTTGGATATGGATAAATGGTTTACTAAGGATGAATGGAAAACACTTGATTCTTATGTTGTAGAGGAAACATATAGTAATGATAACTATATCACCACAGATAATACAACAGACACAGAAAGATTTGATATTGAGCGACAGTTATTTGATGTTGCATGGAAAGATTTATCTAAAAAATGTAGACCACAATATCAATACTCTTCTACTCTTTCTAATGTTCTTACTATTCCACAATTCAAAGGATTCTTGAAATATTTCCAACTTGGCAATTTTATAAGAATGGCTACTGATTACGACACCGTTATTAAACTGAGATTGATTAGTTTTACTGTTGATTATAATGACACAAGTAAGATTGATGTAACTTTCTCTGATGCTATTCGTGTACATGATATTTATGAAGATGCATCTAGCATTCAAGCGCAAGCTAATTCGGCTGCTATGAGCTTTCAGTTTAACAAAGACCAATACGATAAGTCTGTAAATCAGAGTAACTTTGTTGAGGAAATGCGGAAATATGGATTAGATGTTGCAAATATTCCTGTAAAAAATCAACATCAATCATGGGACGAAACTGGAATGTGGTTCAGGCAATGGAATGAACAGAAGAATGACTTCGATCCCGAACAGATTAAGATTATTAACAACCAAATTGTATTTTCCGATGATGGTTTCAAGAGTGCAAAAATGGCTATCGGTAAGATACCCATTGATAAAAATGGTAATACTGTTTATGCCGTAAATGCCGAAGCGATTTTAGGAAAATTATTTTTGGGAGAATATCTTACGCTACAAAATAATTCAGGTACTTATAAATTTGATGATGCTGGTTTTATTGCTAAAAGTGGTAATAACTCTGTACGAATTCAACCGAATCAAAGTGAAGAATTATTTTCTATTTATAAGGGGAATAACAAACAGTTTTACGTTGACTCAGATGGTAATGTGCATTTTATGGGCGATTTGACTGGTTCTAGTGGCATTTTCAGCGGTCAGTTAAAAGGTGGCTCTATCTATCTTGGTAATGGGACATTTACGGTTGATAAAGATGGTAATTTAACCGCAAACAAAGGTACGTTTAGTGGAGATCTTATTGGTGGAAGTATTAATATAAACAATGGTAACTTTTTAGTGGATAAATATGGAAATATGAAAGCAAATGCGGGGTTAATTGGTGATTGGGGAATTACAAATGGATATTTATGGTATGATGGTGACTATGGAACAAGTATAATATCTCCAAGCTTAATACAGTTATTATCTAATGGAAATAATGACGGAACAATAATAAGTAATAATAGTATATTCTCTAATTCTATGAATTGTAATTATATAAATGGTTCTAACGAATTGAATATTCAATCAAATGTTATCAATCTAAAAGGTACAATTTTTGCAAACGGTGAACAACTTATCACTTCTTCTTCGCTTCCAAAAAGTACAAAAGATATCGAAGCATCTTACTCAGTTGCAGTTGGAACATATGGCGGTGGATCTAGGCTCATTGATTTTTCTAATTATAGTTCTGGTATTTTGACAGGAGCAACACCAGATTATGTTCAAACGTATGTAAATGAATATGTAGCAGATAAGTTGTCTGAAGTATATCGTAAAATGGTTACTGCATCTGACTTAAGTGGTTATGCAACAAAATCATGGTGTAATAGCACGTTCAAAAAGAAATAAAGAAAGGGTTAATATGGAACAAAAACAGAATAATACACAAACACTGGAAGTTGTTTCTTATCCAAAAGATAAGATTCAGCTTCTTTTTAATATACTGAACTCTATGAGTTTTATAGGGATTCAGCAAGCACAGGGAATCGCACAGATTAGTGTAATTCTTAACAACCCAATTGTAGAGGATAAAACAGAAAATGTAACAAAGGAGTCACAAAATAATGAGGTAAAGTAAATGTCATGTGAAGTATTTAACAATTCAGACTTTGGTATGATTGGTGGATGTCGGCAGACATTTAGTGTAGATTTATATGATATTCTTGATGAAGAATATCATATTGCTGCATCTTCATGTGAATGGCGTTTGGCTAAATATGGAGAAACAGAAGTCTTAGCAACCGAATCAACTGTCAAAGGTACAATAAATATTACAGATAACATAATTCAAATAACAATTCCCTCTTCTGATACACAGAACTTATTTGGTAAATTTACACATCAGTTGGTTATTACAGATAAGTTGGGAAATCAATTCGTAGCCGACCTCGGCAAAATTTCAATCAAACCCATGATCAAGTAAATAAGGAGGATTCGTAATGATTAATACATACGAAAAAAATCAAATTCTTAATAATATTTTTCGCAATGGAGAAAAGACAATTTATATTGGTGTAAGTAAAACTGCTCCAAGTGAAGACGGAACTAATTGTACTGAGCCTACGGTTTCTAGTTATAAGCGTTTTGCTGCAAAATGTGATGCAACTAATTGGAACGAATCTGTTCAAGGTTCGACTACAAATTCTGTAGTATTTCGTTTTGATGAAGCACAGGAGTCATGGACAACTGCAGCGTCACCTGTAACTCATTGGGTAATTTTTGATGCCGCCACTGGTGGAAATATGATGTTCTATGGAGAGCTTATGAGAGCACAGGAAATTCCTGCTGGTGCAGTTCTTGAAATCCCAGCAGAAGGACTAACGACTACTGTACTGAACGCATAAAAGAAAACGAGGTGAAGTATGCGAATAAACTATCACATTTTATCATCCAAGATTTCGGATAGACAAACATTTCGTGAGTATATTCATGGTGCTTCACGATATACTCAGCTTGTTAATACGAGTTTTATTAAAATTAAAAACTCTATTAAAACAGCATTAAAAGCAATATTAAAGCCACGCATAAACAACGTGGCTTTTAGTAATTCAAAATTTCTAACAAGAGTCTTGTTTTTGTTCCATGCAAAATCAAGAAATGAGATTAAGTTTGATGATGATTCAACATTTTTAATTCGTGAAAATGTCAAAAGTAAAGAAGAAAACACAATAAAGATAGAGAATAAAAATACATCCTCTTTCATAGTTTCTAAAATAATTAAATCCAAAAACAATTCTGATATTGTTGTACAGGGCAACAATTCTTCCCTTTTATTAAGCGAAAAACTGAAAATTGATAATAATAATAATATTCAGGTTAAGAACAACGAAGTTCATATGCAGATAGGCGTTTTTAATAAATCAAATGAAGATAATAAAATCAATTTTACAAATGGGAAGGTCAATATGTCTGCTGGTTATTTGATACGATTAAAAATGATGAGTGGATCATTAAATAGTTATTATAATCAAACAATCTCAGAAACAGGCAGAAAGAAAATAGTTTAAAAGGAGGAAATATATGTCAGAAATATTAAGTAACACTGGCGTTAAGTTGTGGGCTGAAACAGATTACAGCGAATTATGGTTGACTGTATTTGATCAACTTACAGGTCAAGGTGGTAAAAGCAATATTCGACTGATTGATGAGGCTATTGGCAAAATTAATGACACTCTTGACGGTTACAAATTTGAATTTTCCTCTGATGAGGATAGACTGTATATCTCTAAAGGAGATTCAAAGTTACCAGTTTCGTTAATTGATTCAAACGGTCACGTTGCGTCAAAAGTTGATGGTACTACTATTACTATTGACGAAAGCGGTGTTGTAAAAGGAATTCCTGTAGACGATGCTTTATCAGAAATTTCAACAAATCCTTTACAGAATAAAGTGATTGCTGGCGAATTAAAAAGCATTAAATCTAAGATTGGAACAGATGAATCAACAATAAAAAGCAACACGAAAAGAATTGAAGCTAATGAAACGGCGATTTCAACGCTTAATGGAACGGGAAATGGTTCGGTAAAAAAAGCAGTTTCGGATGGAATTGCAAAGGTTGTAGCTGGTGCACCTGAAGATTTTGATACATTAAAGGAAATGTCTGATTGGATTTCTACACATGAAACAAGTGCGTCTGCCATGAATAGTGCCATTAAGGATAATAAGAGTGCTATTACAGCATTACAGATTGGTAAAGCGGATAAGACGGAAATTCCAATAGTTCCAACAAATGTATCTGAGTTTACAAATGATGCAGGATATCTTACTGAACATCAAGATATCTCTAATCTTGTTGTAAAGGAAGAAGGTAAGGGATTATCTTCTAATGATTATACAAGCGAAGAAAAGACTAAGCTTGGTGGTGTTGGAACTTCGCAGGGAAGAAATATTATACCATATCCGTATTCTCAAACCACTAAAACTGTATATGGAGTAACATTTACAGATAATAAAGATGGTTCTATCGGTATTTCTGGAACGCAAGATGGCAGTACATCAAGACCTTATATGGGTGTTGGTATATGGTGGGGTACAGATAAAAAAGAGGGCAACATTAAAATTGATGCCAATACTTATTTTACTATTTCTGCTAATTGTAGCTCTGACAATGCAGGGATTCGCTATTACGTTTATGATGAAAGTGGTTCAAAATTAGCTGATAATATAGTTTATGGTACAGCGACAAAAACATTAAAATTTGATGTTGATACTTGGGTTGCTTTATGTATTGAAACTGCCGCTAATAGCGAAACTTATGATTGTATATGCAAACCTCAATTAGAGTTAGGTACTATTGCTCATGCTTATGAACCATCAATAGAGAGCAATGTAAATCTGAAAAAAGAAATTGACAAAACTTCGACTTTGCAAGGACAGAATCTAATACCTTATCCATATGACGGAACCGAAGGGAATACTAACGGTATCACTTGGACTGTAAACGATGACGGGTCTGTAACTGCTAATGGCACGGCTAGTAAAGAGGCACCGTATTCATTGATATATCCATATAATTTATCTACCATGAAATCGCTTCAGTTAGGAAATACCTATATTATTAGCGATGGGCTCACTGATGAACAGCATACAAACGTTGGCTATATGCAGCTTGTTCGTTATGATAAAAACAATCCTACCAATTGGAAGTACGGAGTTTCTTCAATGAAAGGAACTGAAATATATACAGCAAATGATGAGAATACTCTCCAGTATGGAATAAGGTTGATTATTCGAAACGGCGCAACTGCTAATAATATTACATTTAAGCCAATGCTTGAAGTAGGTACGATGTCGCATGAATATCAACCTACTACGATTAGCAATACTTCTTTAAATGAAAGATTATCAGATCAGCAAGGGCAGAATTTAATACCTTATCCATATTATAGACCGGATAGTTATACGAATAACGGTATCACTTGGACAGTAAACGAAGATGGGTCTGTAACTGCTAACGGTACAGCTACGGCTACCGCGCACTATACTGTTTTTATAGGCAAGTTAGGATTAGAAATTGGAAAAAATTACGTGTTGACGATAACTACAGTCAAAGGACAAGCATCTTTATATTTAGCCAATAAAAACAAACAAAATATAAATACGGACATTGCTGCTTGCCGTACTGTTAATAATTCAACATTAAGTGTTATTTTTAAGTATTCGCAAACCGATGACTTTGATCGTGATGAACTTGGTTTATATATTGTAGCTGGTACTACTTTAACTAACTGTATTATAAAATTCCAGTTAGAACGTGGCACTATAAGACACGAATACCAGCCTACAACTCTTAGTAACCCTACGCTGAAAAAGGAGATCGGAAGCGCACTGCAACCGGAAAGTATCGTAAATAACCAGACAACGACTGTGGTGGGATTTGCACTGGACGCAAGGCAGGCGAACCCGAATATTGATGGATCGCTCGCAAAGCAGATAAGTGATTTAAACGGCAGTCTAAATAGTAAGAAAATACCATCATTTGGCATCGAAAACATATTTACTGGAAACCCGTTTTGTATAGTCAACAATGGTTCCGATGTAATAAGTGTACAAACCGATTGGGATATAGACAATGGCGGCTATAGGGTCAAAAACATAAAGTATCCTACAGGAACGACTACTAATCTTATGGTCTCATTATCGTTACCTGCTAATAGCATTGTTATTGTTGATGTAAATACACTTAATGGAGAGAATATTGATATACAAGGATCACTCATTAGAAGTAACTTTACAAGTAGCCCAAAAAATTGGAATTTATCAATTATATTCACTGGGCGTACAAACCAAACACTTACAGATATTAGATACATGCCGTTAGTTATCCACTTAGGTTAAAGAAAGGTTTCCCATAACATGTTGTGCCTAATGCTTCGTTTCCATCTAATGTATTAGCTCTTTTTATTGTTGTATTTAAACTGCCGTTTAAGAAAATATATCGAACAAATATTCGAACGCAACTTATTAACCATTTTTTATCATAGAAAGGAAAAAATAATATGGATAAAATTATTTTAAAAGATCAGACCAGCTTTGAAATTGCCGATGGTGCAAGCCTTGGAAACATCCAGATCCAGTCCAAAAATTTTGACGGGATTAAAACGATCACGGACACTTTTGCAGAGAACAACATTGCGGAAGTGACCTTTAAACACAATGATGAGGTATCTGGAAAATACACCGATCTGAAGTGTGATGGGTTTACATACGCACCGAATACGGACGAGGCCGGCAAGGAAGATGGAACCTACACGGTTACTATCAGGCTGCGAACCAAAAATGAAATCGAAAAACGTCTGGATTCATTGGAAAAAGGTCACATTGCAAACGCTACTGCTATTGATTCAATCATCACAGATATTATTCCAGGTATGGAAGATACTGAAGGTGCTGAATAAATATATTTCAAAGGAGGATTTTAATATGGAAACATTTATGGCAACAAGAATTGAAGAAGCAAGAGGAACTAGTCTTGAAAAGGGACAGGCAAAGTACAGAGCATATTTCGTAAGAAAGAGTGCCGCAAAACTGTATGGACGTTATCAGGATACTGTAAATAGTATCTTGGAACTTGATGGATTCTCAGATTGTATTGTATCTGAATAATCTTATCTACAACTGAATATTGAATAACCGAACCTCCGTTCTAAAATCAATTCCATTTATTTCCAAATGGAGAATATATATGTAGAACATATAAATTTTGATTTAGGATGGAGGTATTTTTTTACGTTATGGAAGAGAAATTTAGATTAGAATTATTATCAATGATTGACAGATTTGCAGATGATAATACTGTAATGATGATAGATGGATGTGTTTGTAGATTATTAAGAAAATATGATATAAATGAGAAACATACAGAATTGTGTGTACTTGAAAATGAGAATGAGAAAATTCTTAATACATATAGAGCTTCTTTGCGTCTTGAAGGTCGTTCACCCAGTACAATTTATCAGTATATGGATTCGATTAAGCACACGTTAGATGATCTTGGAAACAAAAATATAAAGGATATTACTACAAACGACATTAGATGGGCACTCTCATTGTATCAGCAAAGAGTTTCAAATACTACTACTAATAATAGGAGAAAAAACCTTTCTGCGTTCTTTAGATGGTTGACTCTTGAAGAAATTATTCCAAAGAATCCTATGTTGAAAATCCATGAGATTAAGTCTCGATATGTCACAAAGAAACCATTCTCTGATGAAGATGTAGAAAAGCTTTTAGATAACTGCGATACAATTAAAAATCGTGCGTTATTAGAATTTATGTTTTCTACTGGATGTCGAGTTTCTGAAGTACAGAATGTTAACCGTGAGGACATTGATTTTAAATCGGGCGAATGTACTGTCGTTGGAAAAGGCAACAAAGAAAGGACGGTTTATATATCTGAACGCTCTATGTATTATATCAAAGAATATATTATGACTAGAAAAGACAATCTTGAACCATTATTTTTAAATGATCATGGGACACGATTATCCAAGGAAAGCATTAGACAAAGATTACATAAAATTGGAGATGTGGCAAACGTGACAAATGTTCATCCGCACAGATGCAGACGTACAATGGCAACAGAATTAGCTCGTAAAGGTATGCCAATTCAGTATGTTCAACAAATTCTTGGTCATGCTAAGTTGGATACTACAATGATTTATTGTATTTGTGATAAGAAAAATGTTAGAAATGAATTTAATAAGGTTATGTAAGTGGCGTATATGAATGTGCAAATACACGCCAAACAAGAAAGGAATACGCACAAAATTAAACAATTTTTGCGCATTGATAGTATGTATTGACTTGAATTGTATTATACAAAGAACTTTTGTTCGACAATGTTGTTTTAAACGGCAGTTTAAAAATGATAGATTGTGGCCGTGGTGTTTTTAGTAAATCAGATTCGGCTATAGATGCTGACACTATGGTAAGTGCCGAAGTAACATTTAACAAAATGTTTGAAAAAAAGCCAATCGTTGTAGTCTCATGGGGAGACTATGATTCTTCTTCCTATTTCGATACTGGTGTGATTGTTGATACAAGGCATTTAACCAACGTTGGTTTTAATGCAGTTGCAAGAACCAAACATGCTGATGTATGGAAATATAATTGGTATTTTTATTGGATAGCTATTGCTAACTAATACTATACAATGGTTACCCATTCACTCCATTCGGTAGATTTATTTTTGACTCTGCTATATATTTTATTGTCCCAGTATGTTATTCGCAGTTGCCGTTGGTACCTGCTATCGTTTTTATATCCTAGCAACATCCCAACACCGCCAGATATAATCGCAAGATAGCAAATATCATTAAAATGGATGCTACTTAGTTCAGCATCGAGCGCTTCAAGACTATTACCAGTAAATACTTTAAAGTTACTTAAACTGCCGTTTAAAGAAGATTATCGAATATATGTTCGTATATTTATAGAAATCTGTAGACATACGAATATGTATTCTGTTATAATGTCATAATATAGCAGAGGTGATAATATGAAACAAGGTGATACTGCATGGATTATAGAAAACAATAGAACTGTTCGGGAATGTAAAATAGTTCGTATTAATGGGAATTTGGTGATTATACGTTTCACTGATGGGTGTGGTACTCAATTGCCTTTAAAACGTTTGTATGAGACTCAGGAAGATGCCTATGAAGAATTAAGCTACAATGATACGCTCTCACGGATTCAAGTTGAATATGACACAGAGAATAGACGAAAATGGAACGGACAGATGTTGTAATATGATGTAATAATAATTTAGGGACAAATAGATGAATTTCTATTTGTCCCTATTTTTTACGATTTTGCAAAAGTTCTTTGCGATTGAATTGTTATATTATTTTGTCTCCATTTGATTCTTAGTAATCTCCATTTTGTCTCCATTGATATATAAAACTATATCAATTTATACGAAAATATATCAACTTATCTTGGTTTCTCATTTTTTAAAATTATTGTCATACCCTTTAAATACCGCTATTTCCCAATGATTTCATCGGTATTGATAAACTCATACGGTGTCTGCTGGTAAACGTAATAAGATACTCATAAAGTCAAAAAACTAATGTTACAAATGTTGATTTTAAGCCATTTTACAAGATTTGTCTCCACGAGTACCAATTATACCACCATTGAATCTCCACGAAAAGAAACAATTTTGTTATTTGAAGCCATATTTTCGAACTGTTTTTCTGCTAATTCATCGCCATATTCTGAAATTCGATCAAGCTCCTTAGACACTTTATCCATCTCTGTCTCCATCTGTTTTGGCATAACTGATGTATACAAATCCATTGTCATTTGCAGAGATGCGTGTCCTAGATATGCTTGGACTGTTTTTGGTGCAATACCAGCTTCAAAACAACGTGTCGCAAATGTGTGTCTAAAACAATGCGCAGAGAATGGTTCTATTTCATCCAGATAATCTTTTGTAAGATTTACCTCTTCTATAATTTTGTTAATTGCTTGACATACAACTTGAGAATTTAATGGTGTGTTGAATTTTGACGTAAATAACAAATCAGCATACTTATCGTCAATTTTCTTTGTAATGGGTTGTTTGGCAGCAACAATAGACTTTTGAACAAATTGTTTCTTTAATGCTATTTCGCACTGCCTGTTGATTGGTATATCTCTTAAGCTAGTTCTTGTTTTGGGTTTTTCAAAATGATATTCCTTTTGACTGTCGCTTTCATATTTCTGATATACGAGAGTTCTAGTTATATGAATTACTCTACTATCCCAGTCAACATCTGTCCATCTTAAAGCAGCAAGTTCTCCAATCCTCATTCCTGTTGATACTGCCGTAACAAACAGATTGTCATAAAATGTTCCCTTACAACAATCAAAGAATACCGTTTGTTCATCCTGTGACAAAACTCTTACATTTTTTTCTTCATCTCTTTTTAATGATATTCCTTTTGCTGGATTCTTTCGCACATATTCGTTAATCATAGCTTTGTTAAAAATATCAACAAGAAGAATTTTTACCTTGTTGCACGTTTCGTATTGATACCCACTACTCTTTAATTCTTTGATAAGTTGTTTGATTTGATATTGAGTAATACTTCCTAATTGAAAATTCCCAAGACTCGGAGATATATGCTTATAATATACATTATTATAATGTCTTTTTGTGTTTTCACGAATAATATCAAACTTGTAAACGTTCATCCATTTCTTATACCATTCGTCAAGTGTTATATTGTCTTTTACGTTTATTTGCTTGTCATTTTCGTAAATCGCTTCATTATATCTCTTTTTAACATCTTTTAGATCTCTGCCTGAAATTGATACCCTTTTACCAAATCTATCTATATATCTTGCTTCATACCTCCCATTCTTTTTCTGTATTATTCCTTGTCCCAATTCTTTTCCTTTAAGATCTTTGCCCAATCGTATTTCCTCCTTGTATATGGCAAAGAACTTTTGCATGACTGTATTATATCACACAAAAGTTCTTTTTACCAAATTAAATAAAATGCTTTCCAGCTAAATATTTCTCAAATTCAACCCTTTTTACTAGATGTTTGTTTCCTACTTTTAATAGGAAGGGACATGCTTTTTCGGAAAGCAATTTTCTAATTGTTGTTTCTCCAATATTAGAGTATGTTGATGCTTCTGGAATCGTAAGATTTATTTTATCTTTAATTTCAACCGCCTGTTTTATGTATATCACCTCTTTACTTTCGTCCTGTAGAACCAAAACCACCTCTGTTTGTTTCATCTAAACGTTCTACTTCCTCAAACTCAATCTCTGGCTGAATTTTATTAATACGGAACTGGCAGATTCTATCGTTTTTATGAATTACTGTGGCATCCATAGCAATCACAGGAAGTTTCCATTCATCTGCGTCTCCCGAATATGAATTATCAATTACTGCAAAACAATTTGTCTGTAAGATTTTAAAGTTTTTATATGTACTGCTACGTGGTACAATATTGGCTTCATATCCGTCTGGTAGTTTCATTCCAACTCCAAGTGGGATTAGACGAAATTCACCTTTCTTCAGATGGATTGTTTCGGCTGAACGAAGGTCAATCCAATCTCCTTTGCTGATTTTCTCAATTTTATCAATATCCTCATCAAAATATTTAATTTTAATTTTCTCCATTTGTTTTATTCTCCTTGTCTTTGAAAATTTTGTTCATATCTAAAATATAATTAAACATATCTTTTATTATTGGATATATAGCTAGAAATACAATAATTGCGCCAAATATGACTCCAAGAAAAAATAACAGAAACCCCATAATACTATTCATTTACAACACCTTTAATCTCATCCACATAAGCATCAAACCCATTGTCGCAATCTCTTGTCTTAACCATTGCCATTCCGCTTTGAACAAATACTGCTTCTACAGTACATTCAACAAGAACTTTATCGCCTTTCTTTAATTTGTATAAATCTTCCATTTTCATATTTGTATTACCTCCTTTAATCGCAATATAAAACCATTTTGTTCTGAGCAAGAGACTGCTTTACATCAATAACATGCTGATTCTTACTACCACGATAAGCAAGTGTGAGATCTTTCTGCTCATCTATATATTCTCCGTCTATCACGACATCACATAAAGAAATTATCCGCTTGCGTTTTTCCATCAATCCATCATTATAAGATTCTTCAATATAATCAAAATCATCTGTTTCTACAGGTTGATAATTCATTATGTAATTCCATCGAAAACCTGTATATAACCAGATAGTTTTCTCAGGTAAAGAAATACGGATTTCTTGGACTAATTTGAGGACTTCATCAAGGTTCTGTTCGGCTAAACACTCACCACCAAGAAATGATACTCGTTTAATATATGGTCTATCAATTAATTTCATAAATCTATCTTTTATTTCTTCTGTCCATTCTTTACCACCATTAAAATCCCATGTATCAGAATTAAAACAATTTTTACAGCGAAATGGACAACCTTGGACGAAGAGGGAGACTCCAACTCCCTCTCCATTAGAAATGTCAAGATTGCGCATACTTGAATATCTCATATTATTCCTCCTCAATATCGTCAAGATGCGGTACTCTATCATGAATATCACCAAGTCTACCCTGATTCCATCCATTACGTGCCGTACCTTTGTATCCACAAGTTCTACGAGTAATATCCATAGTTCTTACATCTCTATTACCACAATTAGGACACTCCCAAATCAACTTACCACCTTCATCAATAAGCTTGATTTCTTTGCTCCATCCACATTTCTGACAATAATCACTCTTGGTATTTAATTCAGCATACATATTATTGTTATAAATGAATTTTATCACTTCAAGTACAGCAGGAATATTATTCTCCATATTTGGACACTCGATATATGAAATACTTCCACCTGGACTTAATCTTTGGAATTTAGCTTCAATACGAAGCTTCTCAAAGGCATCAATATGTATAAATACTGGGATATGATAAGAATTTGTGATGTATGTACGATCTGTAACTCCTTCAATAATGCCAAATCTCTCTTTTAGTTTTTTTGCAAACTTTTCCGTAGTTGCCTCCAATGGAGTTCCGTATAAGCTGTAATCAATATTTTCATCTATTTTCCATTGAGAGCATTTATTATTCAATGCTTGCATTACTTCAAGACCGAATTTTTCTCCAATACCCTCATCACAATGATAATGTCCAGTCATATACTTAACGCATTCAGCAAGTCCTGCATAACCAAGGGATAAAGTTGAATAGCCACCAAAAAGTAGTTTGTCAATTGGTTCACCCTTTTTAAGTCTTGCAAATGCTCCGTGTTGCCAAAGAATAGGAGCAACATCTGACTTTGTTCCACGTAATCTTCGATGTCTAATCTTTAATGCTTTATGACATAACTCTGTACGTTCGTCAAATATACGCCAAAATTCATTGAAATCTCCACCTGATGATAATGCAATATCTGGCAATGATACAGTTACAACCCCAGAATTGAAGCGTCCATAGAATTTCGGTTTACCGTTTTCATCATGCCATACTGTTAAAGCACTTCTACACCCCATTACAGGATAACAGTTGCCATCTTTCATCTCTTTCATAATTTTTTCCGAGATATAATCAGGAGTTAATCTCTTCATAGAACACTTAGCTGCCATCTCAGTAAGATACCAATATTTATCTTCTTCATGGATATTGTCCTCCTGAAGAACATAAATAACTTTTGGAAATGCAGGTGTAATGTAAACACCTTCTTCATTCTTTACACCAAGGTAGCTTTGACGAAGTTCCTCTTCAATTAACATAGCTAAATCATCTTTTTCTCTCTGATTATGTGCTTCATTGAGATACATAAATAATGTAATAAATGGAGCTTGTCCGTTAGTTGTCATGAGTGTTGTGATTTGATACTGAATTGTCTGAATACCTTTTTCAATCTCTTTTTTCAAGCGTTCTTCTGCAATTTTATTAATTACATTCTCTAATTCTTTTCCTACTAAAAGAGTATTAGCAATGTCACATAACTCATGTTCTACTTCTTTCTTAATTTTCTGTCTTGAAATATCTACGAATGGAGCAAGATGTGCTAAAGAAATGCTCTGTCCTCCATACTGACTTGAAGCGACCTGTGCAATAATTTGTGTTGCAACTGTACATGCTGTAGAAAAACTATGTGGTTTTTCAATCAATGTTTCGCTAATTACCGTACCGTTTTGTAACATATCCTCAAGATTAATAAGACAGCAGTTGTTCATATACTGAATAAGATAATCAAGATCGTGTACATGAATCAACCCATCATCATGAGCTTGTACTATTTCAGGTGGTAGGATATACCTTCTTGATGCATCTTTACTTACAATTCCTGCTAAATAATCTCTTTGTGTTGTATTAAGTCTTGGGTTTTTATTAGAGTTTTCATTATTCCAATAGTCACTTTCCCCACTCAATAATTCTGTAATTTCTGTATCAATTGTATTCTCATTCTCTCTCTGAAACTCACGAATACTTCTATATCCTTCATATGCTTTTGCAGTAAGTCTCTGTTTTTTGGTGATTAATTTATCATAAACCATTGATTCAATATCAGAGACACTTACTTCGTCTTTGTCCTTACACTCTTCTTCAATCTCATTTGCAATGTCATCTGCAATCTTTGGTTTTATAATACCTGAACCATTTTTCATTGCTTTAAAAATTGCAGTTGAGATCTTAGACTTATCAAAATCAGCTTCTGAACAATCTCTTTGAATTACTTTTACTTTTTTCAATATTTATATCTCCTTTCTAAACTACTGTTATGATTGCATAACCAAGTACACATGCTGCAATCGCTGCTACAGCTTTCCAATCAATCTCAAATTCTATACAATCTATAAAATTGAATTTCATTTTATCTCCTTTCTCTATTCCATAAGAAAATCAACCTTTCTTTTCATTTTTTAATAAAATCTGCAAAGCCATTATCCTCGTGACAAGTATATTCAAAATTATAATAACTCTGTTTCACTGGATTTGGTTTTGCGGTGGCACGAAAACAATCTCCTTTTACTGGACAATGTAAACTGCTACATAATGTCATATCTGGCATGATTACCCCCAATCTATTCTTCACAAACTAGAACCGTGTGCATCACTGAATCATCTAAATTTGCATGGGTTCGTTTCTGCTTAACAGTTTTAATATAATATTCTCTGTCTCCAACTTGAACTGTTACGAAATTGTCTTTATCATATAACGCATCAGCAAGACTTCGACAACTCATATATCCTGTGTATATCTCAATCACTTCCTTTCCTAATATCTAACCATATAAAAATCCTTCACATACTGCACAACATCATCCGCATGAAACATTAGATTCGTTGCTAAACATTCCTTGATCCAAGGGTGAGTCTTGTCAAAAATAGCATTATTTCTTTTGTGTTCTAATATTTCTGGCATGTTTGCATATGCAATAACAGGGATATTTAATCTATTTGCTTCATAAACTTCAATTGCTGTTCCAATACTTTCATTGATACCATTAATGTTCGCAATCACAATATCGCTTTGACGTACCATATTGAGATCAAACTGCATAATTTCCTTATCTGTATGACCTTCTATGTTATCAAAATCAAAATAATCGGCAGGATTGATGACCTGAATCATTGAATTACAACACTCTGCTGCAATTTCGAGTTTCTTCTTTAACATTTCTCTCCATGTGTTATATTCAATTTTTGTAAGACCGCCCATTTTGCCAGCTAAATAAATAGTCAGTTTATTACTCATCCGCTTTCTCCTTCAAAATTTTTCTGTACCAATAGTCAACATTACTGATAACATCCTCAATATCATCAGATTGATTATTGTATACGATTCTATCCGCAAGCATTTCAGCACCATTAAAATCCTTAATATCAGCTTTCATACGCCTTTCAACCTCTTTTGGATTATCGCCACGAATAGACAATCTCTGTTTAATCGTGTTTAAATTACTATATAAGTAGATGACAACCATAGGGATCTCTATTGCTTGCAAATCTCTCATACCATCAGGCGTAAGAATCGCTACGGTATCATCGTCTGCGTCATAACAATCCGTTAATGCAGTGCCATAATACCAAACACCTTGCTCAGTATCATATTTCTTCCATTCTGCAAAAAATCCATCTTCAATTTTCTGTTCAAAATCTTGTTGAGAAATAAAATGATATGTAATATCCTGCTTTTCGTTTTTTCGTGGTAGTCGAGATGTAAATGTTACCAGACTTTTATAACCATGTTCTTTTACTAATTTATCTCGCACAAATGTTTTACCACTTGCGCTTTTACCAATAAAACAAAGAATAATCAATCACCTTCTTCCAAGATATTTGTAATTCTACCATCTTCAATTAGTGTTGTTTTGCCATATTTGAATAAATTCATGCAATCTTCTAATGTAATTTCATCTAACTCTAATACCTGTGAATAATTAGTCATTCTTTTTTACCTCGTATTTCTTACAAATTTCAGCAAATTTATTAATTTCATTTTCATCATCAGAGTAAATGGTCATCTCTAATGGTTTACAGTGCGATACATTTAGTAATCCTAACATAGATTTTGCGTCAACGACATGTACCCCATATCTTGCGTCAACTTCACTATTCATCTTGTTAATTGCAACTACAAAGTCTTTTGCATCGTTAATACTTTCCAAATCCAATTTATACATTCTTTCCATTTTCTTTTTCACCTCTCTAAAACAAGCCCACTAATAAACATTAGATCACCTTTTCATATATTTTAATTTTCTTTACAACCGATTTCCATTCTGCGCAGCAAGAAGATATATCACCATCACGTTTTGCATTACGATTTAAAGCATTTTTGTCTACAATAAATTCACTTAAACAATTTGTAGAAATCGTAATAATATTCGCTGAATCAGTATGTTTGTTACTTTTCGCATCAGCCATAATACAAGGAATTACTTCACCATTTGCTAAAATCAAGTCAAAATACTGACCAATCTTACATTCAAAATGTGAACCAATTGCTACACAATATCTTCCATTTACCATTCGAATACCATAATCGCTTGTATATGCTTTCTGTTGTAACTTATACTGTTTGCTCCCTCTACTGGTAATTGCTGTGTATGGCATCCAAGTCTTATTTTTTGCATATGGAACATTGTAGATCCTGTAATTGATTGGTTTGTCAGATACATAATCTTTATGGATATAACCAGTTTTGTCATCAAGATCGACAGTATACCAACAACCGTTTGTAAGTTCGTTTCCAATGATAATAACCTGTTCATTAAACGAAACCTGTTTAATAACTTCTGAATTCTTGCTTGGCTGCTCTCGAATGTTCACATATGTACCTTTTACATACTTTTTCTTGTACTCAATTTTCTCTTTTGATTGAGATAATAAGTTTAATTGATTACTGAACCCTGCCGTAAGACAGGGCGTGACTGTTATGCAAGGGTTTTCGTCATAAACCTCTGCTTGTGCTGTTGGAACAGAAGTTGTGAGAATTACAACAACTGCCATTCCAAATGTCATTTTTCGTAATAAAATACATTGCCTCCTTTGTGCTATTGGTACGTTACATTTGTATATTCTCTGTTTGAATTGGGAATATTTAGCGAATTGTTAATTATAAGAAGGTTCAGATTTGTCATCTCTTACGATTTCAAAAATAGGGAACTGAACCGAAATTCCACCATTTTTATTCTTTGTTTCGCCTTTGAATTTAATCTGCACAATTTTGCCAATAATCTCACCAGGATTGTTCCAATAGTAAGTTCTCTGCTCATCAGTAAATCCAGATCCTACACCAAGTTCACATCCTTTGTAATCACATTTGATTAGTCCAAGCGTACCTTTGTATTTGCCATCACCTTCGATAACGTCAGTGCAACGAATATCTGCATGTTTAAATGACTTGACTTTAAGAATTCCGTTATTACGTTTATTCTTCCACTTTGTATCTTTGTTGAGCATTAAACCTTCCCAACCATCTTTATCTGCTTTATTAAGCAATGGTTGAATAACCGATTTATCAGTTCCTTCATATATAATAGGAACAACCTCAAGATTATCTGTCTGAAGTCGAGAAATTGCGATTGTTAATGGATTCAACACATGTTCTCTACGATCTTTGTACTTTAATTTACTCTCACCATTTTCAAATTCTTCGTTTGGGATACATTCATAGATTACAAATTTGATGCAAGACTTGTCAGAATCGTCAGAATTGATAATACCAGTTCCAATCTGAAAGTTGTCATTATCAGAAAGATTATCATAATTTTTACGAATTAGCTCACCATTAAACATATAGTTTTCATGTTTTGGTAATCGTTCAATATCTTTAATGATGTGGTCAAGACATGTAAATGGTTTACCTTGTCTACTAATTAGTTTTCCTTTATAGTATGCGCAGTTATTACCATTAAGCTTCTGAGATAACGCAAACCATTCACCATCTTTGGGTTCATTCTTTTCAGAAATAGGATATGCTTGTTGTACGTCCCATGATGGAATCAAACCATGAATTACACTGTTTACAACTTTTTTATCACAACCAAGACGAAATTTCTTTGTGATCATTTGTTTATAAAAATCTTGGTATTCTTCTGGTTGATTCTCGATAAACCCTTGCATAGTTCCAATATCCATATCGCTACCTGAATTAAAATCAGCTAAGTATTTCATTACTTCTTCAAAAGAGTTCAATTCTGTTCCTGACATACCAACGAATTTATTTAATTTCTTATCGCTGATACCAGTTACAATATTTGAATCAAGTAAGAACACTAAGCACTTTTTGAATAATTCGTTATCTTTGTTTGCTTCAATGATGGCTTTCTTATCATTTGTACTACTTGTATTTTGTATCTGTTTGAAAATTTTAATTACTTCTTCCATTCAATTCCTCCTCTCTTGAAATCAGGATTTAGTTTTGAATTGATAAAACATAATCTCTTGTAATCTCTTTATGAAATTCCGTAATCTGTTTCATAACCTGTTCTGCCCATTCTTTTACTTCTGGATTAGCACCGCCATCAGCACAACGCTCTCTAAATACGTGTCCCCATTCACAAAGATTGATTTTAGATATAAAATTGCTTGGAATACCCAACATATAAAGACCACGTTTTACATCTTTGTTATTCTCATATTCTTTTAAAACATATCCATTAGTCGATTTTACATATGTTTTACCATCATGCTCAATCTCGTTTGGTAATTCAAATCCAAGAATTTTGCAAGCCTGTCCATCTGTTAATACTTTATCCTTGTAATAATCTGACATTTCTCCTTCATCAAATGTTGCTAACCTTGTACTGTTTCTAATAATTCGATTATCAAATCTTCTTGCGTGTGCATCAACGTCATCTTGTCCTGCTCTATGCAATCCTTCTGTCATAATTGTAATGTCAATGTATCTAAGAACTGTAATATGTCTTTTGCCCATACGAAGCAGCATCCCAAGCCATTTACAAAACTTATCATAGCTTTCAACCTCTTGATCCTCTTTTAATCTTCCATCAGGATTTAAAACCTTATCGCATACAACTTTAATTTCTTCGTTCAATTCTGGTGTCCACGTTCTTTTACTCATAAACATAGATACAAATGCTTCATAAAATCCTGTAATACTTGTTACTGTAGCTTTCAATATACTTGATCCTCCTTATAAATATTTATTCTCTTCCTGATAGTGTTTTACAAACTTCATTGCTTTTTCACACTCTTCAACAGTGCCGATGTTTTTATATTTTTCATATTCAATAACATCTGCAAATCTTTTAAATTTATAGTTATATGCATATTCTAAGAATTTGTCCCAGTTAAGTTTAATTTGGTCATACACATCAATCTTCTTTTCAATCTTACTATCTCCAACCCAAGGCTTCAAAAATGTCTCCCATTGAGCTTTTGACCAGAAATAATATCTAAGCATAATATCAAGTTTATTTGCAAATTCTTCTTTTGTGATATTATAATCTGATATCAATTTGTTAAAGTCTTCTTTAAAGCTACCATGATCAAAAATATTGTATGTGACAATATTTCCATGATTGATGTCATAATAATACACATACCATTCCATCTTTCTACCTCCCTATATGATCAAGTCTTTCCATTATTTTCAAAAAGAAAGTTTAGATTCTTGTTACTTACTTATTCTCTTTCTTGCTATCTCAAAATATTTTTCATCTAACTCAATTCCAATAAATTTTCGATTAAGATTTTTACAAGCAACACCAGTTGTACCAGAGCCCATACAATTATCTAAAATAACATCACCTTCATTGGAAAATGTCTTTATAAGTTCTTCACAAAGCAACAATGGTTTCTGAGTTGGATGTAGATTTGAAGTTAAACAGTCTCTTTGAAACTTCCAAACCTGTGTTGGATATCTCCATCCAGTATCCTTATATTCAATTACTTTCTTTTCGTTTTCATCTGTTAATTTGCCCAACTTGCCGTTTTTAACTTTATTAGTTCGTGGCTTGCCATCATATTTCACCATCTGAGGATTATATGTACATTGTTTCTTATAAAATACCGATATTGTTTCAACTGTTTTGCCAACTCTACGTTTTACCTGATTAATATTTGTGAGTCGTTCTTTCTCCCAGTAAATATCATATTTATAATTATCAATATTGCTATTCCTTAACAACGATGAAAATGGTTCTTGTCCAAACAACACAATCGCTGCATTATCTTTTGCAATACGATCATACTGTTTCCACAATTTATCAAATGGAATAACAATATCCCAAGAACATTTTGTTGTACCATACGGTAAATCGCATAGAATCATATCAACCGATTTATCAGAAATATTTTTCATAAGGTTTAAGCAATTCCCTTGCCATAATTCGTAATTATTTTCCAATTTTTTATCTCCTTTCATTTATTTTTCAAAAGAAATAATGGATTCCTGTTACTATATTACTCTCCTTCTAAAATCTCTTTTGGACAGTAAATAATCTTCTTACCTGCTTTCTGTGCTTTACGAATTGTTGACCAAACACCACCAGATTTATTACCATCCCAAATTGCAAGAAGTATATCACAATGATCAACCATATATTGATCTCTTACATTGTCACAGCCTTTGTAGAATTCATCTGATAACTCAACCCATTCGTCAGCATGTTCTTTAATTGAATTATATAATTTATGAGAAGAATTATAATTTTTACAAGGCAAGACACAATGCAATTTACAACCTAATCCTTCTTTAAGTATTGTACCAACTAACCCAAAAGCAATATCACATCCTGAAGCCATACCACAATACAAATCAACTGTTTCATCTTCTATAAGTGATACTTCTACAATTTTAATAATCTGCTGTGATAGCCAATCTATAATATATTCCCACTTATCAGAAGTCTCATCATCTGGCAACCCTAGTCTCTGAGGTCTATGACCTGTTAATGCTATTCTCATTTATTACCTCCTCAATTTTCGTAAGAATCTATCACTTAACCTATCTCTCATCAACCAATTCTTCTAACACACCACCAACTTCAGCAACAATAATTCCTACTGCTAGTGGAATAATCGAACCATTCACTAATGTTACAATTCCACCAATTACTCTGATTGCTGATTTCCCTAAACTAATAAATAAATGTCCTTTACTGTTCATTTCTAATTTCCTCCATAACTTCTTCTACTATGTATTCACAATTTGATTCTGTAGAAGCAATCTCTTCATATTTAATATTGTATTGATTTAACTTATCAATAATTTCTTTTCTCACTTCTTTTGCTTCGTCTTCATTCTGGAATCTTCCTTCGTTCTCATAAGAATGATATCTTGTGAGTAGATAATTTCTATTATTGTATGAATTAAACACATTCAGTACAGTCTTATCAAAGTCTTCACCCAGCACTTCGTCAGTGTTATATACGGAGCATAAGATTAATGGTGAATCAACAACCATAACCTGCACTTTATTCTTAACTCTACCCATCTTGAATGATTGTTTGCCAAATAAATATTCCTGGTGTTTAAATACTTCACCATTATTTTCATATACCTTATCCTTGGCAAACTCTGAAACATATTCAGCATTGATACCGTGTCTTTTTAATTGTGCTGTAATATCCATTGCACAGGTACTCTTGCCTGCTGATGGTTCGCCAAATAAATTTACAACAATTGTGTCCATTTTTTTCTTCTCCTTTTTTGTTACTTCAACAACATGTAAATCGCCCACGGATAATAAATATAATCTAACACCACATTAAAAAGCAATTGGAATCTGTGGAACTTAAAATCCTCAATATTGTAACTAAAGGCTGTTTTTACTTCTGACAAGCTTACACCCAATGACCATAAACAAGTAAATACCTGTAGAGCAGACATTACAATAAATTCAGTTGTTCCAATTTTGCTTCCTAACATTATGTAAAAGATAATTAAGAGTAGTCCCGTAAAGAATGCAATCAATATTGAAGCTCCTTGCATTGCATCGCTCAATGGCTTTCCATTATTATTCTCTCTATTTTTTGCAAGCTGCTCAATCATTCTCTTTCACCACAACGTTTTACTTAATGAACTTGGCGTACCTTTAATCCTGAAAAACATCAAAATAAATAAAATTGTTAAAACTAAAATTTTCATATTATATTATTCTCCTTATTTATATCCTAAAACGCTTCTTCGCATTTTATCAATTCTATCAATTTTCCTTCCTTGACGATTAATAAATTTAGCGAGTTTCTTTACTTCTGGATTACATTTAATATCTTCTTTAGAAAATTCCATTCTAAAAGCGTCTACAAAATCCTTCTGATAATCTTTTAAATCTACTACCATTTTATTCTCCCACTCTTCCATGTTTTCTTTCTTGTCTTGTTGTCAATAATGGCGATAATCACCAATACAATAATTGTAAGCAAAATATCAATCCATAACGGACACAATACCCATAACCATGACCAATTAATAACGCCTACTAATTTGAGCACAACAAATACAATTGTTAATACTCCGCAAATTCCAATACCTGAACTACTACTATTTCTGTTTGAACTCATTTTTTATCTCCTTTCTTTTCACAAGAAACTGTCGATTCTTGTTGTCCTAAAATTTAACTTCTCCATTTTTCCATCTCTGAATATCGTACATTTCTCTTGATTTATTTGTCATAGTTGCTTCAATAACATTACAATCAAGTAAAATATTCAAAGCTAATGGTAATTCGTCAATTAGAATATCTTTTGGTTTATTTCTCATATCTAAGATTTCCTGAACTGTATATACATCCACATGTTTGTCAGTAATTTTCTTGATTGTTTCTTCAAGATACTTTTTCTGAGTCTGTAATCCAACAACAATTGGACATCCTGTTTTAGTTGCTTCCATAATAAGATGCGTTGTTTTTCCACAACCTCTTGGCACATTAAAAATTTCCATATTGATTTATTCTCCTATCTTATAATTTTTCTACAATAACTCTGTATTTATCATTTTCATTGGTTTCAAAATTGTGATATTTAATCACAAAAGAGTTTTCATCGTTATCCTCACACTCGCAGCTAACATATGTTCTTTCCTCATCAAGAACGTCTCTTTCACTAATTCCTGCTTTTAAATCTCTAATTACTTCGTTCATCTGAATCATAGTCTTTATTCTCCTTGTAAAATTTCATTATTCTTTCATATAACTCAAGTGAAATATTTATTTGTCCTTTTTCCCAACGACTAATTGTTGTTTTGTTACATCCAACATAAAATGCAATTAACCCTTGTGAAATTTCTTCATCTCTACGCCACTTTCTAAATTCCTTATTTGATATTTTAGCTTCTGGAATTTCTGACCAAGCATAAACATCAGTTAAACCTTCACAGGCATAAAAATCATGCGGATAAACATCATATCCAAACATCTTATCTTTAAATCTTTTAAAGAATCCACATCCACCACATAATTCAATTGTACTTGGATCATAAAAACCAACTAGCACTCCATGATTTTTGGTGTATAATAATAGTTGTGTACTCGTAGGTGGATAATCTTTTTTAGATTTTAGTTCATGTATCATTTATTGTACTCACCTCATTTCTATATACAATATATGGTGGTGTACAATTACTACCGCTACTATATTTTGTATATAACTTCAAAAGAAATCCGTCTTTCCTTGGCTTTTTGTGTCTCTGAAACGCCCTATTTATGGGCATTCCAGAAACCCTCTACTGTATTATTCTCTACAGTTGGGCTAATAAACTCTTAATTGGCTCTCTATTCATATTTTCTTTAGCCCATGATATGTAACTTGGATCTGACTGAGCAACATCAACAAGCTTCTCGCCACTATGCTTTCCAAAGTTCAAGACATAATCTTCTAACTTAACGACTTCCTTTTTCGGTACTTCAAATCCATCAAATAGAACTTCTATATCCTTGCGACTTGCAAGGTAGTCTGCTAAATGTAAAATTGTCTGATATTTGTTTTTAGGCAATGGTAATACCGTTGAACTTCTTTTATCAGTATTCCATGCACCCATATGGCTCTCAATTGTAGTTGCAATCATTTCGATTTCTTTATCAGAAAGTTCATTGCCTTTTAACTCACGAATAACATTAGCTGCCAAAAGAGGATGATCGAACTTTGTATATTTATTTTTTGTGAAGTCATCATCATTTCCGCTTTTTCGTGAATCATGCATCATTCCTGCAACTCTCATTAAATCTTTCTCTCTTTGAGTAAAATTTTTACCAAAGCAATCAACAGCAAAAATATGATTTAAGAATCTTACCAAAGCACATGTATGTCTTGCCAATCCTAAATCACCAAGAGCATATTGAGGATGGTATTTTCCTGTACTTGACGCTCCAACATTCCAAAAATAATCTGGAATTGTTTTAATACATCTTTCTGCAAATTTTCTAATATCTTCTGACTCAATTGTGTTTAAAATCGAATCAAAAATGCTTGACTTACTATTCATATATTCTCCTATTCTGCTTTCATAAACATCTGAAGCATTGTTTTCCTATCGAAATTTTCCTTCTTTTTAAGTGCATTATTTACTGTACGAATTTCTCCAAGGTGATAACATTTTTCTTTTGCTCTACTCTCTCCTACATATAACAAATTGGAATTCAACATGAATGTGTGTGCTTTAGGTGTAATTAAAACAACCACCTTGAACTGACCACCCTGAGATTTGTGTGTACTGATGGCATAAGCCAATCGAATATTTTTCATAGAACTTTTTGGGATATAGATAAGTGTTCCATCATAATCAACAACCATTGCATCTTTTAAAATTTTTATAACTCTACCAGATTCACCATTGGCAATGAATGTTGTATTTTTATCATCAATGTATTCCTCATTGTAAATAATTGCTTTGTAATCATTAGCATAGTTCATTACAATGTCATTCAATCTGAATTCTGTATCTCCAAATGTGATTTTCGCCTTTGGATTAGAATTAACTGCATTTTGTATCTTCTTATTTAATGCTACTGTTCCATAATCACCTACGTTATAGCAAGACAATACTGCAATATCATCAACAGAATATCCTTTTGATAATAATGTCTGATAAAGTTTTACAGTATATTCAACAAGTTTATCTTGAAGAATCGGCATAAATATATATGACTGATCTTCACCAAATACTTGCATACCTGTTTTGGTCTTATCTAAATATTCAGTACCAGTTCGTGTATCTGTGGCAACTGTAGATAAACCACCTTTGCCATAACGGAATACCTTATCAAGTGTGATAGTGGGGATGTTCTCACATTTCAATAAATCATAAAGTACATTGCCAGCACCAACAGAAGGAATCTGTGCGTCATCACCAATAAGGAGTAATTTTGTTTTTTCAAAATCTATTGCTTCAAGCAATTTTCTAAAAAGAAAAATATCTACCATTGAAAACTCATCCACAATTACTACATCGTATGGTAATTTATTCTCTTCATTAACCCCCCAATCAGCAGGTGGCATATACATAAGACCTCTGTGAATTGTCATAGCATTTTCATTTGTAAAACCTGACAGTACCTTTGCAGCTCTGCCTGTTGGTGCTAAAAGTAAATGTCTTTTGTTATATGCATTTAACATATTTACAAATGCTTGTGTACTTGAAGATTTACCACTACCACCATATCCAACAAGAAGAACAATGTTATTTTCACACATATATTGTGATGTTTTACACTGATTCTCAGTTAGTTTAAAACCATCAAGTTCCTGGAACTTTGAACAATCACACTCCCATTTTGTATGTATCTGCAACCCTTCTTTTATTCTCTCTGCTATATACTTCTCTGTTTCGTATGTTTCTTTCTTACATACGCTTAATAGCTCTCTGTCAAATACCACATCATTATCACCCTTGAGAATAAGAGGTAGATTACTTTTTGCTTCTGGAACTAATACATCAAACTGTTTCTTCAAATCACCAACATGCATATATGTATTACCATTATTTTCATTCTCATCAAGTAGATAATCTACACAAGCTTTTGCTCTCTGATATGATGTTATAAGGTCAAATCCAAAGAACAAAACTGGCTTTTTCCCATTCTTCTGACATTCTCTACCATCCTTATCCAATGTCAACAATAGAGAATCAGCAGTTTTAAAACCAATCCCTCCTAACCTACAAAGACACTGATATGGTTCTTCTCTAATAACTTCCTTGATTTTATCAACAGAAGTATATTTGTCATACAGTTTTTTTACTGTTGAAAGATTAAATAATCCTCTGAATTCTTCTACAATTTCAGCCAATTTGAAATTCTCTATGACTTTATTCTTAATAACATTGAATGTATAATCTTTAATACCTTTTGTTCTTGATAAATCAATGTCATCTAATCTGTTATTCATTATTCTATCTACGATGTCTGGATATGCTTCTAATAACACATCTGTCTGATTTGGTGTAAGAATTTCATATAAGAAATTTCGTGTCGCAGCTAATGTAGTAGGTTTCTCTCTTTTAATATTGATTACATCGTATCCGACTCCATGAGAATCGGATACCTCCTTCGCTTTTACAATGTAATCAACTCCAAGATTGAGTTCTGAAATATTACCTTTAATAGTTGCTGTGTTATACTTTGAAATCTGTACATCGGGATATTCAAATGAATTGACAGAAACACCATATATTTTGAAGTCAGTAGAATTATATACAAGTCTTTCTGGTACACATTTAAATTCAATTATTTTATCCAACTTTACATCTCCTTCTAATATACATCCCACTTCTTTACTATTCTCTCTTTTTCATCCGTTTTAATCCAATCGCCGCCAACCTTCTTCATTTTATTTCTCTCACCAAATTCTTTTACATTGATGACATTACCTGCTATAAATGGGGATTCAATGAATGACTTTCCAGAAGTAATTTTTGTTTTAAGATACTCACCATCTCTCATGTTATAAAGCATAAGGTATGGTTTTGTTTTATCCTTATAGAACTTACACTCAAGAACATAATACATATCTTTTGGTGCTTTCGGATTTTTGTACATTATATTTCCAAGATACTCTTGCTCATATACAATCTGTTCTTTTATTGATAATGATTTATTCTCTAAACCGCTTATCATAAGTTTAACAAGTTTGTCCTTGTCAACATTGCTATACTGTTTAGGTGTCTCTTTCTCTGCGCATTTTCTTACATCTTCTTCTCTAATGTTCAGTGATGCAATTTTATCTTTTTTCAATGTCTTACATTTTCCTAACAAATTGTACATATCAATAATTGACAACAAATATTTATTCTTGCCAAACTCAGAAAAGAAATTTAGTGTCGTAAGAATATGTAATTGTCTATCATCCACAGATGTTTTTGAAATAATATCAGAAAGTAAATCGACAAAATTATCATAATGATTTTTAGACAATTCATATAATTCATCTGCAATCTGATCATTACAATATTTTATAGAAGAGATTCCTTGATAAATTGCATTTTCGTCTTTATCCATGAAATACTGTGCTTTAGATTTGCCAAATTTTATTCCTTTGATTTCTATCCCCTGCGATTTGATATATTCTTTGATGTTTGACATTTTTTCATTATTGTCTACATAAACATTCAACGCTGATGTTAATAGCTCAATCTTATGGTAATATCTTAACCATCCAATAAATAGACCTATCATACTATATGGAACGGAATGATTTCGTGAAAACAAATAATTAGATGCATCTTCGATTACTACCAAGAATGACTTTATAGCCTTTCTTGCTTCAGCTTCGGTCATTTCATACTTCTCTTGTGCAATTGCAATAAATCCTGGAATATATCTATCATCTTTATTACCGTGAATATCTACCATATATCCACCATTTTCAATGATAGGTATATCTGCTTCAGTACCTGTTTTTTTAGCAAAATGTCTACGGACAATATCTGCCTGCCCCATAGTAAAGCCACAGAAATCATGCAAGAAATCAATAATCTGTTCCTGATATACTAAATAACCAAGCGTAGGTTTCAAGAAATTATTAAGTGCTTCGTTGCCATTGTCTTTGTAAATACCATTGAATAACTGTTCTCTATAAGATTCACCTGCTGGTCTAATAGCACCACTAACCATAGCCATTACATCAAGATATGAGATATTATCATTCTGTGCTTTAATATTCTCCAAAGTTTCCTTACTAAGTGTTCTTTTTAATGAATCACTTGCAAAACCACTTTCAAACTGGAATATCAATGTAGTATCTTTTGCTATTGAGTTAATAACATTTTCATCTGAGAAATTAACTTTATCAGGTGTTAAATAATCTATACCTGCAAGTTTACAAGCACCATCAATTAATCCAACAGCATTTAATCCTAACAAATCTAACTTTACATAATTTAAAGAATCAATTTCGTGCATATCTATTTGGCTTACAGGACGTGGATCTGATGTAATAGACAATGTTCCAAAATCATATCTTATATCTGTAGGACTACAAACAATTCCTGCTGCATGTCTGCCAAGTGATGTAATTGTTCCAATTACCATATCAATATATTTAAACATTTCTGAATATTGTTCTCTGATTTCTTCTGGCATATAATCCTTGCCTTTATCATCAGTTTCTACCATATTTGATAATTCCTGAGTTTGATCAGGAGTCATCCCATATGCTCTACCAACATCTTTTATCGCTGCTTTTAACTGAATTGTATTAAAAGTAATAATGTTGCAACAATACAAACCTTCCTTATTAAATAGATACTCACGCACTTTATATCTATCTTCTGCGTAAATATCAGTATCTACATCAGCCAATGACATTCTTTCAGGATTCATAAATCGTGAGAAGTTAAGCTTATATTTAACTGAATCAACATCAGTACATTTAATCAAATATGCAATCTCACTACCAGATACAGAACCTCTTGAACATCCATAGTGCATATTATTTTTCAGCAGCCAATTCTTGTAATCTGAATCGAGTAACATAAAATCAATAGCGTCATTATGTTTATATGTTTCTAACTCTTCCTGTATCCTTGGAATATACTCTGTTTTATAATTTGGGAGTTTGCTTATTCCACGTTCTTTTACACCTTGAACTATTCGTGCCTTAAATTCTTTCTCAGCATCAGGATATAATCTTGGATATTTATTACTATAATCTAATTCATATGATTCAATATTATCTGCGAATCTATTTGTTTCTTCGATTGCATCAAGATAAATTGATTTTGGTAATGCATTCTGTAATTCAAAGGCAGTAACCATATCATCATAAGATTTCCATGATAAATCACACGCATCTTCGTCATGGAAATTAACATTTTTTGATTTCTGCATTACTGCTCTACCCATCATATGATCCTTATCAATAGCATGTACATCGCTTGTAGCAATAAGCTTCATTCCATATTTCTGAGCAATTCTATACAAATACTGATTGTAATAAATCTGAACGTCAAAATTATGTGGTTGTATTTCCAACCAACATCTATGCTTATTTTTAATAAGGAATTTCAGAAATCTTTCTTGTACTTCTTTCGTTCCTTTACATAACATGCCTGCAACACAAGCTGTTAATACTAAAATATTATCTGATGTATTCTCAAGTTCCTCTAAGGTAATTCGTGGATTATAATAAAAATGACCATCATTACGATTAAATGAATCAGAAGAAAGTTTGTTAAGTTCTAATACCCCATCATAATTCTTTGCGTATAAGCAACAATGATAATTGTCTCTTTGCAGATTATCCATATCAATTTTTTCTGTTACATAGAATTCTTCTGCATTAATATATTTCAACCCAGCCTTTTCACATGCCTGTCTTTTTGCAACATTATGAAGGACTGCGCCATGCTCTGTAAAAGCAATGGCTTTCATTCCTTCTGATTTTGCTTTGTCAATATAAGCTTGAAAAGGGGTGATTGAGTCAACTTCAAGACCGCTATATGGGTTAGAATCCATACTATGTAAATGTAATACTGTTAAATTGCTCAACTTCTCACCTACCTATATCTATAAACTATTCACAAATGCCAATAAATCATCTTCGTCTGCATCAGAATCAGATTCAGTTTCTTCTTTGAACAATTCCTTCTCTTTCAGATACTGGTCATATGGTTTATGCAACGACCTAGAATATCCTGAGAGGGTTGCCAATCTAAATTCATCGGCATCTGTCACTTCTTGCCAAAAGATATTTTCATCTTCACTATTCTTATATTCTCTCTCTTTAGAGTTAATTTCTTCGACTGTATTGATAATGTCTTCTTTTAAATCGTTAATCTTTTCTTCTGTTAGAGGTACTTGTACATAACAATCATGAATTTCGAATTTTTCTCTAACCTCATCTGGTAAGCAATCAATATTGTTGTTTAACACCATTTCATCAACATATTTATCAATATCATCTTCATATCCGAAATTTTTCAGCCACATCTTTGCTGTATTGATAAGACTTTCGCCTATAGAATTTCTTTCTATATATCTATCTTTTTTCTTACCATTTTTCTGTTCAATGGTAATTGTGACATATTTTAAGAAATTCCATTCGCATACAATATCTTCCAATGGAATATTTAATGCTTGTCTAATACCTTCAGCATAAATAACCAACTGACCACATTCAGCGTCAATTTTTGCGCCTTGATAACGTGTAGATGTCTTCCAATCTACAATATGTACACGTTTTTTCTCATTACCATTTTCATCTTTGTATGACTCGATATAAAGCATGTCAATATATCCTTGCATATAAATATCATCAGAAATTTTAATTGTAATAAAATGCTCAACTTTATGTGGAAAAGTAATCAGATTATGATTTTTAAAGAAATGTCTAATGCAATTTTCATATTTATTTGCTATTGCATCATTTTTATCAGAATCACTGCGATTGTATTTGAGTTCTGCGCAATTCATTGTAAATAAGCTATCTTCATATAAATCTGGCATATCCTCATATTTAATTTTGCCAGTATATAGCTGCTCAATAATATCATGTACATTACCACCAGATACACAATAAATACTATTTGTTCTATCTTCTTTCTTGTGTAGGATATATTTCAAAAAATATTCCCATCTATCTTGTTTGTAACAATGATATCTTGACCATGACCATAATGTATCAACACCAAATTTGTTACAAATTTTTGTTAATTCTTTACTTGTCTTTCTTGCCAATCTCTTAACTTTCTCCTTTCTGACTCACCATATAAAACACGATGCTTGAGAAGGAAGTTGTATACTTTATTTGGCATATCAGCAGGACTGTCTTTACTACCTTTCTTAATCAAATCCCAACGATCATATATGTAACTTACTTTTCTAATAGGATAAAATTTATCACATTCCTGTCTAATATGGTTTATATCAATTCCTTCATCTAAAGCCACTACAATTTCTACATTTAAACTAATCAGTATCCTAACTTGTTCTTCTGTAAGTTCACAATTTCCTATTGCAACAGCCGTACCATCTTTTCGTGAATATCTTTTAAGCACCGATTTCTGCGCTTCCAAAACGACTGCATAACCAGCCTCTTGAATTGTTTGATAATTCTCATTTAACCCATATACATTTATTCCTTTTGGATATGTTTTGGATAACTTAAAAAACTTTGGAATATCAAACATCTCATAGTTTGGTACAGTAGTTCTCCCACTGATACCTATATATTCATTGTCATCTCCATCCCATTTTCGTTCAGGAATAACAATTCGTTTTCTATCATATGAATATCCAATGTTAAATCTTTTACATGCAAAAGGCATAACGCCTTCACGAACCCAATCAATATATGGTAAATCAGTATATTCTTTCATGCATGAATCATCATACACTGGAACATCTTTATCAATTGTGTATCTTTGGCGTTTCACCTTTTTGAAGATTGCTAATGGATCTTTCTTATTATCTTTGTTGTCACTCTTACTATATGAATATTTCAAACCTAAAATATTGTGGAGATATTTATTAGCTTTCCCAAAAGATATACCCTTTATTGTCATAACCAATGTAAAAATATCTCCACGCTTATTTTCTTCCGAACTTCTAATCGCCACTGATAATGTATCTTTCTTTACACATATAGCAGTTTTATTATTGCCTTGTGGCAAGGCGGCTCTCCACTCATGAAGATATTCGTGTAGTCCATGACATTCCAACGATAATAAAATCTGTTCTATACAATTATTCTCTATAATGTATTCTTTTAGTTCATCTGCATTAATACACGCTCACCGCCTTCATCACAAATTTAAAAATCAACTGGGACAGAAGTAAAACCAACTTCTTTCAGTATGTTTCTACTCATATCATGCTCACATACAATCTGTATACTACTTGCAGCACCCTCACGGTTTTTACAAATGAATATAAGCTGATAATGTTTGCCTTCGTCCAGTTTGACAGGTATTTTTGATTTATTGTTTTTTCCATCAAATCTATATACCTTTAAAGCATTTTTCTCACCTGTATATTCATCTTCAAATACATCTCTCAACATTAAACATGTACTCGCAGGATCGATAATACTTTTTGCCATACCAATATTATCTTGACTATAAAATCTCTGACGTGCTGAAGATTTTGCCAACTGGAATGTAATAGTTACATGAACTTCCAAGCCACCCTCTTCTTTACACTTCACAGTATCATAAATATCAACCATATTCTGTTGCATGTCTAACCACATCTTGTCGGAACGACTGCCTGAATCGGCTTTATATGTATCAAGAATGAAATACTTAACACCAAGGTTTGCATATTTCTTTAGAACTTTTATGAATTTCTGAGTTTTGTATCTTTTGAATGGAACTATTATAAGCATGTTATTCTCAGCCTTTTCAGTAATCCAATCTGCACATTTTTTTAACAAATCTTTAACTTCGCTAGAATATTTACCATCTCTAACAACGAATTTTTGCAAATCTTGTTTGTAAACATTATTCGCAGTCCACACCAACAACTCTCTTTGCCATTTCTTTTTTCCCTCTTCGTTGACACAAATAACAAGTCTTTCTTCATATTTTATTGTGCTTGGGATCAACATTGATCTTGTTAGTGTAGTTTTGCCCATATTAGATAGTCCACCAATCAATGTAATATTACCAGGTAACTGACCACCAGTTTCTTTATTAAGAATGTCCATATTATTGTATGGAAGTCCAACTGCTGCACCAGCATCTAACTCATCAATTAAATCATAAATGCCATCAGCCAATGAATATGATTGCACGTCATCGTCTGCATTGATAAAAATATGATTTAACATTGCTTCATATTCTTCATATATTTCATCCAAAGACATATCACAGAATTCATTAATACGGTTATTTACAGGAAAACCATTTTTCAACATTTCTAAAACTGTTTTCCACTTGTATAGCTCTTTGACATACCCATCCATATTGTTAATGTTCACATACTCTTTGGCTTTATCAATCGTTTCATATCCACCATAATCCTCATATTCCTTTTTGAGTTTTTGATGCTTTTCAAGATATAAACCAACAGTCATATCATCCAATACTGATTTCTTTTCTACTACAATAATGTCATTTGCAATCTGCCAATAGACTCGCCATGTATTTTCACTAAAATCTTCAAGCTGCAATGTATAATCAAAAATTAATTCTGGTTGTTTATATAAAATAGCAACTATATTAGCTTCTGCTATTATCTTGTATTCTCGAATCTGTTTTGCACATTTTAATACTTCTTCCTGATAAGGAGTTAATTTTTTATTCTCTTTTTTCTCAGCCAATTAGTACCTCCTCAAAACAGTTTCTTCATTCTGTCACTTGTCTCTTTAGTCTTTTTTACATATCCAGCATTCTCATTACTCTGATTATTGAAGTCTTTAGATTCAACTCTCTCTTCAATCTTTTTAACATTCTGTAATCTCAAATACACATCGTTGATTTCAGGTTCAATCATTTTCATAATAAGATTGATTTTATGTTTTTCATCTTTAATTTTCTTTTCATTCTCATGTAAATATGTAACAATTTTTCTCTTACACAACTTAAAAGTACATAAAATTGTGTAATCATCATAATTAGCTTTTGCTTCATGATTATTATTCGCTATATGTTCGCCACGTTTAATACCTTGTAATTTTAATGCGAGATACTGTGGAAATTTCATATTATCATCGTATTCAAGAATCTCTTTCTTTACATACTCACATAGTTCAATCCACTGCTCGTTATCTTTCTTTTTTACATTTCTCATTTACCAAATCATCCTTTCTTAAAAACTCCAACAGGCAATTAACCTGTCGGAGCATAATTTTAATTAGGCTAACTGTAATTTGGCAAAATCAATTAACTCTGTAAGAGTATCTGGTGACTGCATTTCAAGATTCTTTAATGAAACATCCTTATCCTTCATCTGCTTGTTTACTTTGAGCAAAGCATCTTTATTATCCTTGAGTGACTTTAATACATCTTTAAATTCAGCAGCCAGCTCTTCTGCTTTCTCAGCTTTGTCAACCATAGAATCTGTAGAAGTCTTTAAGTCATTCTTGTATGATGTCTCATTTGTCTCAAGATCGTGCATTGACTCAAAATAATCCTTCCAAATATCATAAGATGGGTTCTCAATAATCTGTCCAACCTTAGTTACATTCGTTCTATCCTTCTTAACCTTTGCAAAGTAACGAACATCCTCACCGTTCTCTTCCTTATAGAACTCAAGGATTGTATCATAATCAAATTTAACTGACTTATGCATATCAGGCTTAATGCCAACTAACTTACGGTTATCGCCTGTTCCTTCATACACTTCTGTTGCCTGTGCAACTGACACAACATGCTTACCCTTTGCAGAGAGATCAATCTTAGCCTGCTGAAGTTTCATGTTAATAATTTTGATACGTCCCCACTGTCTCTGAGAAACTACTGTATCGTCAACATCTCCACCTTTTCTACGAGCTTTCTTCTCTTCAACTTCTGTAGCTCCAACCTGCATTGTTGCATAAAACTTAGTCTCTGAGTCGATGTCAAGTGTCTGAATCTCATCTGAATCTACTGCCTCGTCAATATCATCCTCTAAATCATCAAGATCTGATGTATCGTCTACTAAAATAAGATTGTTGTAAGTCTTACCATTTGCTAATGTAATATCCTTGCCCTCATAGTGAGCAATACCTGTCTCTGAGTCGATACATGCAACCTTTGGGAATGTAAGAGCAAACCATGACTTACCAGAACCCTCATAACCATATGCTAAAAACTTTCCACCAATCTTTGCTTCTCTTGCTTTTCTAAATGCCAATTTTTTGTCCTCCTAAAATATATATATTCTTTTGATAAACTGCTCACCCTGTATTAAACAGGGCAAGCGTATTTTTTAGTTCATACCTTCAAGCATTGCAAGAAGGTCATCATCTTCTGATGAAGTTTCCTCACTCTCTGAATCTGTATCATTATCTGAACTTGGTTCTGCACCAGCATCAAGTAATGCCTGCTCGTAGAAATAAAGGTCGTCCTCATCATATTTACCATCTTCAAATGCTACAGTAGGCTTTCTATCGTCACCAGTTCCCACATATATAATGTCAGGCTTTACAATAATCATTCTTCTCTCACGATTACCATTACCTACTGCAATCTTCTTCTCTGCCTCCTCTTCTGAATACAGCCCCATTTCAATAAGTTCTTTAATATCATCAGGAATATCATCTTCTGTAATATTCACAGTAGATCCACCCTCTACTAAATTACCTGTAACTGTAATCTCAGTAATTTTACCCTTCTTAGGCTTGAAAAATCTCTGAAGCATCTTAGCTGTAATCTCTGGATTCTCATTGATAGCGACTTCAAATGTCTTAGGGTATGTAACATTCTTCTTAACTTCAATCTTCTCTCCGTCAATTTTAGGTTTTCCAACATAATCAACAACATATGCTGCCAGTTCCATAGTACCCTTATCATCATTTTTCTTTCCGATGCTCTTTGAATCAACGAGAATTGTCTGTGAGAATGTAGCCTTGAAATCTGCCTCATCGTCAATTTTTGAAAGTACAATAGATGTAATCTCTTTCTTTGTAGAAACATTACCTTCATACTCACTGTAACCGATTGTACCCTTTACATTTACAATCATTCCGTCCTCAAGATGCTCATTTAGATACTCTACTGCATCATAAGCTGTGAGGAACTTCTTATATACAGTCTTATCCTTTACATCTTTCTCAACACCAACTGTTAAGAATGAAGAATCTGAAATGCTATCATACAGAGATTCATCAAGACGATCCTCCCACGCAATCTCTACTGACTTGCTCTTTCCTGCATCGTCTTTCTCATCCTTACTGTAAGCACGAATTACATTATCCTTATCAGGGAAGAAACCACTTCTCATCTCTGCATATACTGTATTGCCATTTCCACAATCAACACCTACATACATACTGTTATCTGTCCAACCAGAATCATAACTATTGTCAAGATTGAATGTCTTGTCTGTTACTTTTACACGACCAATAAGATTGAATGCTGCCTTACCTTTTTTTAACGCTTTTCTTTCCTTTGTCTTTGCCAAATTACTTGTCCTCCTTAAAATTAAAAAATTATGTAAATATTGTTAATAAAACAATCTATCTAAACGCCCAAATGGACGGAACACAGAAAATAAATTTATGTAAAATCTATCTTCAACAGTGATTTTTGAGTATAAAACCCCAAGGGTATGCTGTTCTTCCACCCATATTTATATTCTCTATTCAGTTTTGATTTTTGGAATTTTTGAACTGAATTGTTCAAGACTAATTACTAAGCAGTAATCTTTACTTTTATAAGTCTATATGGCTGATAAGCGTTTGGATATTTCTCTCTATCCACTTTACTGATGAACATATCATATGGTCTAATCCATACTCTCTGATCCTTTAAGCTCTGATATACAACCATCTTTTCTTCTGTTTCTGTATTAGTTCCAATGGTAACAATCTTATAAAAACCGCCTTTGAAATGTTGTACAGTATCTCCTGGTTTGAAATCTCTGTTATACATAAATACACCATTTGATTGCATATGTCCTAATATCTCAACATTCATTGTGATAAATTCACCATGTTTTAAAAGTTCGTCCTTTTCAATCAGTGCCACCTTATCAACTAAGTAACCATCCTCTTTTTCTTCACAAGTAACTGTCTGCCCTGACTTCCAATTATTTGCAAAGTCTTCATTAAATCTAAATTCTGTCACTTTCTCACCTCCTCAAAATTCACATGAAACAGTGATTTCTTTCTATTGTTATATTCTCTGTTTCTTAATATTGATACCGTAAAACCATTGATTTATAAGGGTTTTCAGCACCTCATATTTGTTATTCTCTAAAATTCATTGAAAATTAGGGATTTTTGCTCGATTTGAGCATTTTTGAAATTTTTGACCTCTGAAACCCTTATAAACACTAGGTTTGTAAAGCCAAAGAAATGTCAGTTTCCTTCGACTCTATTTCTTCACTGTTACATTGAAAACTGACCTTAAAATACAGATAATCAACCAAATACCAGTTGCAATAGACCACTTAAATGTTAATCCAAAACACATTGTAATAAGCTTGATTATTCCACATGTGACAATCCAACTAAGTCCATAACAGAATGCCAAAATTGTAATAATAATAACTGCTGTTACTCCACCTTTTGTTAATTTTTCCTTCAAATTATTCATATGTACCTCTCTTTCTTTACTTTTATATTCTCCAAATACTTTTTCTTTTCTGCTTCAACAACCTTTTTGAAATCAAAATCGTCAATTCCATCATTATATGCTTTATAATTTTCGTAACTGTAAATCAGATTTTCCGCTTTTACTGCTCTATCTTTGTAATTCTCAACATCTTTTTTTAACTTGCGAATACCACTATTGAGTCTTTTGATTTCATCTAAATCAGAAGCATTATAATATTTGACCATTTTATAATACATAGAACGAACCATACTCTCCTTTAACATTTCTGATTGTTCTTGCGATATTTCCTGCTTTTTACATTTTCGATAACTTCCAAGAGATGATCCTAAAATTCCAATATGTTTTGGTGTATTTTCAAGTATGTAATCTTTATACTCATTCCACAATTCTTTACCAACTACCAAATAATTGTAATGACCATACCAAGACTTCTTTGCATCAGATTTAAAATCCTGAATAGTGACTTTTATCTCATAACATTTAATAATTCCTTTTGAATCCATTGTCATAAAGTCAACTATTTCATTTCCATGACCATTGTTATAAAAACCAATTGTTATTTCCTCACAACCATATATTCTCTTAATTCGTGTATCTTTTTGTAATGCAGTTTCAATATCTAATGTCTCTTGGCGTTTTGCCAAACAGTCTCACCTCCGATATATAATTTTTCATTCATTATCCTTGGAAACTATCAATATATCCGTCATATATATGCCCATAACTTTTTGGAATAAATGTATCTTTTCTTTTTTCTCCACCAGAATCATCTTCAAATATATAATGTTGATATCCCAAATGTTCCATTTTTTCTATGTCATCTTGATAAACATTTATAAATCCAAGATATTTTCCATGACCACAGCAACACCCGGTTGTTCTAATCCCTTTATTCCATAAACTCTCTATTTCATCTGCTAAACATTCATCAACCAGAATATTAGTTTTGTATTTTTTACTGTCATAATTATACGTAATAAAATTTTTATGTGGATATATAATTCTCTTCTTACAATTATATATCATTATATATTCTCTCCTTCCACTTCAATGAAATCGAAATTTACTATGTTTCATATTCTATTGCAGCTAACACTTCTCTGTACGGTGTTTCTCTTGTTTTTGTACTTCCCCATTGGGTATATGTTCCCTTTAAACCTGTGTTATATGGCTTTACAACTTCATACTTACAATATTTTGTAGAATTATTCAAAAATGCTAATCCTTCATGACAAGTCAACATATCATGCTGACGTTTTTTATCTTTTACTTCATATGTATCAAATAATTCTTTATACTTCTTATCCGACCATATACCAACTCTTGTATTTCTGATATCATGGCACACGTTTTTACCAACAAGTACCATGTTAGATATTCTCTCTTTTTCGGCTTTTAAGACATAATCAGTTGCATTTATATCACAATTAAAATTAAATGTTCTTACTGTTTCTTTTCCTTTAAACTTATCCAGTTCAAACGATGCGATGTTCGTACCAACAAAACCACCATTCATCACTAACCAGTCAATGTGGTGCATTTTGATATAATCAGCAACAAGTGTTAATGCTCCACCAACAAATACATATTTTGCAATTGGTGGCATTTTCTTTAATACTTGAACGCCCAAACTTTCAAGAATATCTTTCCTTTTCAATCCATCTTCTGATTTTGGATATGGATCACATACAACACATTTCAATACACCTTCGTTATGAAGATAATGTGCTGCAACAACATCATCAACATCTTGATCTAAATCTGCAATATATATTATTTCTTTCTCCAACATTTTCTCCAATTCTTTACTTCAATAAAGCAGCAATCTCATCAATTTCCAGCTCTGTTTTCTTATCATCAGAAAGCAACTTGTCCAACTTACTCTCCATTTTCTTCAAATCAGACTCTTCTTTCTTCAGACCAGATACCTCTAACTTACTCTTAATATCCTTAATCCATGCTGTCACACTGTATCCTGAAATTTCAAAATCAACCATATTAAGATCCTTTGCAGACATTAAATATGAATTCAATCTAATCAAAAGTAATAATAATGCATCGTCTGAACACACATTGAGATTAATTGTCATTCCATCCATATTAAGAACACAATTTGTTTCAGGAATAAATCTGATTTTCTTCTCAGAAATTGATTTCTTCTTCGTCTCAATCTGTTTCTTTAATTCTAAAATTCTGTCATCGTTTTTACTCATTAAACTCGTACTCCTTTTTATATTCTCTACCATTTGCTAAATATTTCTGCTTACATACTGGTTTTAACTTTTCAAAAACTGTTTCAATAGAAACTGGGAGCATATGCGTCTGAATTTCTTTTTGACCATAACGTACTTCCACTTCTCTTTCTTCTGTCGGGAAAATATCAATTGCTTCCTTATCTCCATGATAGATATTCTTGGCACTATATTTATAAACAGTATATTTGCCGTTATCTTCTGACCTATATGGCGTTGTCATTTCATATTTAATATATTCTCCATCGTTGTTTACCATAAAGCGAACATTGATATATTTTCTTGTTATATCATCATCAGCATATGTATTAATTGCTTTTTCATAAAAATCTTCAAATGAGATATTTACAATTTTATCCTTGCTATCATCTATAGGGGAGAATTGATAAGATGATTCCATTGAATCATAAATTTCAGAATATTTAGAAGTGCATTTATCATCGAGACAACTAATAAGTTTGTTTTTGGAAACACTTTTGAATTGCTCAAATTCATACTTTCCATCGCTTAATCTTGCAAACCAATGCATTTTACCATATGGAAGGTTATTAATTCCTTTATAAGAAATCTTGCTATAATATCCAAAACGAGTTGGTTCATTTGGGATGTCTTTGTAGGACTTGGTTCTTACAATTTTACCATCCTGTATAAATTCATAACCATAACCGTATGTTTCAAAACATCCCATATAAATCCATTCGGTATTTTCTTTTGTAAGATATGTTGCACCAAGAATCAAGTCTCTTGTCTTAATAGATTCATTGTTATGTACAATCTTATTATAAGCTGCAATCTGTTTATAATCAGGCGACTCAACTGGCATAAGAACTAAATCCTTACCGTCCCATCCATATATAAATTCTCCTTCAAGTCCCTTACCTTTGATACAATTCGCATTTTCGAGAATGTATAATAAATTTTCAATGGTAATTTCAAACTCAAATCCCCTTGGATCATATACTCTACAATAAGCATGTCTGTGATCCCATCCTGTAGAGTAATCGCCAGCTTTCTTATTTAGTACAAATCCTTCTGTTGGAACATTCTCAAATTCATCATTTGGAATTTTATCATCACGCCAACTATTCCATGATGCTTCTTTTCGCAGTTTGCCTTTTTCGTCATAGTAAATGACATAGGCAAGTTTTCCTGTGTAAGTTCCTGAACGATTTTGATATCCAACATTTATCGTTTTAGGAACAAAAATGCTACTGTTCATTCCGTTATTCTCTCCTTTCTTTTCCTGATTGATTACTCTTTCAGAATACTTCCTATATATTGTTATTCGTTCTTTAAATCAATCCTTTTTCAATTAATTCTCCTAAGTAGTAATATCTATCTAAGTCATCTGGATCAATCGAGTCGTCTTCACCAAGAATATATCTATCACAATCTTCTACTTCTTCCATTTCATCAATCCATTTATCCCAATTGTCTGCAATGAGCTGACAGAACTCTTCGCCACTTCCACACAAGAAGCATCTACCAACCCATTCAGCTTTCATCTTTCTGCCAGGATAAACTAATGTAAAATAAATTCCATTCTCAATCAAAGCGTCTCTAACTTCTTTATGGCTGCTTACAAAGATATAATCAACTTTCCCAATATTGTCTTTAATGTGCTGGATATAATTCTTTGTAAATTCAGGATTGCGATACCTTTCAATTTTATCTGAATTAACTGGATTATAATCATAACACCAACTAAACTGACTACTATCGCTGTCGAGAATCTTGTAACCTTTCTCATTTAGTTTTTTAAAAGCATATGTTTTACCACAAGCAGGAAATGCACTAATAATTTTTGTGTTCATATATTTATTCTCCTCTTACATCGCCTTTGCAATCGACTTAACCTGATTATCAAGGTATTTTACAATTAATCTTTTCTTGGCTAAGTTCAATCCTTTATTAAGGTCAAAAGTATCATCCTTATAACATGTGGTTTCCACTTTAAATGTACCACTTCTAACCTGAATTTTCTTTCCATTATATCTGTACTGCCAATTCAAGTTTCTAGGGATACCAAGTAAGTCTGTTAAATGCAAAATGTGATAATCGCTCCACTCACTCCAAGTTCTCTTTACAGGTTCTTCAACCTTTTCAAAATACTTTTTATACTCGTCATATGACATACAACCAAGATGGCAACCACCGAACTTAAAGCAGATTACTCCACCTTCCTGAATATCAGTTACTTCACAAATCTCACCGATGTTATCAAACACTCCCATTTTCTTAATTAATTTAATTCGATCACCTTTAATCATGCTGCTTTATCCTCCTTATTCGCAAATTTTTTGTTAAATGCATCAATAGCTTTCTGATCCTCTGCTGTTACGTCATCATTAAATCTTCGTCTAGCCTGTACGATATGATTATTTCTTACTTCAATCGTTACCAAACTCTCATCTGGTTTATTCTTCTTTCTCAAGAAAAGAATGTGGCACTTACCGTCAATAACCTTATCTATGTATGAAGCTACGCAGTTGTTTTGTGAGGCAGCCTCATCCTTTATGTCCTGTGTAGAATCTGGATAAATGAATATGTAATCACCAAAAGAGCATTCGTACTGTTTATTTATTCTCTTTTTAAATAACTCTTCTGAGAACTCTTTCTTCATTCGATTGTAATTTCTACAAGCAATTCTATGTGTAGTAAGAAAATGTCTTGGATACTTGTCATACTTTGGACTAAGCTGATTCATCATATCAGCATAGTCGTACAATTCACGAATTAAGAAACCCATATCTTCAACTGCTTCAAATGTCTTAATTCTATCCAGATACAGCCATAAATCCTTTGCATTATATCCAAATTCATTCACTAATTTATTGAAAAATGAATAATAAATACAAGCACCATCAACTCTATCCCATGTTTCTGTATTCCAAACGATATAAATATCATCAGAATCTAAACTTAGATAATCCAAGTTATAAGCTATGTAATGTGCATCTTGATTTTCTTTATAATACTTAACAGTATTGTTGGATAATTTAATGGGATATTTACGACATAATTTGATTAGAGATTTTGGAATCTCATTTATAGAATACTTGAACCGATAACCATCTTTGATAATGTCATCAAATCCTGCTGAGAAGATTTGTTCAAATCTATCATATCTTGGAACTCTATCAAGAATTGTTCCTATGTTGCTTATTGAATATGAGTATGTTTCTGAATTTCTAATAAATCGTAAAAACTTTGCATATTTCTCATCATCACAACAATCAAATAACTCATTTAAAGTAAAACCACTTAGTTGACTACATAGATTTTTTACTGGTTTACCCTTAATCCCAATGGCAGTCTTTGTTGCAAAATCATATTTTACAGTGCGTCCATCTTCATAATCGAAAATAAGATACTGTTTATCTTTATATACTCTCGTTTATATCACTCCTATCTTCTAAAATTTCCGTAAGAAACGAATCTTTACTTCGATTCTTCCTCTTCCTTAAATCTATTGAATACTTTGTTATGAATATAATTTTTAATATCTACATAACATTCAGAACACAAATCTCGTACTTCCACCTTTTTCTTATCATGATATCCTCTATCAACGAAGTCTGATAGAAAGACATCAAACGTATCGTCTTTAATTTCATAACAGTCTTCACAATACTTACCACAAACATCACATTTATATGCTCTCATCTACTCACCTCACAATTACTTATTCTCTTATTGGCTCAACCCTATATCGTTCATTCCAATCTTCTCTTTCCTTTAATAACGGAATCCAAGGACAGTGTAGATTTTCAGATTCAGTTCCTATCAAATCATCTTGATCACAACCAAGATACTCTCTACGACCACAGTTAGGGCAAACTACTTCATATTCAGGAACTTTATATTTGAAACTACAATAGTTAGGAAATACCATCTGAATATTCCAATCATCCTTTGATTCAACTTCATATACACAGTTACAGCATTTACATACAAACTGAATATTTTTGCCGAAATAATTACCTGCTATAATCTTCATATTTACTCCAATCAATCTCTACATACTGCTTAAAACAAGGATAATATGTAGTTGTTCCTGTCTGTTCCTTACACCAATCATCCAATATATCTTGCAAACTACCAATATCGCATTGTTCATAAGCATCTTCATGCAGATCTTCACAAGCATTATCAACTACATTATCAGCATCAATATAAATCTTCTCTACGCTACATACCCATAATCTTACTGGTCTTTTATCACCATCTTCTTCATGATTACATACATAATCATCAAAGAAATCATCAACAGTGTCGTAATATTCGTCAAACTCTTCACAGTACAACATTGTATCTACATCTTTTTCATCAACAGCTACTGCATTTGCTACTTTCTCATTCCACTTCTTTGTTCTCTCTTCTTCGTCAGCTTTCTTCTGTCCTTCACAATCACAATGCATATATCCCTGATTCTTATAAGGCTGTCCACAATAAGGACATAATCTCTGTACTCCATTAAAACAACTCTGACAAAACGAAAGTGCTTGATGCTTATATGGAAAATGGTATTTTCTACCAGCTTCAGAACTATCGCCTTTGATTCCATAAATATTGTCTTCTATTCTCATTCCAAGACCATTGCAGACAGGACAAATTCTTTCATGTTCTGTCAGATCCTTAATAAGAATTTTAGGGAACGATTTTTGAATTGCTTCATGAAGATTTACTTCTTCTCTACGTGTTAAATTATCCATAATGTTATTCTCCAATATTCCTGTTCAATCTATCAATTTTATCTTTTTCGCTATCAGCTCTATTGAATGGAATAACTCTTCCGTCCTCAATGCAAGTAATCATTACGACATTTGCTTTATTGTCTATTGCGTCAAATTGTTCTTTGTGAACCCTAACTGTTCTTATTGAACTAAAATCTACTGTAAAAGACATATAATACCTCCAATCTGTCCAAAGGAAAGAAAAATTTCCTTCGACTTTTGAGGTTCTAAAAGCCTTATTTTTCAAGACTTTCGTGACCTCTCGCTTAGTTATTCTCTACTTTTTATTCATTTTCTTTACAAATTCACGATACTTCCTTGTATATTCGTAAGAATCTCCAAAAATATTATTAACAGCTTTATAAAGTTTTGGTTCATATTTTTGAATAATTTCAAGCTCATTCTCAAAATCTCTTCCAAATGGACAGCCGGCACAGCCTGTTCTTGGTAAAGCATAAACAACATAGCAATCTGAATGTTCAACATTATAAGCGTTTTCATAATCAATTTTGTCAGAATCTTTATACCAAAATAAAGGTCTATAATTATCACATCCATCATCGCCTTCGCTAAAACAAGATTTATATGATGTGGCTCTGACACCACCTTCTGCTCTTCGCACACCAACTATATTTAATTCATATGTATTTTCTTTTATCAATTTATGAGAAACGTCCTTTTTTGCATACTGACAACATTTTGATGAAATTTTAAATGTTGGTGGATTTTCAATAATAAATTCTTTAAGCCATTTATTATTTGCAATATTAAAAGCATTCGATTTCTTTAAATTACACCACCACAGCAAAGCAGCTTTACACTTAGGATATTCCTTATATAATTCATCAAACGATTTATCTTCCCATTTAAAACCATGTCTTTGAAGTCTATCTATATATTCAGCAGCTTGTTTGTTTATAAACGGTTGACCATATTGTTTACACGATAATGGAATGGGCTTAATTGCCTTATATGGTTTTATCTTTATATTATATTTGTTTTCCAAATATTTTAGATGATCTTTGGTCGCTTGATATTCAAGACCAGTATCAAACCAAACATAATCAACTTTATTGTCTTTATCGCATCGCCATACAATATCAAGCATCACGTCACTATCTGATCCACCTGAAATCGAGCAAACTATCTTTTTATATTTGTGGCTGTTAATTTTTGACCACGCTCTTATTAAATTGTCTCCTATTATTGAGTTTACAGGACAATCCTGTAATAATTCTTCAATTGTATTAGCTTTCTGTGCCAATATGTACTTTCCTCACTGAAATTTATTTCATTTCAATGAGGTAAAGCCATACTTAGTGAGTGTCTTTTTACGTCACTATCACATTACTTTTTCGATTCATATAAACCAATGATCCGTTTTATGAATCATTGTGACAACCTTTGCTAATCAAAGGTATTAAATACATATGGTGAAAAGCTAACCAAGTGGTAGCACAGCCTCGCAGATTCGTTCAATACTGTTGACTTCACATTTTGTCATTTTATGATTTGGATTATCTTTGTTATAATCTCGAATAAACATGCTTGTCCAAAAATCTACATCCTCATCATCTAACTTTGAATCCATTACAGTATATCTATCAACTGTCTTGTAATTTCCTTTTTCTGTCACATAAGACAAATTTATTTTATAAACTGGTAGGGTAATTTTTGTTTTTAAGAAATTTTTAGGATGAATACTTTTTAATTTTTGTTTCAAATCTTCATCAAAAATTTCAAATGTATCAATTCCAGTTCTTAATGAGCAATTTTCAAAAAATTCACTTGGATGCACTACTTTTCACCACCTTTCTGATATTTTATTCTCTTATTTGTTGGGATTCCCATAGCCGAATGGCTTAGATATGATTAAAAATTTCCAAAAGAAAGATTGGTTTACTGCGACTCTTTATTTTTTACATGTAATGATTGTTCCATCAGTTCTCAATGGTGTTGCTGTTGTTATTTCTCTAGGAATCATCTGATCATTATTGCCACCACAATACACAACATTGTCTCTCCAATTCCACGGAGTTGTTGTGATAGTAGTTTTATTTGAATTCCCATCTGAATATCCTGCTTGATATACTTCATCTAAAATCTCTTTTAATCTATCTTTCGTAATCACGACACTGTTATTATCGTTTTCACATTCCTTAAAATCAAAATATACTACTGGCTTCATAATTACTCCTTTCCTAAATCATTAAATTCTCTACCTTCAATGATATTCTGGACACATGATTTACATTTTTCTAAAGCAAAAGCATATGCGTTATTATAGATAAGTTTGTCGTGTTCTGCCGTTGGATTGGCATATACACTATCAATATATTCATCAATACCATCTATAAACCGGCTAAGTCTTTCAATAATTGTTGAATCATCATATATATTATAACCTGTTGGTTTTGATATGCTTTTTAAATACTTATTAATAGATTCGTTTTCTTCTTTTGTTGCTTTTCTCATAGAATGTTCAAAAGCTCTCAACTCATCTTTTCCGAGCCATTTGATCCATGCACCACAATCATCACAATAAAGTCCTGTATTATTACCTTTTACTTCTGTATGTAATGAAACGCTTCCACATTTCTTACAACAATTTTGATACATATTTTCACCTCCAATGTATTATTCTCTCAAAATCCAAGGATATGTTGCTTTCCTGTGAAGTTACCCCAACTAATTACAATATTTCTCAATACCTTGTGTCATAATATCTCTTAATTCATCTTCTTCATAAGTAGAGCCAAACTGCGACCAACTACAACTACATTCTGTATCATTGTGTACTAACGCAAGTTTAAATACACTGCCACCATAGTTTTTATATGCATCTAATTTGATAGCTTTAATATGAGGAATTTTTAAACACCAATTATGCTCTTTATATTCAAACTGAATATCAGTAGCTTGACCAAAATTATAGTCAAAGAATTTAACATCATTCATATGCTCAATATCAAGAAGCTTTTTAATATAATCAATATACCAATCATATGTTTCCTTTTCTTTATACTTCTTTCTTTTGTCAAGCTTGTTACCGTCCGTATCCTGATTTTTTAATAACATATTTAACCATTCTCTACACATTTTAATCGTGGACGGCTGATCAAGCAGCATATACTGGATGTTTTCTTTATAAATGCGAAATGTTTGTTGTTCAATAAGGTTATATTCATTCTTCATATCATCCAATGCTTGTTTCTTTGCAGACAATCTTCTTTCTGCTTGTGCAAACTTATTTAATGAACCCATTTCATATTCGCCATTATAGTTGTATGTGTCATTTTTATATGCCAAAGACATTAATCGTTCACCTCGCTCTAATATTCTTTCTTTGTAACCAAAAGAAACCTGAATTTCCTTACCAATAGTTACTAGAATCATTATCATTATGTTCAAAATCATCCGCTGTTTCTGAACACTTTCTTGACAATTTCATCGTATCTTCGTCATTCCAACCATATTCTGAATCAAGTTTATTAAGCCCCAAGTGTTTCTTAATGTCATCCTGATTGGCTAAAATCTGACTCAATGCCTGAAATAATAACTTTGTTTCTTCGTCTCTCATAAACAATCTCCTTTACTTACCATTACAAAGTCCAACTTTGTAATCGTCTTTCACGTCAATAGTTACTTCTCTCTGAAATTTTCCTTCCTTATCATAAAGGGATAAATAATATCTGTTACCACGCTGCTCTAAGTCAAGATTCTCATTCTCGAATAATAATACTCGTCTCTGTTTCTGCACTGGTTTAGTTTCTACTTTTGGAGATAATATAATAGGTGGAAGTTCTATTGTAGCTGTTTCAACTTCTTCAAGAATACAGCTAATATCATCATCTAACTTACTATCGTCATTCGTATGCCTATCAACTGCTCTAATAATATCTTTCTCAAATAATAATCTATTTGCCATTTTATTATTCTCCATTTCTACATATATAAATGATATTTTCTTCCAATCTGATCAATAAGTTCACTGTCCATTGGTCTAAAACCAATTACAGTAAGTGTTCTACCATCTTCTTCTGGTTCTAATTCAGTGTGATAGTTATCCTTTATGAGCCAGAAATCTTTGCCTTCAACCATTCCTAATTCTTCTGCCATAGTCTTAGCTTTTAGCAACTGATTCTTATTCTTGGCTTGAAGAACACATTTTGTAAATTCACCCTCAATCCAATTGTGAAGAATATCTTCGTCAATATAGCCATCGACATGACCATCTAAATCGGCATTATTTCTAATAAACCAACTAAGAAATGCCATAGAGCCGTAGCTGACTTGAGCTGCGAGCTTCCCAGAACTCATATTCAAATCTTTTCTAGCAATAATAATTTGTTTATACATATACGTCCTCTTTCCACTCATCTAACCAATAGAAACTATCAATCTGTTTATCAAGCTTTCTAACTTGCTCTCTTAATTCAGATTCTTTCTTCTTACTATCTGTTCTCTGACACTTCTTCCATAATTCATTACGCTGCTTAGATAATTCATTGTACTTATCAGATACATTAATCTCTTCTACGACTGAAATCTCAATCTTTTTGCCACAATGAGGACAAAACTGGATTGGATAATTGTCTGTCTGTTCCCATTCATCTTCATACGATGTAATAACTTCTGTATGTGAAGTACAGAGCTGAGGAATAAAACCATATTCTTTATCATAATCAACATTAAAATTTGTTAAATTTTCGTTTGTAAATTCTATGCACTCATTATTCTGAATTTCATCACAACAATACTTAAATGGCTTATACTTGTACGAATGAGTGTCGTTAAATTTTAATCTAATTAATTCTATCCTCATATCTTTATTCTCCTAACTTTCTTCCACACCAAGGACAATATGCAATATACTCTTCCTGATGAACAAATCCATCGTCATATTCATCCCATTCTGATGTTTCTATATCCAAATAATATTCATTCGTCAATGGATCTACATATATTCGATTATCAGGTGAGTCATAATCACAACGATTACACATACACTTACCTCGCTTTATCACATTCATTGAAATCTAAAAGCATCTTATATTTATATTCTCCAAATCTTTCTTTCCAACGCTGCTTTGCTTTATCAGTATCCCAACTAAAAGGCATCATATGGTAATTGATGAGGAAACATATATCTAATACAACCTTATTAAACTCTTCCATTAAACTCTCTAAAACCAAATAGCATCCGACAGATGGGTGGTCATAATAATGAGCTATACCATTTTCATCAATTGTCTGGCAGTATAGTTTGCCATAATCATGAAGAACTGCTCCAATATTGTATTCAGCTTTATGTCCTTTTTCTGTAAATAAATCATATGTATTAAAGCAATGATTTTCTAAAGTCATAGTATGATGAGGATTCTTCTGGTCAAAATCTTTCATTTTAGCAATCAATCCACCTGTGGTCATTGCATTAGCATTATGAAATTTATGAATAATAATCTCATCGAATCCTTCCTCGTAGAACGGAATCTGATATTTTCTAATCTGCTTATCCAACACAAAATCAGGTACAGGATGTTCTCTATGTAGATTATCTTTTTTGCACTGTTTAAATGGCTTTGGAATAATTACACATACTTTTCTGACATTTAAACCATTTACTTTCATCATAATTGCTCTACGAGATTTCATAGTTAGATTAGTTGCATCTGCAATTACATTCTTTTTATTCTCCAAATTCTTGCGGATTCTATCGTGAAAAATCTTAAACACTTCTTCGTTATGTTCTTGATCTTCGTAATTACCTGTTAATTCTTCACGAATTGCGTCTGATGATACGATTACTGTATTTGGATTCTCATTGGCAATCTGAGTAGCAATGGTTGACTTGCCACTACCACTCAGTCCAACGAGTACCCACATTGTAGGTTTATTCATTTAAAGTCTCCTCAAATAATTCTTCAGCTTCTTCCATATCAGGTACATCAGATGTATCTTTGGCGATCCCCTCAATTACCTTAAATTCAAACACCTTATCCTTATAAGCCGTGAATGTTGCTCTGTTATCAATACGAACAACTACACCTTCGGCAACATGTGTCTTACCGATTTCATCTGCTGGCATACCATCAAGATATTTATTTACTCTTTCTTTCAAATCTTCTGGTGTAGTAAAAATAAACTTCTCTAAATCAGGTACATGCTTAACACCCAACTTGTCACACCATACCTCTACAATCTCCCAAGGCACTTCAACAACTGTTCCGTCTGCTGTTGTCATTGTCATTCGATATACATACATCTCATTTTCGCCTGGCTCACAACCATATGAGAATGTTGTGATGTCACCAAATTTCTTTGTAAATTCTTTTTCCTTAACTCCTTTATTAGATACTGAACCCATAATTGGTGTTGTTTCATTTACATATCCTACAATTTCATAGAAAATCTCAGCACCCTCAGGAAGCTTGTCTTTTAATAAATCGTGGTACTTCTTTCTAAATCCATTATCAGAATAATATCCATCATTCTTTGTCATATCCTTTAATACAACTCTTCTGCTACCAGATACAACAGAAACTTCTCTTGTAACCTTTGGCTGCATATGTAAGAACTTTCTCAGTTTACTATTCTTCTTTGTAACCTTAACAGTCTTCATAGTACGAGCTGATGTTCCATGGAGCTTACGAGTAATATAAATTGTATCTCCTGGCTTAAATGCTGACATATTATATGCAAGCTGTGCAGTATCTTTATGCTCCTCAAAAAATGGATATGATACTGTTTCTTTCTGAAACTTGTTCTTCTTATTTGAACTATTTCCATCACTTCTTGAACGATTCTTTCCACTAGGAATATATTTCTGACAAATCTCATGACCACCAAGAACTGTAATCTGATCGCCATCTTTTAATTTTGAAATATCTGTATACTTAGAAAGCGTCTCAACAGGTAATACAAGTCCTTCTGACTTCTCACCTCTAAGTCTAATAGCGGTTACATTTCTCTTCTCAGCATCCATATAACCACCAATGTTGTTTCCGCTTTCGTCTTTCTTCCTTACAAGGTTGTTATCTGTTGCATACTCAAGTGATAACTGACCGTCAGATGGGAAGAAGACCACTTTCTGCCCTTCATGATAACTCAAATCTACAATTACATTCTGTCCAAATACTTCTACACACTGTAATCTATCAGCGTTACTATGTTTTCTTAATCCTTTTAATGTTGTGATATAAGCACAATACATAAGTTCCTCTTACCTTAGTAAGTAGTGCGCACTTTATCCTATAGGAACTTTTCTATTTTTCCTTTCTTATTTTTAATCTTCTAATTTGTTGCCTTTTGCTTCATTACAAAGCTTACACATTGTTTGATAGTTACTAATATCATCAATACCACCTTTTGAGCGTGGTATAATATGATCTTTTGTCATTAAAATTTCATCACCATTATCATCAACTGCATACAAATTCAGATGATAATTCTTATCCTGCAAATGTCTTTCTTTTGCAAAATATTTTCCTTCAATTCCACAAACTGCACATTTACAGCCTTTAGTGAAAAAAGTCTGGTATCTCTGGCTGTTACCCTTAATTAAATCCCCATCGAAATCAACTTTTGCAAGTCTTTTATCTTTCTCAAATAAAACATCTTTAACCTTATCGTGTACCTCTCCTATGGAGTACGTGGATTTTCTGATGAGATTGTCATGTTTTGGTTTAAACTCATGCAATCTAATATCTTTATTTGAAATAAAAACATTTTCTGTATTTTTCTTGCTTAATAAGTTAACCAAATCTCTTACTGTGTGAATTTTATTGGAAATAGAAATAGTATTACCATTCCATTTAATTCCTGTAATCTCTGTATCAAGAGTAGGCGACAATGGATTATTGTTCTTTGGGAATTCTGTGTTTAAGAAATCCTTGATTGTCTTATATTTACTTTTCAAGCCTTTCCCATTTATGGAATAATTAAATTTCAAACCTTTAAATTGTTGCTTCTTACTCATAAAACATATCTCCTTCAAACTTTTATTGTCGCTTAATTATTCTCTCTTTTATTTTGGAAATTGTGAGCAGAAACGCTCTTAGATAAAATCAACAGGAAATGCTTCTTTAATTAGACTTTTTATTTTCATTTTTATGTTGTAGATATTCAAGAAACTCCTCAATCATATCTCTATCATCATCAGACATAACCTTTTCTGGTTTCTTAGTCTCAGATAGTCTCTCCATTAATTTTTCAATTTTTGAATTGGTATCATCATTTGATAAATTAACAATTGTTCTAAAAATGGTACATAATTCATCTGTTCCATCTAAATAATTACGCCATATTTTATCTGCTGTTTCCTTATCTGTTGCAGATTTTAAATTTTCATAACTCCAAGCCATTCCCTGTGCTATACCTAATTCATAAGCTTTATACATTGGTGTCTCTTTTGAAATATCTTCCCATTTTTTCGCAATATAATTACTTACCTTATATTTACTCATGCTCTTATTCTCCCATCTGATTTACAATACTCTGTAACTTGTCAATATATATCTGAGCGTCCTTTTTATGTTTAAGTTGCTTAATATCAGCAGGTACAAAAGCTAATATTGCTTCACCAAAAACTTTATTGTCAGCGTATAAATTCATAAACTGACACATGGTTTCAGCATCAATCCAATCTAAATCTGGCTGAAAACAAATCACATCACCTTTTTGTGGATGCAGTTTTCTAACCTTAATAAGCGTCTGTTTAAATAACTTCTTTTTCTGTCTTTTGTTCATACTGTTATTCTCCTATTTGCCTACTCTAAATACATTTGCATCACCAACTGCCAAATCTTTTTCTTCCACAAAAGAATTAAAATACTCATTATTCTTAAAATTATCTACTAATGTTTCGGCAATAATATCATCCAACCGACCAAAGAATTTTACAGAAGGATAAAACGCTGGATATTTCTTTGAACGGTATTTATTAACACTCCCTCTTAATACAGATAATCCATGTCTTCTACGCTTGTTGTTATTCCAATGAATAGGATCAGCATAGAAAGCATTTTTGTTTCTTTCATACTCTTCTTTTTCTTCCTTCGCCAATCTGTCAAGTTCTTTTTCTCGTTCATTTTTGGGATGAGGTTTCATAATTTCTTTGACATTTTCTCGAATTTTATTATTCGCTTTTACTTTTTCTGAATTACTCATCTTGTTATAGTTCATAGCAGCTTCTAAAAATATATTTTTCAATTTCTCACCTACTTTCATGACCACATGAAACCAAAATTTCTTACTAAATCAAATAATCATAAATATCTCTTGAATCAATAAATATCTTACCGAGATTAATATCAAAGAAAGTTATTTCATAGCCAATACCTAACACATTGGTTATTTCACCTTCTTTGTCACCAATTTTTATTTCTCTTCCAATTAATTCAGCCATACAATAAACACCTCCGAGTATTTATTCTCTTATTTCAAATAACTTTTCTACTGCTTTAACTCGCTTTGTATTGTCAATCGTTCTTTTGACTTCCTGTTGCCAAATACATTCCCATTCTGAAGGAGCTTCATGTTCACTGACTAATACAACATTCTTCTCACTCATCTTCTCAGCCCAATTCCAAAATCTGTCATAATCAAAGTTCTTACTTGATCCATATTGTTTCGTACCTTTATATGGAATATCGCAATAAAATAAGCAGTCAACTTTATCAGAATACAACTCTTCATAATCTCCACATTGGAATTGAATATCTTCTATTCTTGGAATCTGCTCTAACAAATTTCTCTTAGCTTCGTCATAATAATTTCTTTCAGTTCCAGTTTTTGTATGTACGATACCTGAGTAACCGCCATCAAAGAATCTGCCATTATAACTTGAGAGAAATCCAACCGCACCAATATACCAATCTGGATATTGGGATGATCCTTTATTAAAACACTCTCTTACATCTGAGTAATGTTCTTTTGTAATAAATTCTGGGAGATTTTGAATCTGATTTATATTCTTGAACATTTCGATAAGATACTTATGATTATCAGATGCGATTTTTGTGTCACACTGAACTTTGTCGATTACATTACAACCACCGCAAAATGGCTCTATGTATGTTTTTATATTGTAATCTCGCAATCTTTCTTGAATAATCGGTAAAATGTTATCAACTATTCGAGACTTTGAACCCATATATTTCATAAATTACTTGGAGTAAGGAATTCCTTCTTGTGTACACGAACCTCGTCTCCTTTCATTATTTTATTCTCTTAATATAGTTCCCATGCCTCATTATCTTCACATAAAGCTTCTAATTCATACCATATCTGATTTGAAATTTCTTCAATTTCAGGATGTTTAGATATATTTTTCCACACAATTTTCGTTTCTTCTGGTGTGAAACTTTCACTATAGATATCATTAAACCACTTGACTAATATATCATTTGTTCCTTCTGGGAAAATAAATTTTTGTTCTTTTGAATCATCAGAACTCAAAAAACCAAACCAATATCCTAATGGTCTTTCACTTTCTGTTTCTCTTCTCTCTTTTAAATGTGCAGTCTCAATACCACCAAAAACCTTTGCAACTTCACATAATTCTCTATCAAATCTTGGATAACTTGCACTTCCTGCATACTGATAATCCATTCCCATTGTTGCTTTTCTCCTTTCAAAATTTACAAAGAAACTTCGGTTTACTTTGTTCTATTCTCCAATTTCAACTATCTGTTTTGTATTAGTATCATAGGTGCATAACTTACCATTCTCTGAATAATATGGTGACATATAACCATATCCAGCTTGATATTCAGCTTCATTAAATACTATATAAACGACATGAGTTGTAGAATAATAATACAAATCATTTTCACCTTCTATCGAAATGAGTTTTGAATGATCATCATAATTTTTACTACCTTCATAAATACATCCAGTCATTCCAAAACATAATGTCAATCCTAATACAACTGCTAAAATTTTCTTCTTCATATGATTTACTCTCCTATCACCTAAATTTTTTCGTAAGTCTTTTCAAAAATATCTGGCTTACAAGGATATACTTCACCATTGACACCTAAAAGTATGTAATCACCATATTCCGATTTCATTGTTCCTTCCAATGTTTTGATATGACATGTACCGTCTTCATGAATTACAATAGTGTTATTTGATACTCTATCCATAAACCAATCTGGCAAAGAATCTTCAATCATATATCTAACTGCTTCAATCACTACTGGTTTCTTTCTGTATTTCATGTTGTCCTCCTACTAGATTTTTATGTTCTTTATCATATCCAGTCTCTTCAAGGAATTTATCAAATTCTTCTTTTGTTATATTGTTTGGATAATACATGTCTACCACCATATCAAATGGTTTCAAATAATTATCTAACACATCTTAAGCATCTTCTTTTGCTTCCTGAATTTTCATATTGATATAATCTTCTCTCGTCATATTCCATGCCGTAGGACAATCTGTGACAGTAGAAAATCTACAATATAATCCATTTGGTTGTTTTGATACAAATCCTGCCATATTATTCTCCTAACTGTTCTAAGAACTCATTACCACAATCACAAAATTCTCTAATCATAGACTTCATTAATTCCCATGAGATGCCAGAATGCAGATTATTCATAACATCAATTCCGTCTTGGATAGATTTTTCTTTAACAGTTTTAATAATATCTAAGCACTGACCAAGCTCCATTCCCCTATATAGATCACCAAGTCGAATAGGAACGCATTTATCCAACATCTCCCATTTATCTTTAGATAAAACCTTATGACCTTCTTCTATCCAATACTTTGATAATTCAGGAATTTTTCTTTTATGTTCTTCCTCTTCTTGAATTAATCTTTGACGACTCTCTTCTTGTTCTTTATTAAATTGCTCTAAAGTTTTTCCGGTGCAAATCATATAAGCATCATCTAAAGACATATCAGATGTTAGTTTATTCTCATTGAATTTACCACAATATTTATTACCATCATTTGCTCTTTCATGTAATTCCTTTACGGCTCGTTCAATAGTCCAACCATGAACAAAATCAATCTCTCTATATTCCATGTTGTTTACCTCTTGTTGTTTTATTCTCCTTTAAACTTGATGTCATTGCTTTTCATTGTACTTAATTAAGATATTATTCAAATCGTCTATAATGTCATCACATATTGCAATTTCCCCACGCAGATATCCTTTATCCCAAAATCCATGCTCTGATAGTTCACTATCATCTGACATCTGAGAAAGCTGCTTCTCATACCTTAGTTTTCTTTTTTCATATTTTTCAATTAATCCCATTTAAACCTCCAAGGAAATCCAATTTCTTATGCGCAGTTACCCAAAATATTAAGCACCTTTTCTTCGCATTCATCTTCGTTCATATCTGCAATCAAAGATACTTCCTTCATTAATTGCTTAAAATTTGCCATAATAAATTGATAATCTTTGACATCTAAGTTTTCGTTTATATCTTCTCTCAGGTGATTCTTATTAAGAATACTTCTGTCAATATATACCTTTTTATTTAAACTATCTTTCAGCGCAATAATATCCGACTCCACTAATTCTTCGTCTACATTAAGTACTTCAATTGCTATGGATTTTGTCACCATTAAATCACCAATGGAAAATACATTATGGTCAAATCCAAGTATTCTACTAATCATATCAAATAACATCATTGCTCTGCTTTCCTGATTGGAGAGCTCCGTATTAGATAAATAACCTTTTACTACGACATCTTCTTTTAATTCAGAAATATGTAAAACATTATCTGATTCCTTCATTGTTTTTAAGATTGAGGTTTCAACATCGTTCCTGCTCACAATAATTTTTAAATCATAATGTTTTGCTATATTCAATTTATATTCATACTGTTCTACTTCATTAAAGGCTATAAAAAATACTGGTTCTTTTTCTTTTAAAATTACTGAACCTTTCTGCTCAATCAGATCTTGTTCTTTAATTTCTGGAATTTCTACATATCCATCTCTACTTGAATAAGATCCTTCATGATATATACGTCCTTTCGCCTCGTTAGGTCTATTCTGCAATTCAGGGATTATTGTTACTTCTTGCACAAGCTGTTCATTTTGTGAGGCTGCTTCTTTTCTTAAAAACAATTCATATCCTTTGAAACTATCAATATTTTTATCTTTTCTTCTTGCAACCGCTACCCCTTTTAAATATTCTATATCTTCCTCATTATTACTTTTAAAAGTCATAAATTTTATAAGATTTTTCACATTCTTTTTATTCACATAATATCCAATGCAAGATGAGTAGTTATTTATATCTTCAATTCCTTTCGTTAACAAGGAGTTACAATATTCTTCTACATACAATTTAACCAAATCTCGAAACGCATTCAATTTCTCATCTTTTATAATATCTTTTCTATCAGGTGAAGTAAGATTTAATGTTTTATCACCTACATGCAAGTCTCCTTTTAAATAAGGCAAGTTTTCTAATTTTGAAACTAACCTACCTTTATAGAAAACATTAACATTGTCTCCCCAACTATAATTACCTGCAAGAGCAATCCATCCACTGCAATCATTATCTTCTATTGAAAATTGATATTCACTATCATCTCCCTCAGTTAAATCTTTCTTTTCAACTAATTCTCCATTATAATAAATATCTAATTCATGAACATATTTGCCAAGTATTTTTACTCTTTCTTCAATATCCCAACTGTTCGCTGTTTCAAAATCAAAGTTGTTTAAAACAAGTTTGAAACCATCATAATAATCATCCAATTCTTCAACTTCAATTTCTGTGTTACTGGTTGCAATCATTTTTTCTACATCAAATGTAATATATGTGTTCCCAGAATGAACATTGATTAAATTACTGACTGTAATATTACTAAAAAATCCCATGCCAAAAGGATTTTCAGAACTTCTCACATTCTCATCCCAACCACTTTCCGCAATAGAAAATAATGCTTGTGGATTTGTTAAAATATTTCCGTTGTTTTCTATAATCACTTTGTTTTCATATCTATCAATTGTAACTTTAACTTCTGTTGCTTTTGCTCTTTGGGCATTTTGCACATCTTCGTCAAGAAAGCAATATATGTCCTTAAACGTGCTTTGCCTTAATAGTTTTAATTGATTGATAACGTTTACTTTTAATTCAACCGACATTACTATCTCCTTTTCTCCCTATGAAATCTATGTTTCTTGGTAAAAATATTACTATATACGGTGTCTATATTTTCTATAAACACTATATATAGTATCTCATTTACACCTGATACACAAAACTTGGCATCGGCTGTAATTTAAACAGATTTTTCTCATGCATTGAATCAATCTTGCTTATAATTCCAAACAAATCCTTTACAAGTTTTCTGCTTTCCTGAACAACACGCTTGAATACCTTGATGACTTACCCCCAAAGAATGTGCTGCTTCTGTTATACTTTGCCACTCTTTTATAATATTTCCATTTTTATCTTTTTGAAAAATCACAACTGCATTTGTTCTATTTGGAATTGTTGCACGTTTAATTACTTCTTCAATATTAACGTTTCCGTTATTATATGCCCAAGCATATCCACCTGCTGTTTTACAATTACCCTTACAACAATCCGAAATCTGTCCAGATGATATTCCAGTTATCTTATATGCCTCTTCCATACTATTATATTCTCTTATAATATTCTTGTTGGGTATGTCTATTTGGACTACTTTTCTTTTATAAACACGTTTATGCTTTACTTGTAAATCATCCTTTATTTGTTTTGATGAAAATATATAATCATCAAATGTAATATTCTTTTGCAAGAGCTTTTCATAAAACCCTTTTACAATTTTTTCTTTTGTTTGAAAATTTGTATATCTAATAATTAACAATGGAATATTATTTCCACTACAATAATCTTCTTTTAATTTATCCAAATGTTTTCTATGCAAAAAATTTTCCTTCTTTTGCATATCAGACTCACTATTGAATGTAAACGGAAAATAATGCTGTTCTCCATGTAGTTCAATTAAAAATAAGAGTTTCTTATTTTGTGGATGAAAAATTGCAAAATCGAATGGCAATCTTCTTTTATATTTACAATCATCAAACTTATATTGCGTATCAAATATAATTTGTTCATCTGTTAAGAACTGGCTTAATTCGAACTCAGCTACAGAAGATAAACACCCACATGACTTAAGTTTTCCAGAAGTTAAAGACGATGATAAAGCGTTAATTTTCTTACCACAATCACAATCACAACTCCATAATGATCTATGATTTTTTATACCAAGAAATTCTTTTACAATTAATTTTCCAAATCTTTTTCCTTCTAAATTCTTTTGTGGTTTA